TCTATCAATCTCTCTTGCCATTTCTATAAATGGATGCAACATTACATCATAATCAGTTGAATATTCCAATGGAAATTCCCTATTATCAGTCCATCGCATCTTCTTAATTGCCTTAACCGCTATTTCTTCAAAAAAAGCATCTGACCCCTTCTTTAACCATATTGAATTAATTATATTTAGTTTCATGATTAATTTTCCAATATAATAAAATCTTCTGGAAAAAGTAAAGTATCTCTGCCCCATTCATCATTACCTTTATATGTATTCGGAAAATCAGGATCAGAATTAGGTATGACATTATAAAAAATTGTATCTGCTACATATAATTTAGTACAATTGGGAATTGGGAATAATTGGTCTTTATCTTTAATTGTTTTTATTTTCATATTAATTCATCCTCGGTACATTCAGTATAAGTCATTTCAAATATATCTGGTTTACATGGATAGTATTCGCCTTTAACACCTTTGATAATGAAGTCACCAAGATTGGCAATATGTTCACCCTCGGCTGTTTTAATAACTAATCCACTTGGATTTTTATTAAAATCTATGTAAAAGTTTTTGCCTATAGGCGCAATAGCTTCATCAGGCTTATCTTCAAGAAAATCCCACATCTCTCTATGATTGTTTCCTGTCCATTGTAGTGCTTCAATTATTACTGATTTCTTTTTATATTGTTTTACCATTTCTTTCCTTTTATATATTTATTGTGTCATATTTTCTAACTATAAAGCCGGCTGAAATATTTATTTTTGGTTCTTGTTCTTTTTGTGTTTCATTGCCAAAATTCCTTTAATCTATTGATTACATCGTTAGGTGTATGTCCATCCCAATGAGGTGCCATATTTAATTCTTCTCCAGGAAAAGAATCCCAATATGCCATGGGAATATGATATGTAATCATTCCTGTTGGAAGATTAATTCCTGCTATGAACCATCCATCATATGATGAGCCATCGTCATGATACAAAGACTTCCATCCACCATAAACTTTAATTAGCGCTGCAAATAAATTATGTCTATGTTCATATAGTTCATCAAATGTGTGATAACCATCGCTTATTAATCCAGTTCTACCCATTTTGACAATCCTTTTGTTGGATCATAATCGAATATGTTTTTTCCTGTTATTATCCAAAATGGCAATGCTAATATTATATATACAATAAGTAAAATTGCAACAATAGGTGTTGCAATTATTATTTTGAATCGTTTCCAAAGATTATTTAAATATTTTTTCATTTTCATTTTTTTAATAATATTTTTAAAAGATAATTTATCATCTTTTGTTTCATCATATGTATTTAACTTTTTTAATCTCGCCATCATTGCGGCAGTAGATATGGGAAAGCAATCATTTAGATCATAGGCGTGTTGCATTTTTTTTAATCTCCTCATTGACAATATTGGTGAATGTTTTAATATCTATATAACCTTCCATCCATTCTGTTTTACCTTTTATTCTACAAGGAAAATATTTAGATAATAACGTAAGATGCACAAAACGTTCATATTTCTTGCCGGGTACTTCTACATACCCGACAAGTTCTGCGTCTATATTATGTGTTCTGTAATTCCATATTCGAGATTTAAGGTTGGTTGGATATACAACCAATCTTAAATTTGCTATTGTCCTTTGTTCTTACTAAATATAGATATTGTTTATTCATATTTTATTATATATAAAACGCGAATAAACTATCTGAATAATTATGTCATTTTGAACGATAAATTACTATTTAAATACATATTTACACTGCTTGTGAGTGCAAATTTGAAATCTTTTGTGCCGAAGAACTTAATTAAAAACGTAAGATTCTGTTTCTTTTTATTGATTTCAAAATTAAAATATAATTGTTTTACTCCAATAGTTTTAGTAATTGTTTTTAATCCCGATAAGATTGCTTCATCTTTATTCATTATGTCAACCAATTCACTTTCCATTGGATAGAATATAATACCTTCCGTTTTAACTCCAGAACGTAATTTTTCCATTGCATTATCAAGATCTGGTGCGCTCTTAGCATATTGCCAGAATTCTTTCTGAAGAAATTTTGCCATCTTTTCTTCATCTTGTTTAAAACTATTAAACTTCTTTATAAGAAAATCATTCATTAATTGTTTGCTTTCTTTTTCATCATCAGTAATTAAATTATACTTCATCATTTGATGATAAATTACACTATCCATTTCTTTTGCGGCATTTATATAAGAAAAAAATACACTTTCTTTTAGCATAGCATTAAGAATACTTTTAAGTCTTCTGTCTACTTTAACAAATGCTTTTGGATTTTCCTGTACTTTTTCAGCGAGTATTTTAATTGATGGTGCCGCGCCAGAAGCATATTTAGCAGATACATAAACTACATCATCAACAATAAAGTCAATTAATGGAAAATTACTTTGGCTTGGATATTGTACATTTGTTGCACCATATTTTTTAAAGAAATAAATACCACCAAGAACTTCACCAAAATTCTTTCCAATAATATTAAGGTCTCTACTATCCATAGTGTTAATTAGTGCTAATGTAGTATCAGATAGTTTTATTATAGTTTGTTCGTTATCTTCAACATCAATTAATCCATCTTTTTTAGCCTTAAGAGATGTTTTTGTAATTACTTCATTCATTAACATTTCGGCAAAATGTTTTGTATTCTCGCCGAGTTTAGGATCAATATTCTTTAATACAGTTTTTTGTATATCATTTGCTTTTAGCCATTTAACATCTTCAAGACGTAATTCATTAGGAGTTAATGATTTATCACCAAGCATACCACCGCGGAATGTATTAGCAACCAGAAGTATTAATCCTTTTGGATATACTGTATCACCGTAAGTAAAATTCTTTGTTAATTTAAGTTCATATGTTGGGAATGTATTTGATAATCCTCCAAGTGCCTTAGACATAATTGGCTGTCCAATTGAACATGCCAAACCTGGTAATGTTGATTCTATTATTGTTTTTATTTCTTTAGGATTCTCAGTTTGAAAGTTAACTTTCGTGTCTGTTTTATTTGTTCTATTGAATCCTTGTTCATCAAGTTTTTCAAGAATAAATCCTATTAATTCTTTTGCAGGGTCTTTTGCTCTTGCCATTTCTAAATAACTATTTAATTTAAGTTTCATTATTCACTCCAATGATAATTATCAATACTATATGAAGCATGACGATTATCGAGATAATCTTCAAATTTTTTAAAAGGTTCATACGGCATATTTATAAATTTTTCTAAAGCAACTTTAATATCTATTTTAGCTAAGCAATCTTCAGTCATTTTATATTTATTAATTGCTTCCGCCGGATCTTTTGCTTCTATATTTTTAAAATTCATAATATTAACATTATATTTTGTTTTTAAAAGTGTTTTAGCTAATATTATATTACTTTTTAATCCAACTCTATCATTATCAAAAGCACAAATTATTTCAGCAGAATTAAAATGTGATATAGTAAATAATAAATTAATCAATTGTTCTTCTGTCCAAAATCCCGTGCTTGGCGCTATCCAATGATAATTAGGATTCATTTTATCTATTGCCAGTGCGTCAAATACACCTTCAACAATAAATATTTTTATTGGTTTACTATTAATTCTTAAGTTTGTGAATAAATGAAAATTGGGAATAGATGAAGCAAATTTTATTTTAGGAACAGTAGAAAGAAATCGATTGTGACATCCAACTATGTTTCCCCATAAATCTACTACTGGCGTCATAATACCGGATGGAACACCTGTTGGAGAAGCATCATCTTTTATCCAATGTCTTAAAGCAGGATGGATTGTTCCACCAGTTGCGTTTTGTTCAAACATATTATATTTATTAATATGTGATAGATCCATCAAACCGTATTTTAAAATTTGATCATCTTCTACACCACGTTTATTTAACCATTCTTTTAAAAAACTATTATGCACACATGATGTTGTATTTAAGTTATTATGCATATCTTGTATTACTGCTGATGATTGTTCCATGGAGTAAATACAAGAAGTATCATTGATAGCAATATCTTCATCGATATATTGTTTATAATTGCTTACTACTACTTGTGCTTCATTAAATGGTGTAATAAAATCATAGAACACATTAAAATGATATAAAGAAATAGCTATTGTAGTATTCATCATATTTTTAATGTAGTCATCTATTTGATTTATTAACTTCTGTCTATCTCTATTGTGATGTAATATTTGTATGATTGAGTCGTTCATTAATTGCTCTCTATATTAAAGATTTATTTATTATATTATAGCATTGATGATAATTTGTAAACAAATAAATATTTATTTGCGGGCATATTTTTTCGTGCTAATAATGCTTCAAAATTTTCTCTATATTCTTCTGGAATAAAAATTTTTGTGATGTATTCATGTGCATTATTTATAAAAGATGTTTCAAGTCGACCATATCCACCTTTTAATGGCATTTGTATTGGATGATCCTTTAATAATTTTTCACTATTAAAACCAACTATAATATCATAATCTAATGTATTCTTTTTTCTTATAAATGCGGTTTTATTTATTAATTCAATAGTGTCATTATATTCACCATACTTAATTTGATCTCTATTAAATAATAAATTTACAAAATTATTAAATTCTTTATTATTATATATATAATTTATTAAGAACATTTCTTCTGTTACTATATTAATATCAAGTTTACCATGAGATTTTTTTATTGTTTCCCAGTTCTTTTGTACATATTGTTGACATGTTTTAAAGAATGGTATAAATGTTGGATCAAGACTTTTATCATTCATATCAAAGCCTTCTGCTAACTCACCATTTTCAACATGTTTATTGGCTAATTTATCAGAATATTCACTTGCTGTTTCACCACTATAAAAATATATTGCATATTTATCTACTTTAATATTTTCATCGGATAATGTTGGCGCCGATGCTGTTTCAGAAGCATCTACAATATAAACAAGTATACCACCCATATCATATATATAATTATCCCAGTCTTCACTGGATTTTTGTTTTGCTGTACACCATTCTCCAACACAATTTCCAACTTGTTTAGAAGCTATAACTTTACTTGCTTTATAGCTAAGAGGAATATATGCTTGAATATTTTCTTGAGTATTAAGTGGAATTTTAATAAAGTCTTTTCCTTCTGTCATTCCCTTAATGCCAAGTTTTTTATCACCTTTAGTAATAATTTCTAAATTAGTTTGAAGCTGAGATAATAGATCATTATAATCTTTTACTTTAGTTATTGTTTGATGACGCTGTTCTATTGTGGCAAGTTTATCTGCTATTTTATCTTTGATAGCTTTTTTTATAAAATTGTCATCTTGTATATATAGTCTTGCTAATAATTCAACGTATTTATTTTTAGGCGAAGTTGGATCGAGTTTTTCAATTTGATTATATTCATATCCTGAAAAACCATTCTTCTCAAGTATTTGAAGGGCTTGTTGTTTACCTTCAAAATATATATTTTCTAAATAAAATTTCATTTATTTTTCGTCTCTCTACGAAGTTTTGCTTCCATTTCTTTAAGCGCAGTATAATATTTTGGAAATTCAGCCAAATGATCTAATGCTATTTTACGAGCAATACGAGGATCAGAAGTATGTTCCATTTCTATTTCAATACCCATATTAAGTTCTTCTTCATCATAATCCAAAGAACCATATGTTGCTATATAAGCATTATATTTTCCGGCTTTAAAAAAATCATCCTCAAAGTTAATTGAGGATGATGTGTTTATTTTTTCTAAGTATACACTTAATTTTGTTTGCATTTTATTTTACCGATATAGTCCAAACATTTGATTCAAATTTTTCTGCAATTCCAAAGTCCAGTAATGAATCTGCATTTTCAAGAGCCTTATGAAACTGAGTTTTTTTATTATTAGTTTGTTCTGATTGAATAAAGACTACACGAATCATATTTTTACCAATTGGTATAACGCTATCAAAACCATATACGTCTGAAGGTCCATAGCTATCAAGATTTACCATTTCATTAATAAAAGCTTCTGGAGTAATGTAGCCTGCGGCATATTTCTTCCATTCTTTCATTCTATTGCCACCATAGAACATACTAACCACAAATTGATCTGCTTTGCCTGTATAACCATAATCACAAGCATCCATAAGAACCTTATTTCCTGTTAATGCAGCAAGTCCCTCAATACCAGGACATGCAATATGTTTGTCTGTTCCCATTAATTTTACCACAGCATTAGCAAGTTCTTTTAGTCCATCGTATCCGCAACGATAAGCAAGTTTTCTCCATGGTCCTTCTTGTGTATTATATTCACATTCAGAACTTGACTTAATAACGTCCTCCTTGGAATCAGAACGATATGTTTCATTTACCTCATGAATAAAATCATCAAGACTTTCAAATGGATCGCGATGACCACCAGTTTCAAATGTTACGCCCATTTCAATAATATAATTTTCAAGTTTTTTATCTTTAGCATTAAATGTTATCATTATTTTTATTCCTTATTTTACAGCTATAGTCCAAACATTTGATTCAAATTTTTCAGCTATACTAAAATCTAAAAGACCCTCTGCGGCTTCAAGCGCTTTATGAACTGTTTTTTTATTTTCATCTTCAGCTGAAAACGAATTAACATCATTTGGTGTATTTTGCGCTTTTTCACTTCCGAACGTAATACGAACTATATTCTTTCCTACTTTTTCAACTGTGCTAATTACATCAATTGTAGATAAATTGTCGACAGCTTCAACAAGTTCATCAATAAATACTTGTGGTGTAATCCATGGTTTAGCATATTTTTTCCAATTCTTCATTCTATTGCCACCATAGAACATGCTGGTAATAAATATATCATAATTACCGACATTAGCATAATCGCACAGTTCAAGAAGAGCTTTATTTTGAGTTAAAACCGCAAGACCCTCAATGCCCGGGAATTGCGCATGTGGATCAGTTCCCGCTAATTTTGCTACAGCATTAGCAAGTTCTTTTAGTCCATCATATCCACTATTTTCAGCGAATTTTCTCCATTTAGCTTCTTGCGGATCGTAGTCACAATCCATACTTGAGGCTATATCACTATCATACACTGCTTTTTGAAAATCATCGAAGCTTTCAAATGGGTCGCGTTTATGACCTTGACCATAAGTAACACCCATCTCTGTAATATAGTTTTCTAACTTTTTATTTTTTGCACTAAATTCTATCATTATATTCTCCTTATTTATCTGGTGTAGCTTGTAATGTATTTTTCGTTTGTGGATTTTTTACAAAATCTATTGCAGATGTATCATTAGGTGTATAATGAGCAGAACCATCGGCTTTTAATTTTTCAAGAACTTCTTTAGCAATCTCTGGATACTTTGCAGAAAAATCTTGAATAGAAATATTTACTTGTTCATTGCCAATATAACCTGTGATTATATTACCAGCAAGTTCAAGTTTATAAGTTGTTGTTACACCAGCCGTGCCTTTACCTGTTGTAAATTCTTTTGAAGTTGCACCTGGTGCCATACTTCCTTCCATTCTCTCGTTGTATACTTTATCTAAATATGTTTTTAATAATGACATTATTTTACCTCTCCTATAACCATTACTTGACCGTTCCAATTATAATAAACAGCGTCTCCGCCGCCCATTACGTATTGAACGTCGCAGCCAAATTCTTTTTTGGCTTTTAGTTGTTTTTCTTTACTATCTACTCCATTATATTTAACAAAAGTATCATGACCACAATAATAATAACTGTCTTCAAAATATTCTTTTGCTGAAAGTGTAAGACCAAATCCTATACATAATGTAAGTATCATAAAAATAATTTTCTTCATTTCTCTATCCTTTTATATTAAATATCTTTCTGAAAATTAGCCTTTGAAAATTCTAATCTATTAACTAATTTACTTATTTTTTCATTTATATTAACCACACAATATCCTTCTGGATTTGTGCGAATTAATCCGGCGTCAGTTTGTAAAAATGTTTGTAAACTTTGAGTAGAATTATTTAATGCTTCTATAATCATACTTTTTGCTTTTATAACTACTTTATATACCTTTAATAATTGAACAAAAGACTCTTTATTGTTATCTATAATAGCTAAATTATTTTTTAGTATTTCATCGCGTCTTGCTTTACCTTTATCGGTTTTAATAGTACGTTTTTCGCTTTCTGTTCTACTGGTCATCCATTCTTTAAACTCTGTTATAAATGCATCTATATCATCAATGATTTTTTTATTTCCATTTCTGATTCTTACATTAAGAAATGTGGCAAATAAATATTCAGGCTGAAATTTTTTCATATCATCAAAAAAACTATCTTCAATTTTATTTAAATTATCAATAATATATCTTCCCATTCCATCTATTCGTTTTGCATCTTCAGGAAGTAATAATGACCCACCATTAATGTTTTTGCGTTTAGCATCTACCAACCAAACGTCTGAATTTATTTTAAATTCATTTTCTGACACATTAAAAGAAATGTGCATGTCATCAAGATTTTCGCCGGTATATTTTGTATGTACAACAATACCAAATTTTTTGTTATAAATCTTTTGTCCTTCTTCTGATGATACTGGAATAGTATATATAATTGTATTGGGTTTAAATGTAAAATATTTTTGATTATCAATTACACGAATTACTTTTTTTCTATCTGCTATTTCAGCAAACATTAAATCGCCTTGATATACATTGTTTCCTTGATATATTTTTTGTAAATACTCGAAAGCAAATCCCATAATCTTTCCGAGTTCGCCGCCATATAATTCTTCAGTAGCTTTTGCAGTTGGGGCAATTTTTGGTGTTGCATTAAAAACACCTTTAGTGCCAACAAAAAAACTCCCCTTCTTCATTGATACGCCATTTGATGTTGTAACATCTGATGGTAATATACCAAAAATTAATGCAGGACTGCCATCAAACTTAACTGTTATTTTAAATTTATCAGTTAATCCATCTTTAGCTATCGTTTGTAATATTTCAGCGATATAAAGCATTCCATCTTTACCATAACTTAGTATTTCATCTTCAAGATGTGTTTGATGTAAATTTGGGCCCGCCGATTGTATATCTTCAAGATAATCAAGAAAATTCATTTATTAATCTCATTATATATATTTTTAAAAGTCTCTATTTGTTGACTATTCATATTATCAATTAAAAATTCAATTAAAATTGTTTTATCCCATGATAACACTTCGTCTTCAACCTTAGATATTTTTTCAGAAGAAGTTAACGATGACCAGATTTGTTCTTGTGCATCATTATCACCAGTCATCCACCAATTATTTATCATATCATTATAAAATATTAATCCCATAACTTCATCATAAAGAGATAAAGTGGTATTGTGTTTATCGGTATAATCCGCAATAAAATCTTGCTTTTGTTCTTTGGTCATATCATCCCAATTCATCATTATACCTCTTTAGTAGTATTATCTTGTTGTGGTTCTGTATTTTGTTCTTCTGGTTGTTCTGCATTTTGTTGTGGTTCTTCTGGAGATTGTTCTTCCTCTGTATCTCCATGACTTTCTGTAACAAATGGATCAAGAGATTTGGCTAATTCTTCCAGTTCGCTTTCAAGTTTTTCTATTATTTCCATAGCTTCATCTGGAACGGCTCCACGCATTTCGGTACTCATTGCTCCAGCATATCTTAATGTTCCAACAAGTTTTTTAATAAGCCACGAACTTTTATCTTTATCACCTTTAGCTGGTTCTATAGATTGTTCAACTGGTGGAGCATCATTAGTTGCTTCAGGTGCAGGCGCACTATCTTGAGCCGACATTCCACCTTCTGCTTTTTTTGGTGATGATGAAAGACTAAATTGAGTATCATCTTCATGATATAAAGAAAATGTTTTTTTATATTGCTTAGGTACTATACTTTCTAATTTTCTACTTAATGGTATCATTATTTATTTCCTTGTTTTGTGTATTTATTGATGCAATAATATCAGCGCAAACTTTACCCCATCCAAGTCCATCATCAATACCATTATTATAATCTGTCAATATTTTACTTAATGATGTAATTGACATATTTATTTTATCTGCTAATGAACCTGGTATAGCTTTACCGATATATTCATGAAGACCAAAGAAGCCAACTGCTTTCATAAGGTTTTCATTAGTATATTGTTGTTTTCTTTGAATACTTATTTGATTTTTATTTTCATCTTTTAAATATTCTACAAGTGAATATAATGATGTTAAAGCGTTTTCAACATATCTAATACCCATTGCAATGTCGGTTGTTTCTTCTAAATATTGATATAAGTTCATCGGAAGTTTAATGCTCCAGTATCTGTATTATAATATATCTCTGCTTTGTTTAAATAGACCTTAATCTTTTGTCCTTTAAATGAACTAATAGCTTCAGCAAAAGAAGTATATTGCGAATTATTTCCTTTAGCTTTTAATATGGCACTTTGAATACGCGATATAACAGAATCATTTAAAAGAATATTATATGTTTCTCCGTTTTGGTCGAGTGGTACAAATTCACCTTTTGGAATTGCTACTGATTCCATAGCATTACCAATTTTTATTCTTAATATAAGTCCACCAGCATTATTAAGCTGATCTGGCTTAAGGTCAACTATTGCGTTTTCCTCGTTGTATTTTTTTAAATATTCGCTTAAATTCATATTTTATTATTCTCCCTTAACCAATTAAATACTCCTGGTTCTACATTTTGTTTTATTATATCTATGTCTTTTTCGGAAATAGCCTTACGCATACTTGATGCATTTACAGGAGTTTCAGTTCCATCAATATTCATATTGGCTATTATTTTTATATAACCACGATTTGTCATATCTTCTAATGGGATTTTGTCATTATAAATTTTATAATAAGTTCCATATTTAGTTCTTTCTTCTGCATCTTTAGCGCCCATTGATGCAACCAAAACAGTTTCATTTGGATTAGTTATCCCAACTGCATTAGCAATAACATTCCAGTTATATGCTGAACCAATAATTTGTTTAATTTTATCAGATGGTACACCAGCAGCTTGTAACATATCTTTTTTTTCTGCAAATGTATATGGATTTTTTTCGTCCAATTTTTTGGGATCAGCAGTTAATATGTAAATTTTATCTGGACCAAATTCATTACACAAAGTCTTATAAACATAAATATGTGCACGAGTTGGCGGACTAAATCTTCCTTGATAAGTTACTATAATATTTGACGAATTAAGATTTTTATCTTCATGTATTGCTTTTAAAAATATTTTCATTTAATCCCAATCTTTATGACCATCATATATTTTTAACATGAATGGCAATTTAATTTTATTTATTATAAAATCTGTATAATAATAGAATCTTTTAATCCTTCTTGTCCATTACTAAGTGCTCTTAATTTTTCAGCACGAGTAAGATACTCTAAGAATGTTTGTTTCATTAGAAATGTCCTTTGCCTTCACAACTTGGGCATGCTTTTCTAAATATTCTATTCGTATCGCTTTTATCTTCATCTTTAATTTTCCCAGTGCCATAACAATGACCACATAGTTTATCTTTTGATACTCCATGTTTTTTTGCCATTCTATCTTCTGTGGATACTTTAACAAAAGCCTTTTTAGGTTTTCCACCTTGTGTATTTATAGTTGGATTTAGATCTTTATAAGACTGATTTATTTTATCAAAATAAACTTCAAATATACTTTTACTCATTTTATTTTCCTCTTAATAAATAATGTGCACCTAATCCAAGCAATCCATATTTAATTGGTTCTGCAAGTGCTTTATCTTTTAATAATTTTATTTTTTCTTTAATTTCAATGTTGATAATACTTTTATCAAGTCCCCATGTAATATTCTTTTTATATCCGGCAAAATCTTTTATCTTAATTTTAGTATGTATCATTTTAAGAAGTGCCGACCCGTTAGTGTTTAATTGCTTTGTTACTTCTTTTAAGATTATATCAAATGGAGTTTGAGAGCTATTATATCTTATAATAAATGGCAGACTTTTATTTATTTTAATTGTAGGATTTTCAGATAGAATACCGCTTTTATTTTCAAATGTTATCCATCCTTTTTTTATATAGCAATGGAACATATCAATCATATCTATAATAATAATACCCTTTAATTCAAGATATGGAATATTAGGATCAGACCAAGTTTTACATCCATATTCTGTAATTTCTATTGTTGAAATTTTATCATTAAAGTCTAAAGGAGACATCCAGTTGCGTTCATAAATAGTTTTATGAAGATCGTTTAAATCTGATGAAGTTAAATTGTTTTTAATATAAGAATACATTTTATATTTTTGAAGATTATCTTCGGGAGTATAAATTTCATGTGTCATAAGTTTCGGCCATGTTTTTTGGCAATATTGTTCTATCTTTTTCGATTGCGTTTGATATACAACCGCAAATGGAAAAATTGCCTTATTACCTTTATATGACATGGTTCCAAAATCTATATTAAAAGATATAACATTCATAATTATTCTCCTTTAATTTATATTACTCTTTTGAGTACAAAAATAGATAAAAAAAGACCATCCTATGATGGTCTTTTAAAAATAATAAAAAAGGGAACTTCCTGATGGAATATTCCCTTTCTTTTTGTGGAGAGATAAACGTCTGTTACTTTATTCTATTTTCAATACTTTTTCCGAGGTAATTTTTTTATCAAATGGTAAATCAATAACAAGCAATCCATTTTGATTTTTTACTTTTATTCCTTCTGTATTTATTTCTTTAGGAATTGCGAATCTACGTTCAAATGTACTTCTTTCTCTTATCTTCTGATGAACATACATAAAATCTTCTATTTCTTCTGTATCAGCTTTACCTCGGATAATCAATACTTGATTACCTAAACTTACTTCAATGTTCTCTGGTTTATATCCAGTCAATGCAACTTCAATTCTAAGATCGCCAGTTTTTTTATTTACCAATACATTTGATATTGGAAACCCTTCATACGAACTACGTACATAAGCAACTGGAAAATCCCTGAATATGTCGTCAAACATCTGTTCAATTAAATTTTTTCTTTGTGATGGAGCAATTATGCTTGTCATAACATGCCTCTCTTAATATATTTATTATTGGTCTCCAAAGAGTACCATTAGGCTGAAAATTATTCATGCCTATATTATAATATACAAAAAATTTTAAAAAATGGTACAACTTTTTTTAAAAAAAAATAATTTTTTTTAATATTTTGTTGTTTATAAAAACTTTTATACTAAAATCCCTCTTACGTCTTCTATTTTAAACATCATATAATTAAAAACAGTTTTACCTGGATTATGTTTGTACATTCCACTATTTTTTACTGCTTTCATAATTTTATTGAAATCATCAATTTTTTGAACTACCTGACAGCCAGCACTCCACATACCAACTTTATCTACAACAGTGTTGGCGCTCATATGATGAAAATTAATTCCATAATAATCACATGTAACAACATCAGTTGGATCGCGAACAAAATCATAATCTAAATCTCTCCAGCCTGAAGTAGGTTTACAATAGCGCCAATCATTTGCAAGGGCTTCATATCCTCTATGAGTGCCAACACACCAAATTGCTTTATGAAATCCATCAAGTAAATGAAATGTTCCTTCAGAATTTCTTGCTGGATCTTTTGTCCAATATACACCTGGATCAGTTGTTCCGGGACATAAAAAAATTTCATCTCTTGTCCAATATCCGAGGAAATCATTTATTTTATCTTTATCCATATCTTTTTCATCACGAATTCCAATGATGTTTATATCATCTATTGGATAATTCTTTTTATTATAATAATCTGTGAGCCATTTTATTTTTTCTTGATCCGTCATATTATATCTCCTTAAGTAGAACTGCTCCGTTTTGCTTGATTTCATAAGAGTCTGCAGATTTTTTAGCAATAAGTTTATCAGCATATTCTTTTGCGTCCTCCTCAGTATAAAATCCATCAATTAATTTTATATATAAACCATTCTTTAATTTTACTTCATATTCAATTTTAGGAATTGGCATTTTTTGAATATTAAAATCTTTTATAAATTCTAATAATCCTTCTTTGGTTTTAAAATATACATTGCAACTTCCATTAGCATATTGAAACGATCCTTTACCCATTTGATATTTTTTTCATTTCTTCTGAATACCAACTATCCATTGTCATAAAGTTTTCATATGTAATTTGAAAAGGATAAAAATATAATTTATAGTTATTATGAAAATCAGAAAACCCAAAGAATGCCTTTGGGTTATTACTCTGCTTTGTCTGCCAAGATTTTTCTATATCATAATTAATTTCCGCTTCATTATAAAATTTAAAATTCATTTACGTCACCTCATTATATTATATTATATTCTTATATTACGAATTTAATATAATTTTTGATTCAAAATCTCCATTGATGTGTTCTTTTCTACGTTTATAATCATATTCTACTTTCTGAGTGCTCATATCAGCTACGTCGACAAAATATCCAACGGTTCTTGTTATCTTCTGAACAATTGGTTTTCCACACTTAGCACAAGTATCTCTATCGCCTATAATAACATGACCATCTTCACATTTACAAAAAGCACCATTAATTGCAAAGTGTTCGAGATCACATTCAACAGCATAATCAATAAGGCCTTCAGCTTGTTTAGGTGTAATATGTTCACCAGCATTTATCCATTCAATTCCACCGCCAGAAAGTTTCTTGAGATATTTTCCGGTTATTTCCATCTTATCCCATATTGAAAGTGTCTTATTCCACAATGGAACTATCTGATTAGCATAAATGTCAAAAGGAACTGCATCGTCACCAAATAAAAGTTTATCAGATTTAGATAACCTATGACACATACTTTCACCAGGAATTTGCTCAATATTAAAGAAACATCCAGGATATTGTTCATTACCTTTTGCAAGAGTATTGTTTACTTCATCAAACATCATTTGCATAATATCGCGTTTATCTTTAAATTTTTTCTTAAGAACTTCGGTAGCTTCTACATATCCCATAAGTCCTATTGTAGAAAACATTCTGTCAAGTTGTATCCAACCTTTATTTACAAACAACTGATATGGTTTGAGATCTTTTAACATTTCTTTATGAGCATAAAGAATTTTTTTACTATCATAGGTCGCTTTATTTACTCTTGCAAGGAAGTCATCCATATCTTTTGCTTGTAATGCTGCACGCATAAGATTAATTGTAATAACTCTATGACTACCAAGAGAAATAGATCCACCCGCACCAAAGCTATTTGCTTGAGATGCGAGATCAACTTTATCCTGATCAGAAAGCAGACGACAATTATGTGAAATTATTCCATTCGCCAAAGTAAAATAAGGTTCATCATTTTTTATTTCAACACAATACGCATAGTTATCCTTATTTTCAATATGTCTAACACTTTTAATTTTAAAGAAAATAGAATTATTGTGCCATTTATATGCAATATCTTTTGACTTAAATTGAGTATCATAAAATCTTAAACTATAAATTAAAAAATTATGATTTATTTTTTCTCCTCTTATATAAGTCTCCTCATCTCTTCTATCAAACACATCTATTCTTGTTTGTATTCCCAATGTTGTACATAAAGTTTCCATTTGGTCTATTAATTTTTTAGATACTGAATAACATCTATTACTGTTTCCACCATCTGTGGCATACCAACCATCAAGTATTCCTTTTCTACATTGTTCTGAATGTCCTAATAATGCTTCATTAAAATATTTATTTTGGGCAGTATGATGAGGAGCATAATACAATAAAATATTTACTAATTCTGTATTATAGATACGTAATGGATGTACATTATTTTTAGCGGCTGCTTTTTTAGAAGTATAATTTATTCCCCATTGAGATATTGCTTTGTCTACTTTTTCTTTAATACTATCTATACAATTTTCATTAAGCGATAGCTGCATGTGAGTATATACACCCTTAGCTGTTTTACCATAGCTACCATCGCCAAGAAAACAACCAATTAAAAATCCTTGCTCATAAGTTAAAGAATCGTATTTTTGAGTTTTATTGGACGTCTTAGTTGAAAACATAATATAATCATCTACGGTTATATCTTCTGCTTTTTTATCACCTACTAATGTTGGAAATTTATGATCCATAGTAACAATAACTTTTTTATTGTTTTCAGTTATTATTTCAATAAAATTTCCGCAATAATCTATCTTAACTTTATCAAACTTCTTCCAAAATCCATTATGATAAATAGAAGTGTTAGTATTGTTAGGAATATTTTCAACAAGGTCTTTTATGGTTGTTATAAATTCTCCATTGCTATTTCTTGCTAATATAGTCTGTGATCCTTCAAAACAACATGAAGCTACCTTATTCCCCTCTGATACAAAGATATTATAACGATAAATATCTTTCTTACATACAGACTTAAGAAATTTTTTATCCTCTATGATCCATTTATTATTTTTATCTCTTTTCTTTGAAATATTAAGCGTTGATACCGGGAAACGATATGGCATACCATCATTAAGAGGATCACCGCAATCAAAAAATTCCATGTATATATTTTGAAGTTCTATAATAAAATCTATTACTTGTTCAGTAGTAAATAATGCTTCACCGTTATCATTCATATAGTACCAAGCATATTCTTCTCCAACAAGTTTCTTAAGTTTTTCGCGATCAAATAAAGAAACGTTTGTAAATGGAGAATTACCAGAAATAAAGATTTTACCTTCTTTCCGATATATAACTATTCCATCGTCTGTTGTTGGACACCAAACTATGCCATTATATTGTATTTTTTTCTTTTTAGCTAAACTTTTATTTTTTTGTTTATATAACAAAAGATATATAGTCGCAGTTTTATTATTTCCTATTAAGCGCTCGGTAATTCTGCTACCATATCCAGCTCTAACTGCTATATGCTGAAGTTTATCAGCTATAATATAATTATCACATTGAAGTTTTATATGTCCATCAATATGACCACAACCATCGTATTTCATCCATGTATCTAATACAAGATTTGATTGTCTTTTACTTAAAGATAAAAACCAATCCGGAATATCTTTTTTTGTGTTATTAAACAAAGCACATATTTCTTTAGAAGCTACAGTAGACAACCTATATGTTTTAGTTTTATATGTTTTTGCTTTTAATACAGACGAAATATTACATCCAGAAAATGTTCCTTCTCGTATTGTTTCGGAATATGTATAACCAAGTTTTTTAAGTAAATTATCTATTTCTTTTATTCCATATCTTGAAAGAGATTTTGTAATACTAATTCTTGTTGCTTTTTTTTCTTGTACTTCAAAATGTCCATCACAAAAAACAATGGTGGCTAATTGTAGTAAATCGTCTGAAATATTATAGTCCTTGTCATTTAAAATATTATTAAAAGCTATAGGTATTATAGTTGGTGTTTTCTCTTTATATAATTCCTCTGCATTTTTTAATTCATAAATTTCACTATTATTTTTTTTATGAAGAACATTATGATTAAATGTCACAGTTTGATTTATATCTCTTCCTGAAAATTCTATCATTTCTCCATCGAATTCTTTTATATTTACTCTCTGAACTTTTTGAATATTTAATGATCCATCTTTCCAAGTATATATATCATCGCCTTTTTTTAATTCACTATATCCCTTAAATCCATATGGAGTTAAAACTTCTGTATCGGCGGTTACACATTCAACCCCACCACTTCTTGAAAGTGAATTTACACCATGAATCATTCTTTGAAACTGATTCTTAATATATTTTCTATACTCTGAATTATTTAAATCTTCTATTGTTTTATTTTCATTAATCATTAACAAATGAGCAATATCAAGAAAGAACGGACCAATAGCAATTGCTCCAGCAAGATGGTTGCTCATCTGATGTATCACTTCATTAAGAAGTGAAATATAAGAATCAAGACGTTTTACTTTTCCAGATGGAAGCTGACCAAATGGTTTTCCCATAGTTACAAGCTTGCTGGAATCAAATGCCCAACAATAAGGATTCATAATATTGGTTGAGTCTGATAAAGCAAGAGTATAATCATACATTAAAGATGTAAGATATTTTGCTTCTTTCTTTCCATATACTTCTGCCATTTTACGATATAAATATCTATATCCAATTATTTTATCGATTGGATTTGATGCTTCTTTTAAAATTCCTTTTATAGTTTTTTCGCCTTTGTTGCTATTATCATCAACGCTATTATCATTCAATTTTCCAGTTAATAAATCTTCTACTTGTTTTATAATAGAAAAATGTTCTCTATCCATGCCGTGGATTTTAAGAAGTTGATCTGTAATTTTTTCCGCTTCTTCAACATCATGAATATGATATTCTTTTATAATTCTACTTTCAAGTGTTTTATATACACTACTAACAGCTTGTTTTATTTCTGATCTTTCAAACATTATCTAAACTCCATTCTTCCTTTTACAGAAAGACAATTAAAATTATTATCATATATAGCCTGATTAGTTGATGCAAGTTGAAAATATTCATCTGTTTTCTTTGCATCAATTTTCATACTATCATCATATTTACCGGTTTTAATATATTGAAAATTTATAAGACCAAATTCTTTTACTACACTTATTGAATATCCGGTATATATACATACATTAAACTCTTTGCCATACTTTACTAAAAACTTTTTAACAAATTCTAAATTGTTTTTATGAAGTGGATCACCACCACTAAAAACCACATTTTTTGTTCGAGTTCTATTGCACTTATCTTTTAAACAATCACGCAATATATCAATGTCACATTCAAATCCAAGTGGATGATCTACATTTCTTAATTCTGGATTATGACATAACTTGCAATCGTGATCACAACCCAAAAAATAAATTATCGTAGATAACGATGAATTATCTGGATAATCAAAGAAAGTAGTTCCAATTGGAACCATTATTTTTCTTTTCATTTAATATCTTATATCCTTAAAAATATGTATTTGTATTTTATTATTTTTATCAACCCAAGCATATGCTTTGTCTTCTGTATATTTCAGATATATGTATTGTTTTCATATTCCTAATCTTCTTTTTAATACTTTTATTAATGGCTTTTGCCAATCTTTAATAATTTGTTCAGCCTCATATAAATCAAACCATTTTGGATCTTTTGTTTCTATTATTCCGTCTTCATTAGGTTCTGGAATCATTTTAGACATTTCTTTTAGTTCACAAAAAAACCATTGAATATTACTTTTTTTATTGTTCCATAAAAGTTTCAATGATGTATTTGTAATATTCAATCCTAATTCTTGCTGACACTCTTTAATTGCAGTTGCAATAGCAGTATCATTTTTTTCAATTACTCCTTTAGCTAATTGATATTCTGTTCCGCCATAAAGAGGATCAGATGGAATCATAAGAGGAATATAATATTTTTCCTTGTGTTTAACATAAGGAATTATTCCAGCTCGTGGAGTTTTTGTTATTTCTTTTAGATATGTATTCAAATTATTCCCCATACTTTACCACTGTAACATATTTTTTAATACACTCAGGAATTTCTTTTCTTGATGAATATAAACAAACATTTGCATTAGCATCGTGTGCGGCCTTCATAAACTTAATCATAACTTTCAAATCCGCTTCGTTTTCTTTGTCGCTTTTTGATTGAGAAAAATTATCAAAAAACAACATACAAGAAATATCTTCAGATTTTTTAATTTTATTTTCAAACTTTTTTGTAGTTAGAATTTCAGAAAAACAATAATCAAGTGGAACATGGCAAGCATTACAATTTGTTTTATAATTTTCATTTATAAGTCCCATTGCCACTTTATCATCTGATAATATATTACAATACCCGACAAGAGGACCATTAACCATTAGGTTATACTGTTTAACTAATTTTTCTGCGTTCATTAAATTACCAATATATTATTTATTATCATTCCCTTAGAATGTCTAATGATATATGGAGAAAATGTTTTTGCCATACTATCATGAAACATTTGAGTTATTGCTTCTTCTCTTTCAAGATCTTCGTCTTCAACATATGTACTAAAACGTTTTAATTCTAATATATTGGCAAGCGCCCATTCGTGCTCGTTTTCATCAAAGATAAGAATATCGTCATCTTCTGTAAGATCATCAAAAGATACAGATTCTATCCAACCATTATTATATACTAAAAATCTTAATGCGTTCTGTGGGTCTTGAAACATAAGAGAACAATTATCAGTTATAATTTGTTTTAGTGGAATATTATTAATATCTTCACTAAATTTTTTTGGTATCATTTTTGTTTCAAGTTCTGCGTCAAAAAATTCCAACTGACCATTACGTAAAATAAAAGATTTTACTAATGATCCATGTCTGTTTTGTTTTGAAAATTCACTTTGTTTATCTTTATATTGTATTCTATCTTTTTCTTTTATTCTTATCTGTACCATTTTATTCCTCTATAAAGTCATACTTCATAACTTTTTTTAATTGTTCTTTTATATGTTTATTTTTAATAGTTTCTTGTTGTAATGCAAAAATTTCGTCATTAGTTATAATATCGTTTTGAAAATCAATATCTAATGATTCTCTGTATGCTAAAAAAGATTTACTGTTAGCAAGATAAATCTTTGGAGCCACATATAAATTTTTCCAAAAACATCCTATCCCCATATTAGCTTTATATGTAAGCGCATTATTCAAACTGCTTGGGATTCCTTTTTCTTTACAAAATGTATTTATTGTCATATTAAAATTTTTTATACGTTTTGTGTAATAACGTGTAATCACATCCATGGTTTTCTTTCCAATGCTTTTATTTTATATTATTACAAATGCAAAAAACTTGGCTTAAATTTTTAAGAATATGCAAAAAAAATTTTTCCCTCTTAAGAACATTAGTATACAATAAGAATTAACATACAACTCTCTTCTCACAATTCATTATACCTAAAACGCAAATAAGTTGTATTTTTATTTTTTGCTTTATTTTTTTCTTGTTTATTAAAAAAAGTTAAAGCAAGAGATTTGCGTTTCACTTATAATAAATAAAAATGTTTTATTTAGGAAAAGAATTGTGTTGAAGACTATAGATAAAAAAGATGTGTTGAAGTTAACCAATAAATCGAAAATTGCTATGATAGCTGATATGCACTTTAATATTTTTCAAAAGAATAATAAATTCTTTTATCATATGGAAGCTATGATGCAAAATTTTATGGACATATGTATTAAAGAACAAGTAGACGCTATTTTTATTCTTGGCGATATATTTGATACAAAAAATACCGTTAATACTGATGGACTTATTAAAGTTAATAATATGTTTAATGCTATGTCGCGAATTTGTCCAGTGGTGTTATTACCAGGAAATCATGATTTAGCATATTTTAATCAATCAGAAATAAATTTGCCAGCTAATTATCGATACTATGAAAATATCATTGTAGTAGATACTCCTATGGAATATAAAACCAAAGATTATCATTTTATTTTTCTTCCATTTTACAATGATATAAGCGATAAATTAAAAGGTATAATGAAGTTATGCGATTTTGAAAAACGTAAAGTAAATTTATTTTCTCATTTTGGTGTAACAACATTTAAAGTTCATGAATATGCTGGAGGATCGATAAATGATGCGCCAGTAAGTAATACTTCTTTAAAAAAATTTAATAAAGTATATCTTGGACATTATCATGGCTATCAGTCAAATAAAAACATTACTTATGTTTCATCTCCGCTTCAATCAAAACATGGCGACGAATTATCGAGCCATGGTTTTGTAATTTATGATATGGCAACAAATACTCATAAGTTTATTGATAATGAAATTACACCTAAATTTATTACTTATGAACTTAATAAAACTAATGCAATGGAAATGTTAACATTGGAAAATCATTACATAAGAATAAGAGTAACTAAAAAAGTATCTAAAGAATTATTGGTTACTCTTAGACAAAAACTTATGGAAAAAAATTTTGAAGTAAAAATCATTATGGATTTAGTTGATCAAATTAAACTTGCGAGTATTAAAGGTTGGAGTGAGATTACATTTCAGGATGATGAAACCCTTATAACAAATTTTTTAAATAAACTTGAACAAGAAAACGGACTACCGTTTAATAAAAATAATTTATTAGAACATTTAGAAATTACAGTAAAGGAGAAAATGAATGCCTAATTATTCATATATTTGTACAAAATGCGAACACAAAGAAGATCATATACTATCATATGAAGAAAGTATAAAAGATAACGTTGTGCTATGCGAAAAGTGTGGCGCTCCATCTACTAAATATTTTGGTAAGAGAGCACCCATGATGATTGTTCCTGAAGGTGAGTGTGGGAATGCAGCAAATAATTATACATCTAAATCTAACTTAGGAAAAAAATAATGCTAAGATTTCAATCTACAGATTTTTCAAACTTCGGTAGTTTTGAGGGAGAGCATAATTTTAATTTTGCCGACAAAGGACTTCATTTAATTACAGCGCAAAATCTTGACCTTGAGGGAGATAGTGCTCTATCTGGTAAGTATAGTGTTGGTAGTGGAAAAAGCACACTAACTATGATTCCTTATTTCGCTTTGTATGGAAATATTACAAAAAAAATGAATAAGGATAGAATTATTAACAAGAGAGTTGGTAAAGATTTAAAAGCTGCTCTTAATTTTTCAGTTAATAATAATCAGTATCGTGTTGAACGATATAGAAAACATAAACAAGGGAAAAACGGATTATTTTTATATGAAGCAGTTGGTGGAAATTGGCATGACATTACGCGATCAGATATTGCATCAACTCAGCAAGCAATTAATGAAATTGTTCTTATTAATGATGAAACCTTTCTCAAAACTGTTTTATTAAGCAGAGAAGACCTTAAACAATTTTTAGATTATACTCCAACAGAACGCTGGAGAATATTTGAAACTATTATTCAACTTGACAAGCTAAAAAAATATCAAGATATAATACTTAAAAAGAAAAAGCAATATCAACAAGATCTTGCTGTAATATCAGCGGATTTAGTAAGTGCCGCAAATCTTGTTAATCATATTCAAAAAGAAATTCAAGCGTTTGAAAATAACAAGACTACTAAAGTTACAAATTTAACAAACGAAATTGATGAACTTAAAAAGAAAATGGTTTTATTCGGTAATATTGATGTTGATTCATTTGTAAAAAACATAAAAACAGCAAAAGATATTACGGAAAATATTGAAGAAATAGAAGATAAAATAATTGATCTTAAACTTGCAATATCATCTGCAAATCAACGTATTATAAAAATTGATAAGTTAAATATAACACATACTGAAGATATAGCGGAAACACAAGATCAGCTTGATGGACTTGAACCTATTAAATGTCATAATTGTGGAGTTATTCAAGATGAAGAAACACACAATAAACACAAAAGTAAACTTCAACAACATATTGATACTTTAAATAAACATATTGTTGATAATAATGCTGTACGTTCTGGCGCTCATAAAATTTGGGCAGAAGCAACAGAAAAACTTTTAGAATATGAAAAAAAGCTTAAAGAGTTAAAGTTACAATTAGAAGAAATAGATATTCCAGAAGAATACAAAGAAAATGCTAATGATGATTTATTAACTGAAATAAAAAATATCAATGAAAATATTTTAATTAAAGAAACGCAATTAGCTCAAATAAATAAAGATGATACACATCTTAAAAGAATGACGGTTGATCTAAAAGCAAAAACAAAAGAGCTTAATAAGCTTAGTGATGAAAAAATCAAATTGACCACAATTGTTAATGAATTGGATTATCTTGATGACATATTAAACATTAAAAACGAAAACAGTATAAAACAATATGCAGTTTCAACTATTATGCCGGTATTTAACGAACTGGTAAGACAAAATCTTGACCAAGTATTTGATGATCAATTAACGCTGATACTTGATTTACTTTTTAATGAAACTATTATTTTTAATGGCGAACAATATGATTATCATGAATTATCTACTGGTGAAAAAGTAAAAGTTAATCTATCTCTTAACTTTGCTATTTTTGATGCAATGAGACTTAATGTCATGAATTCTGGTATCATAATTTTAGATGAAGTTTATACTAATATAGATTTACCATCTATTAATGCTTTTGCTGAAATGATTAAAACAAAATATGCACAAGAGAGCGCCGTTTATAATATAACACATCAGCCTGAAGTTATAGAAGCTTTACAACCAGAAACAATAACAACGATTATTAAGGAAAATGGTAGTAGTAGGTTAGAGGTAAAATAAACAGAGAAGAGGACACAATAAATGGATGAAGAATTATGTCAAAATTGTATATATGTAAAAAAAACAGAAAATGATTTTTATGATGTGAAATTTTTCTGCAGACGATATCCGCCACAACTTGATAGTAATAATGTATCAAGTTTTCCGGAAGTAATGAACAATTATCACAATTGGTGTGGAGAATATAAAACTAAGGGGACAAAAAATGAAAAAGTTTTTTACTGAAGATTTGTTTTTATTCGGGATTGGATTTGCTATAGGTTGTATAATTTTTGTTGGGATATTAATACACTATGTAGAATAAAATAAAAAAATTTTTAACAGTAGAAAATCTTGCACTTGCAATGATTATATTTTTGTTCCTTATAACTATGTTTCATAGTTCAGCAAACACACAACCTATAGGATGCAGTTGCCAAATAAAAATAGATTCAACTAAAACACAATAAAAAAGGGGACCAATGGTCCCCTTTTTTTATTTTCATATTACTTAAGATCGTCGATTGTTGGCGACTTAACTTCATCGGCACCAGGCTTATAAAGTGATGTATCTGCTGTTGCAGGAATCGCTGAATAAGTATTATTAGCGCCATAACCTCTAATACCAACTGGGAAGATGTTATCAAGAATAAAAGTACATTCTATTTCACGAGGACCAGCGTCATCTGAGTGTTCTCCAAGACTTATGCTATTAGGAAATAGATTCCAAATTTCATATTTCTGTAACCAGGGAACTTCAAGAACTGTACCTTCATTTTCATCTGCGCCAGAAGTAACAACTTCATAACCAGGAGCATCAGGACCATATACATAGAAGTGAGCATTCTTTACGAAGTCTTGTTTGAATCCAATTGCACCAGTTCTTTTATCACCTACGAACGCATGCCATAATTGCATAATAGCTGAAGCACTACCATCAACATAGTCATAGAATGAAACGCTCATTTCGTCCATGGCCCCGAATTTAGTAAGAGCTTTGATGCTATCATTGAAACGACCAATATCAGCTGTTTCAATTTTAACAGAAGGCAAACTAACTTTCTTAAGTGATAATTCAAGAGACTGCCCAATATCATCACCAAGAGCTTGACGTACTGCCAGGTATCTATGACGGATCCATGGCAGTTTACTATTCTTAGCAGCAGTCACCAAATCATTGATACCATCGATTTTTAAGGTGAATCTGTTTTTGTTAAGAGTTTGTTTATTTCTAATATTTCTTATTTGAAAAATATTCATTTATATATCTCCTATTTCCTTATTAAGCGTATGTTACTGTAACTTTAAGGTCATTGATGATTGAGATAACCTTAATCTTTTCAATGCTTCTTACTGGTGTCCATTCAAAAACTCCAATAAGACCTCTTTGAGCTTCAGTAGTATCTGTATTTACTGATTGGTCAACAGTAACTGTAAAGTCAGGTTTAATAGCTTGAACTTCATTAGAAGATAGGTAAGTTCCTATTGTTCTAAGTACAAACGCTAAATCATCCATAGTTCCTTTTGTTAAAGGTTTCCAGAAGAAGTTAGGAGTAAGTTCATAAATTCTTTTCTTAATATAAAGGCTTGTTCTAAGAACATTAAGACGACTTGATGCTCCTCCACCTTTTAAACAGTTTTTCTGACCATCAATAAAGAATCCGCGAGTCGTAGTATAAACAAGTGGATTTATATTATTGTCAAGCTCATCTGCATATAATCTTTTTTTATCATCTTCTCTTAAATAATGTGCAAGATGATTGATAGAAGAAATAGGAGCATTTACGTTTCCAGCTGGAGCTGCAAATCTATGTCCTTTTGATTTATCACAAGCTGCAATTGTTCCAACAACACGAACAGAAGGTGCATACCATGTACTATCCGCATCAGTAGTTCCATCAGGAATTGAAATCCATGGGAAGTATGTAGAAACAAATTTACTATCAAGAGCTTTTGTTCTTCCATAACCACCAGTTCCATTATGCCACTGAATCATTGCTGCAACACTACCACCAACGCTCTGAGGACCACCAACAGTCTCAGGCGCATCAACAACAGTAAAACAGTCTTTTCTATATTCACATATTTCTTGTAATTTAGATTGAACAGACTGAGAAGTATGTCCACTAACAACAATCATATCTATTACATAAAGGTCAACGTTTTTATATTCTTCAATTGCGCCATTGTATTTTGTTTCACCTGGCATTGGAGAAATACCATCGGTACCGCCACCAAGAACAAAACTTCCATAAGCAAGAGAAGGAATACTTGTAACGCCAGCAGGAACTTCAAGAGAAATTACTTTACTTGCAGAACTATCAGAAGCAATCAGTTTGCCTAAGAAATTTGCATCAGCAACATTATAACTATAGTTATAAAAAGAAGATACTAAATATCCTTGGAAATAAATTGCGAGTGAATATCCATCGCTTTCTTTTGTTTTTGTAAGCGTAATTGTGTTACCCTCTGAACCAGTATATTTTGCAATAAATGTTCCTGCGTCGGCAACAGCATCAGTTCCATATACTATACCAGAAGCACTAATTCCAAGTGATGCATAAAGACTATCAACACCATCATCTGATTCCACAATTTCAATTCCATAAGTATCACCAGCTTTAGCGCTTAAGAAATTAAAGAAGTATGTGCTTTCATCAAGTGAAACAGAAGCATCGGCACCAAGATAAGTATTAATAGCTGTCTGAATAGCAGCAAATTCTGTATTAGCACCAATACTTGTTAATGGATTAGAACTTGTAGCTGTATATATTTTAGGAATACTGAAAATTTTAATTTCAGAATTAAGTCCTTTTTTGATACTATTTAAAGAAATATTATTTCCAACAATCGTAATAAGATCATCTGCAATATCGGATCTTTCTTGAGTTGTTAAATTGCTTCCAAAATAAGAAACAAGTTTAGGAATTATAATATGATTTTTTACTGCATATATAAATCTTTTCTTATAAGTGTTTACTGCAGTTGCAGCTACATAAGCATCCCAAGTTAAAGAAGCAGCGTCTGCTCCACCAGCAATATTTACCGTAGAACCACTTTTTACAATCTGAGTGCCATCACCAGTAATTGTATAACCAGCTCCAACAAGAGTAGCAAGAGTATCGGTACCATTACCTGTTACAACTTTATTTCCAGCAAGACCAGCTGTGTTAGCAAGAATCGAAACAGATGTTGATGTATTTGTAACTATATCGGCACCACCAACAATTGCGATTTGAACTCCATTATCTGGTATTTGAGTACCATCACCAACTATAGTATAACCAGCTCCAACAAGAACAGTAAGAGTGTCAGTGCCGTTACCGGTTACTGTTTTATTTCCAGCAACACCAGCAACATCAGCTTCAATTTCAACAGATGTACCAGCAACTCCACCTACAAGGAACGTTCCAGAAAACGCAGCAGGAATTGCAGGCGTATCAGGAAGAGAAAATGTTCCATTGAAAGAAGCTGCTATAGCTACAGAACCAATATATTTTGATCCATAATCTCCAGTAGCAGGTACTAAAAGATTTGTAAAATCAGGTTTATCTGGGTCCATAGAACCATCTGCGAGTTCCTGTTTTACTACATATTTATAAGTGATACCATCAATTACAAAAGTAAGTGAATCACCTATTGCATAATTCCATGTTCCACGAACAGTAGAACTACCACATTTTCCACTAACATAATCTTGATCTGTTGGAAGTGTTACTTCACTTACAATTGATGTACAACCAGCAGTACCATCCAGAACAACATCCTTAGGTGAACTTCCCGCTGGAGTAATTACGTTAAATTTTAGCGAATTATTTTTATTATAATCAGTTGCATATATTTTAGTATCAGCTTCATATACTACATAACTTACGTCTTGAAGATCTTTAGTTCCTTCAATTTGTGCTGGCACTGCAGCTTTTATAATATTGTATTGCGCTTTGTTTTCAAGACCGTTAGTCACACGAGTGAACCAACAAAACGGTGTATATCTAAGAGTGTGTACTGCTGCTTGTCCAGAATAATCTACTCCGTCGGCCTTTACAAGAGGTGTACCAAATGTGCTTTCAAAATCTGTTACTTGAGTGGGAACATTTATTGGACCCCAAGTTGCGCATCCAATAAAAGCACCAATTGTTCCAGTAATAGTATCTTGAACAGTTTTTACTTTGGCTCTTTCTTCATATTCAAATGATTTACCTATCATTCCTGTTAAGGATTCAGCCATGATTTATCTCCTTTTACTTTATTTCTTTAATGATAATGAGATTTTTGTCTCTCAAATCGATTAGTGTCTTTGGCAGACTATCAACTTCGATAGTTTTATTCTGTCCTTTTTTAGGAGTATAAAACATCTTTTCATTTACAACTGTACTTATTGATTGATAGCTGTTTCCGATGATATTGTATTTAGCCACGTTCGTTCCTCCGAATTATTATCATTATTTATATTACAAAATGACTTGAAAAAATATAAAAATTTTTTATTTAAGTGTTATTTATTGCACTTAATCCTATATCTATAAGAGCAGTTTCAACTGCCATGCCCTGAGCTTTAACATCATAATCTGGCATCTGATTGCCATTCACAGTATTGATATAACTTTCAAACCCAACCCAAGCAACCATTGGAACACTATATACATCGTAAGGAACAAAAGCTCTTGTACATACAATAGAACATGATGTTCTGATTCTATCTCTACTTTCTTTTATATCAAGATTATCCAATTCGGTTTCATCTTTGAAAGTTAAATCAAGTCTATGTGACATAGGTAAATATACATCAGGATAATTGATTTTATCGGGATAATATGTTAACCATGCGTTTCCACCCATCGGCATTTTATTGATTAGTTTATGCATCATAAAATCTCTTTCGCGAAGATTGTTGGTCCATATATCTACTTGATATGTTATTTCGTAAATGGAAGGAAAACGCATGATAGAACCCATAGATGATGGATTACTTAAATCATTACTACGAGCAGAAAGATAAACAATTTTTTCTTGATCCGGTTTACGTTCAGCATTAGATATATTATAGTTTATCATTGGAAGTTTTATCATTCCATTAAATGCTTCCATATAATATCTAAATGCAGCACGTGGTGCTCCAAAATATACTTGTGCACTTTGAGGATCATGATCCGGAGTTAATTGAAAATTATTAAATATACCTTTAAAAAAACGTCCTAATTCTATGATATATATGCCGAACAAAAAATATTCAAATAATGGTTCTTGTTTAGCTCCAAAAGTTGTTTGAGTTTCTGCCATATAATTTTAATCCCTAACTTTCTTTAATGCAATTATTGTGTTGGTTATGTTATCTAAAGAAATCTCTATTTGTCGTTGAAAGTTTTCTATTGCTTTTTTAATTTCAAGTTCATCATTCGTTTCACTAACGATAGCTCTTAGTCTATTTGCGGCTGTGATAATTTCTTGATGATTTAAATGTGTAAGTTTATTAACATATTTGAAAATTTCTGTTACACCACTTTTTATACCACCAATTTTATCTTCATTAATTCGTTTTAATGATTTTGTATTATTAAACTTCACCGTCATATTATCCCCTTAAAAATCTTTTAAAATTAGTTAAATGATATCGTGGATTCATATACCATTTTGATAACTCATTCTTTTTGGCTTTTTTAGTTTCAATACCAAATTTGTCAAGAACTTCTTCGTTAGCAATATCACCAGTTCCAATATCTTGAGATTTTAATGTTAATAAATCTGCGTGAGTTTTTGCCTTAATCTCTATGTGTCCTTCTTTATTATACACTTGAGTTTTCATTTCTACGTTAACTTTTGTTTTAATATAAGAAAGTTCCCCAGACTTTGGAGCATCATTTATAAGTGTAGCAGTTTCAAAATCTTTTTTATATTGTTCATTATAAACTTTTTCTATATGTTCAACTTTTTCTTTTACACTTTGACTGGCAATTTTATCTAATAAATTGGCGATAGCAATATTTATTTGTTTTTCGCCAGCAGGTCCATCTTTTATTTCCATTATTGTTGTCCACCACGCAGAGAAGTCATTAAACTTTGCATCTTCATAATTGCCTGCATAGATGCACGTTCCGCTGACGCCATATCATTATTTTTTATGAAGTCAGCGGCAAATGCCATAAAATTAGATATATCATCTAATTGATTAAGAATTTGCTCCCTTGATACTTCTTCAACATAAGGAGCAAACTCTCTTTGTATTTCTTTAGTTGCAAATTTTAACATAATTAAACCTGAGGTTCTTCAGTACCAGTTGCTTCATCTCCAGCACCTAAATCGTCAGTACCTAAATCGTCGGTAGAACCTTCGCCAGTATCTCCGTCTAAGTCATCAAAACCTTCTTCTCCTTCTTCCTCTCCTTCATAGCGGAAACTATCAACAAGATCAGCAATTGACTGCATAAAATTTGAGAAATCATCATCATTTGCTTCATTGTCCATAGCATCGTCTGGAGCGTTCTGCGCGCTATCAATTATAGCTTCAATAAGTTCAAGACGAACGCCATTAGAAAGAGAAACAAGATCAATTTGTCCAAGGATTTCATCGGCTTCATCCATAGCGTCTTTATTCTCAGGATCAATATCTCCTTCGCCTGATTCATCATCAAAATCTTTTTGATCGTCTGCGCCGCCATCGCCATCTTGAGTCATAGAAGTGTCACCAGTGTTCATATCTACATTATCATCCTCTGCCCAAAGTTTTTTAAATTTATCTTTGTTCATACTTTCAAATGTAGCAACAGATTGAAAAGATGGCTTAAACATAACATCAAGTTGCTTGTTTAATGTAGCAATCATGCTATCATTAAGTTTCCCAACAGACTTAATAACTTTACCAACAATTTCTTCTATTGATCCTCTTGCGGGTTTAACGCTCTCAAAAGCAGCTTTATAATTATTGATAACAGTTTCTCCACCATTTTGAAGTTCTTCAATAAAACTTTGAACTTGTTTAGTTTGTTTTATTTTAGATACAGCACTACTTATAAGTTTTTCTCCATTGGCTTCTTCATAGCGTTGTTGAGCAGATGTTTTAATACCACTTCTTTTAATAGACTTGCTAAGTCCTTCAAGATACATCTGATCTACTGTTTGTTTTAATTCGGATTGTTTCATTATTATTCTCCATGTTTAATTGCTATATAGTATATTACAAAACTCAATAATAAGTTTTATAAATTTTTACATGCTTTGTGCAAATTGTTTAATGCTATCTGGCGCATCATGAAGCATTTCTTGCTCAGCATGTATGTGCCAATTTATATATCTGAAATTATATGGATCAACTGGAGTTACATTAGATACTTTATAAAATACAAAGCGTCTTTGTGTTTCCGTAACAATCCATGATACTCTTAATATATCACCAGACTTCGGCGAACGTCCATCAAGATAATAATCCATAGCCGCAATATTTACATAAATTTCAACTTCTTCTATTTGCTGAAGTCCAAGTCTTGTAAATTCGGCCACAATTGGATTAAGTTCTAAAATTGATTTTACTTCTTTTGGGCCTATATAATTTATATAACCATCTCCAGAACTCTTTTCTCCATAAACCTTATCCAATTCATCTCTTGTTGCCGCACCAGTTTCGTCATCTCTTATTTGAGACCACCAATATACTTCAGGTGAATAAGCTGTAATTTTTTCAGCCATCATAGTATCAACAAGAGAATATTCCGGATTGGAAGGTTCAAACATTGTTATTTTAGTTGGTCTGAACGGCATCAGTATTTCCTCCTGCTTTATGTTTTGGCGCCGCAGCCGCAAGAACATTAACAACATTTTTTGCGGCATTACCTAATTTTTCGCCAAGCTTTGCTGCTTTAGTTTGCTTAATTCCAGCTTTATTGTATATATCTTGAACTATCGCATTAATAACTTTATCGTTTGTAAAGTTTCTATTAAGATCAGCAATTGCTTTTTGTAAACTATTTGGCATAATCTTTTTAGGCAATCCCTTATCATTAATTACTTTTTGTATTGCAGCATCATTCACTAATCCTTGAGACTTAAGTGTTTCTAATGTACTATTAAGTAATTCTGGTTTTGTCAGAATAGTTCTAATAATATTATCAAAATCTTTTAGTGCATCTGCCATTGTTAAATAAGGTTTGCCAAGTTGAAATTGAGTATATTTAATTTTCTTAATAGCATTAGCAGCATCTGATAATCCCTCATTATAAAGTTTTATCATTTCGCTATTAAGCCGGGTCCAACTTTCAGTATGCGCCTGAGTTTCATACATTGATACAGATGAAATAATAGCTAAAAAAGTATACATAGCAAACACACCAATAACATTTTGAACCGCTTGATTATTCTTTTTTTGATCTGGACTATTTTTTATTTTATTGTTAGCTTGTGCACCTAATTGAGCTTGAATATTCTTAATCTGTTCATCAATCTTAGGCTGTGCAGTTGTTAAAATATTTTTTGTACTGGTTACAACCGCATCATAATTGGCTTTAGACTTGGATTCAAGATTTTGTATAATAGAGACAAAATCTCCTGAACTTCCGCCGTTTTCTTCTTTTTCTATAGCTTCACCAAAAACTTTATGTAAAGCTTGTAAATCATTTAAATACTTTCCATTAGTATTATCATTAACTGCAGTAAGAAAAAATGTTGCTCTTTCGCGTGTTATTTTATCAGAAAAATTAATATCCCAATGCTGACATGCTGTTTCAATATGATTAACATCATAACCTTTAGATTTATCAAGAAAACTTTTTAAAAAATCTTCTGGTGTCATTTTTAAAATATTATCAAATTGCTCGTGTAATTTTTGTGACGCATATTCTTTTGATTTTTTTATAGTATTTTCTTCATTACGTGGACTTATCTCTTTTGCTTTTTTTGATATAAGTTCACCATTGTTTATATATTTATATGGAATATTTCCACGGGAAGCTTCACGAATATATGCATCAACCATATGTTCAACTAATTGATCTTTTTGGCTTCCCAAATTATTAACTATACTTTTTAAATAATTATTATAGTTGTCGTTAGTTTGTGTACTTAATATGGCTTTTAATTCAGCTCCCCATAATAAATCAACCTTGGTTTTTTCTTGTTTTGGTTTAGCTGTATTATCTGTCGCTGTTGTATCTGGTGCATTATTAGGCCGTAACTGTTTGGCAGTAGTTTTCACTCCAGCGCCAGTATCTGTTTGTCGTACACGTGGTGCTTCAAATATATCCATAATATTAATCCTCTTTAACATTGGAATATCGCTAAAGGACGCTGAAGTCCATCAAGTTCCTGACGAAGATTTTGCATTTCTTCTTTTGCTTCAGATCTTAATGTGTCTGCATCACCAGCTAAATTACCACCAGCAGCTTGAAATCCGGTCATTTTACCACGAACAGTAGCAAGCATGTGTTTTGCTTTGGCAAGTGCATATTCTTTTATCCACTGTTCTGAGTTAATTTCTATTTCTTCTGGGAGAGCGCGATATACAATTGCCACTTCGCTAAAAGAAGCTTCAGCTGGATAAAGTATAATCTGTCCATTCATTATATCCCAGAATCTATCAATTCCAACAATCTTTTTAAAATCTTCAAGTCGCTGTGTAAACATAAAATATCCAACCATATCAAAGTTATCAAGAAGATTATTAAATGATTGTTGAGGAAAAACATATTTACCTAATACATCTTCGTCACCAGACATTATAAGTCCTCTATTAAAACTATCAACAAGCGTAGGTTGAAATAAAACATCCTTAATAGTTACTGGACGTATATCAGCCGGAATAGTTACTATGTTTCCATTAGGAATAACTTTTCTATAAGAATATTCTATGGTTCCAGCTTTCTTATACCATAATGTAATAGCATCAATTATCGCTAATGTAAGATGTCTATCTTCCAATTCTATTCGCACCAATGGATAACCAAGACTAAATAGAATATAATCTTTTATTGGTTGAAATTTTCCAGTATATGATGGACCATCTACTCTCTGTTCTACGTAACTCATATTATATCCTTAATAATTTGTTTTTTTTGAAGCCAAATTCTAATATACAAATTGGCAAATCAAACATAATTATATTTCCTCTTTAACATCCGCTGGACGTCCTTTGTTGGTATTTGGATTAACAATTGCTTTAGCAAGCAATCCAGCAAGTTCACTTTCTGGATCATGATTATTTTGTGACATAAATGCTTCAAGTCCTTTTCGTGTTTGTAATAATTCGGCAGCTTTCTTGTTAACAAAATTAGATCTATCTTCAAGATCAGCTGTTAATAATTCATTATAATTATCTTTAATTGTTTTTTTAACAAGCATCTTAACGCGAATATCAGACCATTCAGAAGCTTTAATGGCTACATTATCTTCTTCATCTTCAGATTCGACTTTCATAAGTTTATCTTTCATTTTCATATATTTTGTAATAATTGTTTTGGCTTTAGTTCTATATGCTTCAATTTCAACAAAATATTGTTTAAGTCCAGAGATACCTTTGATGTCATTTTCACTTTCTGGCCAAAGAATATTCATTGCTTCATATTCATTAAAATCTACTTGATAGCCTTCGAATTGTTTTTGAAGTGAATTAAGAATAGCAAATTCTTTTTCAGAAGTCCCTTTTTCTTTTTTCATGTCTCTTATATCTCTAAGTGCTAATCCAAGATGAGCACCTAAATCTCTAAGAAATGTATTAAACCAAACTGATGTACTTTTTTTAGAATCAGTATACCAAACAATTGAATCAACTAATTTGGTTATTTCTTTATCATCTCCATACATCTTTTGCAATGTAGAAATAATTTTTGTAATAACGGTCAACATTTGTTTTAATTGACCAGGAGTAAGTTGATGTGCTAATGTTCTATTTGTTTGTGCTGATGAAGCCATGATGTGTTCATTAACAATGTTAATAATATCAGCTTCACTATCAGCAATACTTTGTGCGATTAAAAGTGCTTTTTCTTTTTTCTCGCTATCATCAAGTCCTTCAAACTTGGGTGACTTCTCTAAAAAGTGCACAAGATTTTCATCTACAAAATCTTTTCGCGTAAGCTGGTCAACTAAATCATCTAATGTCCACATTGGTTTTTGTTTTATTCTACTTAAATAAATTGCTGCATAAATAGCTATATCACTCATATTTAAATCAGTAAATTCTTTTATAACTTGATATGCTGCAGATTTTTTACCCCATTTTTTATTTTCGGCATTAACAATATTTTTAATACTACCTAATTTTAATTTCGGAACATTTGCTTCATTATATATTACAGTCATATTTTAACTCCTATTTTGTTACTTTTACTTAAATTATCATATTGCCATAATGGTTGAAGATTGGTATAATGAAAGCATTTTGTTTGTTCTTCGGGTTTTGTTAAATCAAAAGCATCACAAGGGATTATATGGTCAATATGCCACTTATCATCACCAAAACCATGATTATTCCATGTCATTCCTTGTTGAAATTTACTTTCCAAATATTGTCTTGCATCTTCAATTGAACACCCAAGAAGTTTAAGACTTGATGCGCTTTTCACTCCATTACATCTTTTAATAACATTAGTTAGTCTTGAACCCAATACTTTTCTAATTTTATAATTTATATTGCTTTTCTTTTTATTTTTTTCATAATTATTAAGATAATCTTTATGTGTATTATTCCATCTTTTTTTATTTTCTTTGCTTTCTAAAATATGGGTCTGTTGCCAATCTTTACGTTGTTTTTTTACAGCTATTTTTGCACATTCATTAGAACAATACTTTTTTGTTGAAATAACAACTTGCCCACAAATTAAACATTTTTTATTTATATGTTTTAGTGTATTTCTTTTTGTTCGAAAAAATGTACTCATTGTTTGTGCACATTTTTTCGAACAATATATTTGTCTAATATTACCTTTATTAAATTCTTTATTGCAATTATGATTAGCACAAACAGTCATTATCTTTTCTCCCTCTTGCCAACAATCATTTTTTCACCATAACTTTCTTGAAGCATGCGAGATACCCAACGATACCAAACTTCTTGTGGTGCATCACCGGAAGCTTTTTTACAAATCTCAAAGAATCCTCTAAAATCAAGTTTCTTTATTTTTCCATAAGGAATAAGAACATCGTTACAATATTTTAGTGCAGCTTTTCTTGCTGCCATACTAATTGGAGGTGTACCTGGCTCTACTGGAATATCAAGTTTATCAAGAACGCTACCAATACGTTTTACTATTTCAGCAAGAGTAAGGTTTACTTCTACTTTTGTACCACCACGTGACTTAATGGCAGAAGGAAGTTCGTCAAGATATTTATTTGTAATGAATATAATACGAGATAAGAAAACAAATTTATTAGGCAATATAGCTGCTGCAGAATATGGATCAGATGCTCTCATCTGCATAGCCTCAAGACGTTTTTCGCTCATTGCATCAAGATCAATCTTTAGTAATTTTAAAGACTGACGTACTTTAGGATCATTGGCGTCGTATTCACCTGTAAGAACTTTGTAGTAAGTAGGATGAACACAGTTATTGCTAAGATAACTAACTTCTGGATTTTGTACACTTTCAAGGGCTCCTTTAAGAATATTCACACATTCTCTATCTTCAAGAAGAGTATCAAGGTCATCAAAGATGAGAGTTTTCTTTGATTCATTGTTAAGAAACAAGGTCTTATAAAGAGCCGCAGCAGATGTGATTGTTCCTTTAAAAACCTCAAAATTGGTTCCAACCATTCCTTGTAATATTGTAAACGATTTTCCAACTCCAGGGTCTCCAGATACAATCATAGTTTTTGATAAACCAGCTTTAACTTCTTCGACTCCAGTTTCAAGTAACTTAAACAATTCTTTTTCATTTAGTGGATCTTCAAATAATGAATCAAATGGAGAACTTTTTACTTCTACTGGAGTTTCTGGTGATGCTGCTTTTAAACGACCACCTGAAGTTTTTGCTCCGCCCCCAGCAGCATTATACTTATTTAAGAATGCAGGAACACCGATTTGCATTATTTCGCCATACATTTCATCCATAACTGGAATATAACGAATTGGTGTTACTTCTTTTGTTTTTTTATCAGTTACAAGATAACGACGGACAGTAAACGCGGGATCCTTTTCAATAATATATCCCTTATTCTCTAAAAGATTTTTTACATCTTTAAATGTTTTTCCTGCTGCTTCTAATACCGGTTTTATACTTTCTTGAATTGTATCTTCTTCTTTAAGATTTACGCCCTTAACAACATCGTCAATAAGTTCAACAATTTGAACTATGTTCATATCTTTTGTATCTGCAGAATATTGAGGATTTTTAGACACATGAATCCAAAAGTCAATACTATCAATTGAAGCAGATGTATCAGTAGAAATCCAGTTTAATCTTATAGCATGATGGCCATCTTCGAACATTAAGAAAATACCATAAACTTTTTTACCATCTTTAATAACTACATCCATTGCAGTTGTAGCATATATTTGTTGTCCTACTTGACGCGATACTCTGGATTTAAGAATATCAACAACACGTCCAGAATTTTTAGCACTAACTGCACCTTCAAAATAAGCCTTCATATTAATCATATTTGGTTATACTCCCAACTTGTTTTATTTCTTAATTATATTACAAATAGTATACACTTTTCGCCAAAAAAAATGTATAATAAATATATTAGGAGAATTTTATGGTAGACCGATTAACAGCAAAGAAGATACGAAAACAAAATAAAGACAGATATAAAAAAGCAAAAGCTAAGGCAATTAAAAATCTGCAACAATATAAAAATGCTGATGGTACACAAAAAGAAAATAGTATTGAAAGACGCGTAAGAGTGTTATTAGATTCTATGGGACTCTATTATATTCAAGAAAAAATTTTTATATATAAAGGAAGAGCAAAGAAGTTTGATTTTTATGTTACAGATGGGATTAATTATACATTTTGTATTGAATGCGATGGAGATTACTATCATGCGTCGGCATATCAAGAGGGCGATCAAAAATATTCTGATTTAACTAAAATACAACGTAAAAATCTCAGAAATGATAAATTCAAAAACAATATGTTAAAAGAACTGGGAATACCACTTCTGAGATTTAAAGAAAAGGATATAAAAAATAATATTGATTTAGTAAAAGAACAAATTGAAAAACAAGTCAAACATATTTAATATTGATATTTAAGTTTTATATCTTGTATAGGATAATTAAGAAACTTCATTACTAAAGCTTCATAAGTTTTATCTTGATATAATTGTTTTAACTGCGCTCCATAAAATTCTTGATAACTTTCTGCCATTCTTACAATTATTCTATTATGGTCATAAAACATTTCTAATGCTATAAAAGTTTTAGTTATATTATTATTCCAACACCATCCATCTTTATAATCATAATCAATAAAACTTTTCTTCATCGGGAGTTTACCGATACACATCATATACACAAGAATACTTCCATGAATTCCATTATATCCTCGACACCAAAAACATTCGCCATTTTTAGTAATAATAATTCTTATTCTTTTAGTAAGACTTTCTGGCACATCAAATGGAACAGGTTTTAATTTGGCATTAAAAACATCATTTTGAAATCTATCAATTACATCAGATTTATACCTCATCCCATGTACATTTCCCGCTCCCCAATTTTCAAACATATCTGTCATCCACTCGGGAAGTAATACTTCTTTTTTATTCAATGATGAAAGACCAGGCAATAAATTTGTTTGACCATTTTGAGCAGCTTGTCTCATTTCGCTTCTTGTCATCATTTCTAAATAATCTTTAAATATCATGCTAATTGCCACTCCTGCGCAGAAAATGATTTTTTAATTGCTTGCCCAACAGATTTTCCATATTCCCAAATTATTTTGGCTGTTTTTTGTAAAGGACCAGCAACTTTATTTTTCATTAATTTCATAATACCAATATAAATTGAATTATCAAGTTGTCCACCAGATTCAACCGTAACTGGTTCATTTTCATTATTAGTATTTATAATAAATCTTATAATTTTATTTTCAGCAAATATTTTTTCCATAGTATTGGAATCAGGTTTATCAATCCATCCAACACTTTGCATCTTTTTTGCTACAGATGGATCCCAATGGTTTTCTCCAGGTTTAAGCATAAAGAATTCACTTTTATGTTCATCATTGCCAGCGTAAAACCATCCCTTTCCATTATTGGTTTTTCCCTTTACAATATCTTCTTCATTATATAAATCAGTTAATTCAACTGGTTCTGGGTATTGTAAGTATTCTAAATAAAGCGCTAAATTATTTCTCATTGTATTCTCTCTTAACTTGGACTTATTTCTAATGACCCTGTTATATTTAATAAATAATCTTTATATGGTGGCACAAATAATTTTCTCATAACCATTTCTTCAAGTTCATAAGCATAACTTTCAGCTAATTTTGTTTCACTATCATCAGCATCCCATATAAAAGCTATAAAATAATCAGTAGATGCAATTGTTTCAGACCAAGATCCATAATCTAATAATTCTTCAAACATTTGAAGTTTACCTTTGCACATCATATAAGCAAGAATGGATCCATGAATAGCATCATCAGCAACACACCAGAAGCATTCTCCATTTTTTGTTATTATAAATCTAATACTTTCTGGTGCGTTTTGTGGGTATGGTTTAATCTTATTATCAAATATTGTTTCATTCATTACTTCAATAAAATCTGATTTATATCTTATGTTTTCCATATTGAGTTGTTCTTCTAACAATATTAGAAACCATCTTGGCAATAATCCACTATCGCTACGTGACAATACTTCACCAACTTTTTCAAGATTTGTTTGACCAGCGTTAGCGGCACGTCGCATTTCTTGACGTGTCATTATTTCAAGATAATCTCTAAATATCATTTTATTACTCCGCAATATTTTTCCAGTGATGTATTACTTCTTCTTCCGTTGGAAAGTAAAGAATATTATTGGGTTTATAATTAACAATTTCTCTGCCTTTAATTATAAAACCATCATATCCTTGTTTAACAAGCTCTTTATCCATAGATGTATGATTTTCAAAAAAAGAAGGATCATAATCCTTTGTATGATTTTGTCCTTTACAATAATCTATAATTAATTTTTGTAAAAGTATTTCAGCATCATTTATAGACTGTACAATTTTGGGATTTTTTGGTATAGCTCCAACTACGAAATAAAGTTTTCCATATTGTTTTGCCATAGACTTATTTGATAATGGAACAGTGTATAGTCCTCTTCCAAAAGAACCATACACTTCATTATCTTTACCAAAAGATTTTATTCCACGGTAAGTTACATTTTTTCTTTTCCATTTCAAATAAGCATTGCGATCAAAATCATGATTGTTAGTAATTTCTAAATATAATGCTAAACTCATATTATACCATTATGTTAAACTTCTTAATTCTTGAATCATATCTTCAACATCAGATAAACGATAGGCATTATGAAATTCTGGAATTCCGCCAAAATTAGGAATTAAAAACACAATTAACCAATTGTGAATTTTATATATTTCTCCAAAACCATAATCAGATTCCGGCATAAAAATTATATCACCATCTCTGGCATCTTTTAATGCTTGAATAATTTTATCATCAAATAAATTGATACTAATAACATCATTCTCAAGAGAATCAAGTGTTTCAATATAATCATGTAAACTTTTTTTCATAATTACTTCATACTATCAATATTGCCACGTTGTTTTTCAATTGATCGTTTAGCTTCTTTTTCATCGCCATGTAATTTAAATGGACTACGTTTTTCTACTCTATCTCTACTAACATAAATAATTTTATTCTTTATATCAACATAAACTCCATTTGAAGCAAAATCACTATTCGCTTTATTATCATCAATTTTCATTTTAAACATTACTTCATCCGGAGAAGAATCTGTTGCTGGATTCATTGGTAAAGTTTTCATTGGGTGTCCATTTGGATAAGCCATCTGTCTTGCCATTGTTTTTGTATAATCAAGATGTGAGGTTGATTTGTCAAGTTCAAAATTTATTGTCTCACCATTTAACAAAGCGTTCTTTTGTGACGCACTAAAACCAACAACTAATCCGCCACCAATACCAACACTACCAAGTGTGATTAATGCTGTCAAAACACCAGCACCTAATCTATCAACAAAACCTTCATTTATCATCTGTTGATCTTGTACTCTCTCTAAATAAAAATCTAATGTTTTTTTTCATAATTTAATTCTCTTCAAATGGATTATCATAATAAGCAAAAACATCGTCATCGTCATCGTAAGCTGGATCATCTTCATCATCATTTTCTAATTCTTCTAAATGGTGATCCATAAACTGAATATCATCTGTAGTGATATTAAATAATTTTTTTAAAACTTCATTATAGTGTCGATTAATAATTTTTTTAATATCTTTCAAAGTATAAGGATTATAACTTTCCGAAAAATATATTTCTGATTGATATGACCCATAGGCTGCAATTTCAAGTTAATATTTAGGAAACATTGTATCCATTAACCTTTTTAATTTTATTTTTTCTTCTTGTACAAAATCTTTTATTTCTTTAAAAAATTGTTCTTTAGGAATATCAGATTCAAAGATTGAAGTAGCCCATTCGTATCTTACAACAGGTTCGCCAGTTGCTGAGTCAACTATGATTCTATACTGATTATATTTATCTGAATCTTTTCTTGATTTTGCTTTTTTCCATTTATATTTATATGGAACTTTATTTTCAACTTTTTCAGACAATATATAAAGATAATCACCAAATAAATGTCTTTCTATTGTCTCGAGTTTTGCCGAATACTTAAAATTTTTAGTAAAATCTTTATTATCTTTTTGAAATATCATCTCTAAATACATTTCTAAAGTTGTCATATGCTTATTATATACCTCTTAATTTTTTCGATATCATTGATATCAATATTTTTATTTAAAATCCAATCCATAGTTTGATTAATAATTTTACCGACTTCTGGACCTGGTTTTAATCCCTTTAACTGCATAACCATTTCACCATTAAGAACTTTCTTAATAGCTTTTTGAAAATCTTGATTAGCATACTTATTTGTTACATCTTCAATTCGCTCTACAGTCTTGTCCCAATCGGCCTTTTGGAAGAGATTTCCCCGCGCTTTTTGGTCCGCAAGAGCAACATTATACAATACGTTCCAATTCTTATTTTTAATTAAAGCGTATATCTTTGCATTGCTCATATTAAGTAAATTGTGCATTTTCATATGATTTTCGGCCGCAAAGATTAATGCGTCTTTTGCATCATTGTCCATCTTAAGTCTATTTGCAATTTTTTCAATTAATGATATTCCCGCCTGTGCATGTCCAAGATATTGAACCTTTCCATTATCTTTATAAGTTCGTGTAGTAGTCTTCCCTATATCATGTAATAAAATAGCAAGATTTATAATTGGATCAACAATTCCGTTTGCTCTTAATGCAGCAAGCGTGTGTTGATATACATTTCCTTCGGGGTGAGTTTCTTCATCATGCTCATATTCATCCATGGAAACTATCTCTGGCAGAATATGTTGAAGTAATCCAAAATCATTTAACCCAATAATAGCATCAGCAAATTTACTTCCAGACTGTTCTGCCATACTTAATAGTTCTTTTAAGATTCTTTCTGATGATATTCCTGAAATTTTAGTGGCATGCTTTTTAATAGCCTCACCAGTTTGAGGATCAATATTAAATCCAAGTCTACTTGCAAATCTAATTGCTCGCATCATTCTTAAATAATCTTCAGTAAACCTTTGTTCTGGATCACCAACGGTTTTAAGAATTTTACTCTGAATAGCTTGTTGTCCATCAAAATAATCTATAACATTTCCTTTACTATCTATTGCCATAGCGTTGAAAGTGAAATCTCTTCTTTTAGCATCCTCTTTAAATGACATTTCAATTTGAACACTTGTTGGTTTACGACCAGAACTTTTATAAGTTATTTTATATTTTTTGGGATCAAGATGTTCTGGATTATTAGGATTAAATTTTTCTATAGGGCCTAATTTCATATTAAAGAACTCCTTAATCTTTTTGCTAATTTTAATTTTTTTATTCTTCTGGTAATCGATTGAGTCCCAACTTCAAAATAATTAGCTATATCTTTAATTTTATATCCAGCAAAATACATTTCCTTAATTTTATTTTCATCTAAAGTATTCCAGTTAGGATTTTTATCTAATACCATTTTACCTTGTAATGATTTACTAATTTTTTCTGCAATAATAGGATTTTGCGCCGGATTATTATTTTTCATCCTATTAACATTTTCTGGTTTATTAGCTCTAATTTTTGCACTTATAGACATTTTTTCTAAAGATGCCTCTGAATAAGTAAAACCCTTATGTTTATCGGCATACAATTTAACTCTTGGATCATTAATGGTTAAACCCCTATTCCAAGCTTTTTTTCCTTTATTAGCAATACTAATTTTTTGATTTTTTTCTTGAATTTTTTCGTTAGTAGCATATTTCATTTGATTACCACCAAATTTAGAACCGGAGGCAATATTATAACATTGTTCATTATGTTCATTTTTATATTTATCAATAAATAAAATTTCCTTAGAATCTAAATCATTTTGAGAATCACATTCACATAGCATTTCAATTAAAAAATTATCCTTTCCATATTTTTTAAGTGCACGTTTCAAAATTACACCAGAACCATAATATGATAACAAAAATTTCGAAGAAACCTTTTGTCCTATATAAATTTTATTATTTATCAAGTTCGTTGTTTTATAAACATATCCGTACATTTTATTCCTCTATTATTCTTTGTACATAATCTGGTTCAACATAAGATTCCGATCTAAATTGAGCTATTTCATAATTAAAGCCTTTATACTGTAAAGTAATTATTCCAAAATCTTTTGAGGCACCTATATCATTGATTTTATCATTACCAAAAATTTTAGCAATTACTTCCATTGGCACATTAGTTGCTATATCTATATCATGTGGCTCTTTAGTACCTGAAACTATATCACGAACTGCGCCACCAACTATATATGCTTCACCAAATTTTTCAAGTTTATGAAGTACCTCAACACCAGCTTTAAGCATCGGTATTCTTTCTATATATTCCTGCCAACGTTCTTGTGATATATTTTCTAAATATATTTTTAACATATTAATATTTAGGAAACATTGTATCCATTAACCTTTTTAATTTTATTTTTTCTTCTTGTACAAAATCTTTTATTTCTTTAAAAAATTGTTCTTTAGGAATATCAGATTCAAAGATTGAAGTAGCCCATTCGTATCTTACAACAGGTTCGCCAGTTGCTGAGTCAACTATGATTCTATACTGATTATATTTATCTGAATCTTTTCTTGATTTTGCTTTTTTCCATTTATATTTATATGGAACTTTATTTTCAACTTTTTCAGACAATATATAAAGATAATCACCAAATAAATGTCTTTCTATTGTCTCGAGTTTTGCCGAATACTTAAAATTTTTAGTAAAATCTTTATTATCTTTTTGAAATATCATCTCTAAATAAAAATCTAATGTTTTTTTCATAATTTAACTCTCTTCAAATGGATTATCATAATAAGCAAAAACATCGTCATCGTCATCGTAAGCTGGATCATCTTCATCATCATTTTCTAATTCTTCTAAATGGTGATCCATAAACTGAATATCATCTGTAGTGATATTAAATAATTTTTTTAAAACTTCATTATAGTGTCGATTAATAATTTTTTTAATATCTTTCAAAGTATAAGGATTATAACTTTCCGAAAAATATATTTCTGATTGATATGACCCATAGGCTGCAATTTCAAGTGCTAAAAGATTTTTAGCCTCAACCGGCTCATAAGTCCATTGATAATCTGAAAGATCAATAGTCATAGGAATTAATCCAAGGCACATCATATATCCAATTATAGGATTATGTATTACTTCATTTGAATCCCCACAATAAGCTTTACCCTGTGGAACGACTATTACTCTCTTTCTTATTTTTTTATAATCAGTATTGGGAGTAACCTCACTAATTTTATCTGAATAATAATCTATATATTCTTTTTTAGTTGTCACATGTTCGGGAGTAGTATAAAAATTACTATACCACCATTCTGGAAGCTTATCATCCTCTCTCGCGGTCACTTTATTTATTTGAGTAAGGTTGGTCTGTCCATTATTAGCAGCAATACTTCTTTCTTTACGTGTCAAATATTCAAGGTAAGTTTTAAACATAATCAAATAAATCCTCATCTATAATATATGCTATTATATTACAGAGAACAAATAAAAAAGGACCTAATTTTTTAGGTCCTTTTCTTTTTATTTTATTCTACGTTAATTTCTACATATATTGATACACATAATTGTGCTTATAATCTTTATCTTGTTTACCATTTAAAATTCTAAAAATAGTACTTTTGCTAACTTGGTCTTTTTCATAAGCTTCTTTTACTGATATAAACATTTCACCAGTAACTATATTTTTAATAGGTCTACTATTTGCTATAATAGTATTATTTGATGGCTTTCTACCTTTTAATGTTTCAGAAATTTGTTTCTTCTGTTCTTCAGATATTACTTTACCTTTACATGATAGACTAATTTTCTTTTTAGTTTCTTCGGAAGTTTTCATACCTAATCGAATTGGTCCACCGTCACCACCTATAGTACAGTTATATCCATTATTTTTATTGTTACTTTCATAATAAGCTATATAATACTTTTCTCCAAGTTCCATAGATTTTCTATCTGGATAAGTTTTTAATATATCCCACTGAAAATTTTCTAATCCATACTTTCTTATTGCTCTATATATTAAATGATTGTATCGTTTAGATTTTTCATTAAAACAATCACTTAGGTGTCCTTGTTTTCTTTTTTGAAAATTATTTGTAAGCCCTATATAAATTTTATTGTTTACTTTATTTGTTATTTTATATACTATATATTCCATTTTTTTGCCTCTTTAATTTATTATACTAAAAAAGCAAAAAAAATGGAACCAAAAAATTGGTTCCATTTCTTATTATTTCTATTTTAAGCTTCTATTAGAATGTTAAACTTGTTGGGAAATTCTTGAGGATAAGACGAGCATATTGATATTCCCCCATCAAAATTTTATTACTTGGTCCTGTAGGTCCATACATATTATATGTTTTACCATATCTTGTGTAGAAGATCTTCGATGGGTCTCCAGTTTCCTGGTTAATCATCGTAGGAGTAGCAATGATAGGAAGATAAGGAGCATGGATATATCCAGTATCAAGAGCACCTGGTCCTTTGTAACCTATAAGAAGTTCATTCTTAGGATAGTTAGGATCGATGTAGAATTTCATTTTTCCACCAAGTGAACCAGCATAACCAAGTTCTTTACCGTTGTAATTTACACCAGCACCAACGAATCCAGGTACACGATCAAGGAAAGCAAGAGTAGTTGGATTTCCAAGTACGAAGTTAGCTTTTCCTAAACGACCAATGTTGAATACTTCAGCAGACATTGTGTTGATACTATCAAGAAGAATCTTGTGAGCATCATCGTAGTTTCCACGGATTGTTATACCAGTAGCACCATCACCAACAGTATTGAAGTCAAGAGTTTTAACGATTGCAGCCATAGCACGAAGGTCAGCAACAATTTCGCGGTTGATCTCAGCTTGTAACTCGATTTTCATCATGTTAGTAAGCTCAGCATCAACATTAAGACCATGTAACTTCTGTAGGTCATAAGCTGCGTCCATTGTATATTTTCCTCTTAACTGACGTCTGATAACTTCAACAGTTTCATCTGTGATTTCAAAGTTAAGTTCAGGAGCGTTAGGATCAGCTTCACCTTTGTATTCATATTTTAGGCGCCAGTTAAGAGCAACTGTTGAACCGCCAATAGTTACAGAAGCAGCACGTGTTCCAGTAATTCCAAGAACGCCACCTGTGTTTGCGAATGTAAGACCTGTAATAAGAGCGTCATGTCCAGTTTCAACTGCACGAACAACTGAGAAAGCAACTGAAGTACCAGCTGTCATATAAGCACCAGGTACATAACCTTCGATAACAACATCTTTTGTTTCTGCATTAAAAGCAGTGATGTACATAGAACCAGCAAAGATGAAAGGCTTAGTCGCACGAATGTTATCATTAGTGTTACCAAATTCAAGTAAGTGTTCTGCTGCACCAGTAGCAACGTCTTCAACGATAATCTGTGAAGAGTAATTTGCATCAAGACCTACTGGGAATCTTGAGAAATCTGTAGGAGATTTCCAAAGTTCATCACCTTTACGTGTCTGACCTTTGTTATTTGAGTAATACCATCTCATTGTGAAGATAGGAGACTTAGGTGTAGGAAGCGCTTGAATACCTACAAGTTCAGCACCAACAAGAGTAGGAATAACACGAGCAATAAGACCTAATAGAGCAAGGTTAACTCCTGTGAATGCGTTTGTCTGAATCTGATCTTCAGCCACTAAATGTGGGTTTCCATGAAGATATGACATATAGTTTTCGAGACATATAGCTGTAGTACGAGCCATGTGTTCGTCTCTTACACCACCATCTATGTTCAGAGCTTCTTCCCATTTTTTGAAGAGCTTATCTTCTTCTTGTTTTCTTAATTCATAAGCTTCATTATAATACATGAACTTAATCCTCCAATTCCGTTTATTTTATTTATATAGTCTGCTGAGGAAACGCTAAACCAATTACTGTGCGTTCCCAATCGGTTAATCCAGGTTTTCCCTTAGATTTATCAGGAGCAGGTTTAGTTTCTTTTCCAGTTGCAGATTCAAAAACAGGCTGCGCAGTTTGCTTGTTTGCTTTTACTTCTTTCGCAGCTTGCTGTGATTGCTGTACTTTACGTCTGAACGTCGCTTTAGTAGCAGGCTCAACATCTTCATTTACAGTTGTAGCTTTACCATTTTTATTGATAAGTCCCTTATCTACCATTTCTACAATTGTATTAAATCTTTCATATACTTCAGCTTCAGTACTTGCCTTAGAAATAAACTTTTTAACAGTTTCTACATATTCCTGTGGAAAATCTTGAAGTAAAGTATTAATAGCTACATTCTTAGAAAGTTCTCTTTCATTAGCCTCAAGAACAGCTTCTTTTTCTTCTACTGTTTTTATTTTATCGAGTATTTCTTTTTGACTCTCAGAAATAACAACAGGAACAATAGCATCTTTTACTTTTTGGAATGCTTTATATTCTTCAGAAACCATAAAGTCATTTTTTACTCTAACTTCTATTTCTTCATATATATCTTGCATTGCCTTTGCCATAGCTTCGGTATACTGATTCTGTTTAGCTTCAAGAATACCATTAAACTCTTCTTGCCAATCTTGTTTAGCAAGCTCAAAAGCCTTCTCACTGTCTTCTTTAAAAAGTTCAAAAGCCTTTTCAGCATCTTGTGTATAAAGATTAAATGCTTTTTCACCATCTTCTTTCTTTATATAGCCTTCAGGGATTGCACCTTCATTTATAACAGAAGTCTTAATTTCTTCAGTCCACTCTTTAAAGAATGTGTCAAGAGCTTGTATTTGTTCTTCATTAAGATTTATCTGGCTTAATATTTCTGGAATTTTCATTGTTCCTCCAATTTCATAACACTTTTATATTACATAAAAATAAAATTTTTTTTACTTTTTTTTAACTTTTTTTAATTTCTTGAATAAAAAGATTTTAAAACGATTTTCATTAACCTAAATGCTTCACTATCACGTGGTTCGTCGGTATCTTCAAAACCACTACCTGTATCTTCAAGATGATCGATTAAAGCATTAATAACACTTGAGTCTTGTGATACTAATATATCTGCTATTTCACCACAAGGTTCTCTTAACTGATCCATTAATGTTGCTGCAGCATCAACTATACTATCGAGATCATCATCATTATCAAAATCATCGGTTTCTTTATCTGATTGTTCATCTTCTTCATTAATTGCTTTTTTATTTGATTTAGAAGCAGCAATATGCGCAGCTTGTTCAAGAATAGAAATATCATTACGAGCGAATAATCTTTTTATTTGTTCATCAGTATATTTGGTTTGCATATTATACTCCAATTAATATTTACTTTTTATATCTGTTAATACAGACCACATAGTTCTTGTGTATTGTTTTAAAGAATTTTCAAAATACTGAAGTTCTTCATTAAATCTTTGTGAAAGAATAGCGTTATATGTACTTGGTTGAGATACAAAGTCATATGTAATCATATTATAATCTTCAGGAACATACACATATCCTTCAGAAGTATGATATGAAGCTTTACCACCAATACCGCGAGAACTTACTCCAGGCTTAAATTTTGCTCTTATCATAGCAGCAAGTTTATCACCATGACCATGGTCGCCTTCAAGAATTTGTGCTTTACCATAAACAACTTTATTAGCCATTTCAAGATGTTTACATAATCCACAACTTTCAGACATACCCATTCTTTGAATAAGCGTCATAGCTTGTTCATTATCACCTGGAAGTGGATGGTCCATGCCCATTAAAAGTCCATTTCTCTCTTTAATAAACTGCTGTAGTTTGTTTGTTTCACGTGAAAGAAGACTTTCAGAATAAACTCTTTTATTTCGATTAGGTGCTTCAGCACGCTGGAATTCTCCCTCAAGAATAAGAGCTTTAATAGGACCGGTAGCATCTTCTCCAATAATTTCTTCTGTAAACCCAAATTTGTCAGGTACAAAAGCTTCTGATATATATATTGTTTTAAACTGTTCCATAATTAATCCTCAATTTTATTGTTGCGTCCATCTCTATAAATTTCCAATATTCTATCTAATTTGTTACGAATATTTCTGAGTTCTGTAATTTCTAATAAATCTTTCCCACCAGCAATTGCATTTAATACAGCATCACGAGCATTTTGTAAATTAGTATATATTTCTTCTATACTATCTCCGTACACATATTGATGACGACGCTTTTCTTTTTGTTCGTCATTGCGATTCATAATTTAATATCCCTAAATTATAAAATTTCCTTATATCATAGTAGTATAACGAATTTTTGTAATTGATGTTTCATATCGATTATGTCATCTATTTCTTTGAAGATATTATAAGTAGCATTATTGATTTCAACAATATTATTTAACGCTTCAATCGCTGTTACCAGCGATTGATCTGCATGTAGTTTATTGGGAACGTTATAATCTAAATATAATGGTTTGGAAATCTGACCGCCATTTTTATGCTCCCTTTGTTGCCGTTAAATTCCTGTCAATTGCACTTGCAAAACCTTTCGTCCATCCTTGCATTTGTTCGTCTCTACTTCTCCAGCCAAGTGGACATTCTTTATATTGTTCATCAGTTTTAACAAACAATTTATTAAATTCTTCAACCATCGATGTAAGCACATGATCGTTTATTTGTTTCGATTGTAACATATATTCTACAATCATTCTATAATTTCCAAGTTTTTCAAGTTCTTCAACTGTTAAATCTTTAGCACCAAGAGCTTTGTCTAATTCAGCAGACATAAGTTTTAAAGATTCATATGTATAAGCACCAGTTCTAAATTTTAAAAATGGAACACTATTATCTGTTTCATTTGGTGTCACCAAATTATAAATCCATGGAGCAGCTTTTGTCATATCAACTTCTTCGTTATAAACTGCCTTAATTGCATCTGTAATTACTTTACGAGTTTCAAGAATATTAATGCTTTCTTTACGTGTTTTTATAATTGTAAGTGCCTTTGCAAGAGCAGTATCAAAATTTTCCGACCAATCTAATACCGAAAAAATTTCATCAGTTACGGCTGATTCTAATGTACTTGATACTAATTGTTTAATTTTTTTGTATTGTCCAATTTTTTCTAAGAACACATCTGTATCGTTCATTAAAAATGCTCTTGAAAAAGTTGTCATTGGAGTAATTGCAGCATTAAGATTAATATCGCCGGATTCATCAAACAGATAACTTGATTTATTGAATTCAGCAAACATTTCGTCCATTTTTTTTGCACCGTCAGTAACAGAATTAAATTCATTTTTTTCTAATACTTTTTTATCTTTTGCATTACTTGGACAATTAGCGTTTGTACATTTGCCAGCTATAATAGTTCCAGTACATTTTTTTCCACCTTCAAGAGTTTCTTCACATTTTTGAGGTTGTTCAGCTTCTATATAAGGCAGATTTTTAATTACAGATTTTAAAGTAGAAATAGCTTCATCATAATTATCTGTTTTAAAAATGTTAGTAATACCTTTACGAAGTTTAGCGGTATTAGTTTTAATTGGATCTTGCTGTATTCTTCCTTTCTGAACTTTGGTTGCTTTTGTACCATCAAAAACATAACTCTCTGTAGATTCTATAAATGGAATTTGCCAAACAGCATTGTTTTTATCTTTAACAAGAACTTCGTTTTCATTAACTAATGATACAAATGTTCCGCCAAGTTCATTTATAGTATTTTTTATAGTAGTTACTTTTTTTATTGCGTTCATGAATATATATTCCTCCGAATTGTCATTACTTATATATTACTTTTTTAGTAAAAAAATAATTATTTTTCTTCTTCACTTTCTAAAAAAGCATCGTTTTTAACAGCCAAAATATTTTCAATTCCATCAAGCTCACCAGTTTCTTCAAGATAAGAAAGATTCATATTATGCAGAATAGTTCTTTTTTTCTTATACATATGAGCTTCACTGGTCTTTTGAACTTCTTCAAAAATTTTTGCTTGTTCTTCTTGAAATTTTTTAATTAGTTTTACTTTATTCTCAATTGCCTCAAGAAATAAATCTTGATTTTTTAATGGATTAATATCATCAACAACTGATTCTTCTGGCTCACCAAGAGCACCTTTAGCCTCTGGTGGTAATTCTCCTTCTCCGCCTTCGGTTCCTTCTCCGCCTTCTGGATTTTCGGTACCGCCTAATGGCGCTCCTCCTCCCATAGGAATTCCGCCGCCACCACCACCACCTGGCCCTCCCATATTTACATTAGTTCCAGGATTATTACCAAGATCTTTTGCACTTTCGGGTCTATCTTCTTCAGGAAGAAACTTAAATATATTTTCTCCAGCGGCTTGTAATTGCGCAAGTTTAAGAAGTTCTACAATTTCTTCATCATCCATTTTCATATAATTTTTATAAATTAAGTAATCTGGATAAAAAATACCATCAGTGTTGCTTCCTTTTATGGTACTAATAAGTGACCACATTCCCGTGTCAACTTCATTTTTTTCTTTATCATCAATATTAGATGGATTATTCATCATAAGAGTAACATCGTTTATTTGTTCATTAGAAAAACCACGAAGTTTTAATTCTATAGCAACCAGCTTATATAGTTGACTTAAAAAGAAACGCTGAACACGTCTTACACGTTTAGCGAAAATAACAGATTTAGAACTAAGAGTGGTATTTGCAAATGCAAATTGTGTATCATAAAGATATTCTCTTGGTACTCCTGTTGATGGAAAAATTCTATTATTTAAGAATTCAATGTCACCGATTTGATCTAAGCCGTTTGCAGATGGAAGTGTATCAATTGAATTTCCCTCTGTTCCTGCACGCTTAGGAATTACTATATCTTCAGTGGCCCCAAAACTATCACGAACCATATCTGGCGTAGTTCCACCGCTATTTCCAACTGCGCTTAGTTGTTTTTTCTTTTTAAGAAAATTTACCGCATCATAAGCATACTTAATAGCAGGTTCTCCTTGTAAATTGCCAACATCAATATGAAATATTCTACGTTCTGGTGCTCTACTTACACGAGCAATTAACATAGCTTTTATCATAAGATTTAATTGTTCTACTGGAGATATAATGCTATCAAGAACAGACTTTCCATATGGTTTATATTTATCGGATGGTATTCTAAAATGTAAAATTCTAAATGGGTGTATTAATCCTTCAGCATTTTTAACTGGATCATTTTCTTCTGTGTCTTGATCAGTATTTACATATTTATAAGTAGTATAAAGAGCGCTTTGTTCTTGATTATCTAAATTTTTATCAACAGTTCTAAAGCCCTGAAGAATATTGTTTATTTCGACACGTTCAATTTGATCTCTTGGAATCCATTCTATTTTTGCAATTCTATCAGCTGACAAAGCTGGAATAACATCATAGAACTCATCTCCAAAACCACACATATTATAAACCATAGACCAGCAACGATCCTCAAGATCACAACGTCTAAATAAATCTTCAATGGTTTCTTTAATTGTTTTATCTGGATGGAGAATATGAATTATACTTCCTTGCTGATCTTCTGTTGTTGCTTCATCAGCATAAACCATTAGAATACCTTCTGCTTCAGGTGATTCAATAGTTTTATGAAGTCTTTTATAACGAGTTAATCTGAATGCTTTTTCCTGTTCTATTTTAGCCAGGTCATTCATTAGTTTTTTAGACGAAGAACCGCCTAATGCGTTTAAATCATCATCATTATTAAAAATAGATATAGGAATTAGTTCTCTTGGACTTATTGTATAATCTGGTTGACCAATAAGTTCACTATCAGATTGTGTAAAACGTTTTAACTTACGATCAATTTTTTTAAGTAGAATATCTATTTCTGCTTTTGTTCCATCTGAAGCGGTTGCTTGCTGTTGAATGGGACTTCCAAAGAGGTCTCGATATTCTCTAAAATCATTACCGTTTAATGTATCTGCCATGCGCTTTCCTCAAAATAGTATTTACTTATTATATTGTCGTATTGATCGAAAAAGCGCGATCTTTTTTCTTTATAAACATAATATAATAAGATAAAGGTAGGAATTATGAACAAATCGCAATTAACAATCGACGAAATAAAAATCGAATTAAAAAAATTAACTGATGTCGAGGGTAAAACCGGCTTTTTATATTTTTGTGAAAATTATGTAAAAGTATCTCACCCCTCTAAAGGCGCAGTTGCATTATCAGATAATATGTATCGATGGCAGAAAAAAGCCGCAAAAGAATTTATATCAAAAAAACAAATAATATCAAAGAAAACTCGTCAGACTGGATTCTCTACGTTAACAGCATGTTATGCTTTATATAGAGCTTTATTTTTTGAAGCACAAAATGTAGTAATAGTATCATTAACCCAAAGAGAAAGTACCGATTTGCTTGGTCGTGTAAAGTTTATATACGATCATCTTCCATTGTGGCTCAAACAACAAACAGATGAATTCGCAAAAACAACAATGAGTTTTAAACATAATAACAGTAAAGTAACCGCCATTCCAAGAGGAAGCGACGCTGGTCGAGGTGGATCTATTTCACTTTTAATACTTGATGAGTTTGCAGCGATGGACAATCAGAGCGGTTTAATGGCATCAGCAATTCCTACTCTTGCTGTAGGACAAGGAACGCCATTTACAAACAGAACTATGCCATCACAATTATTTATTATTAGTACTCTTCCACAAAATCCAATTAATAATCACTATCTTACTCTATTACATGGTGTACAAGAAAATCCACAAGAAAGTAAATTTCACTTAATTGATGTAGATACATCAGATATTGAACAATATCAAGATGCTGAATGGCATAAAGCTATGAGGGAAACTCTTGGCGAACGTATATACAAAATAGAAATTTTAGGTGTAGAAGTTTATGATTTGGAAAACTCACTTATACCAAATTATATTCTTGAAAAAATGACACCAGTATCTCCAATTAGATGTGATTTTCTTTATCCAGATGATGTTGATGCAGAAGGATATTATAAGGATTTTGATAAAATGCTGGAAATGAAAGATGACTTTGATGAACGCTTTAATTATATAAAGGGATTTTGGATATGGGAAGAACCTGCGCCGGGGAAACAATATGTAGTTGTGTGTTTACCTACAGGTGAAAAAGTTTTAACAACAAGTGGATTAAAAAAAATTGAGGATATTACATTAAACGACGTTTTATATTCTATTGATGGAAAAGAAACAAAAATAATAAAAACAATAAATCATAAAGTAAAAGATAAAAATATTTATACTGTGAGAGTAGAAAATATATATAACACCACAACATTTACAGAAGAACATCCTGTTTTTGCATCAAAAAGTAAAACAATTAGACCCGGAAAATTAAATTATAATCCAAGAATATGGAAACATGATTTTAAATTTTACCCTATTCAAGAACTTAATATAGGAGATTGGCTGTGTTATCCTAACATATATAATAATGAAAAAACAACAGAATTAGATATGATAAAATATTTTGAACAATATCAATCTAAACGAAAAGATTTTAATTTAAATTCTAATATTATATTAGATGAAGAAATATGGTGGTATATTGGATTATGGTTGGCGGAAGGACATACATCATTTCATGCAAAATATAATTGTCGAATTACAACATCACATAATTTAACTTCAGAATTATATTTAATAGACAAAATATATAACTTGTTAAACAAATATAATAGAAAGGTTTATTCAACTAAAAATGCCGAAACAAATACTATGCAAATTCATTGGTCGTCAAGACAATTTACAGATTTTTTAATTTCAACGTTTGGTAAGGGGGCTGGCAACAAACAAATTCCAGAGTGGGTAAAGTTTCTTCCTAATAAATACAAAGTTCAATTAGTAAAGGGTTATTTGTTGGGTGATGGGTCAATAATGAATAACTATGATAAAGATGCGAAAAAGAAGTATTTTCGTTCATCTTTTGTTTCAATTAGTTTAAAATTATTACAAGATATACAAGATATTTTATTTTCATTAGGAGTTGTCTCTAATTTAAAATTATTACGTAAGGCGGATTCACAAGTTACAATCAGAGATAGAATAGTAAATCAGAAGGAAACATATTGTCTAAATATAGAAACTCATGAAAATATTAAATTTATGAATTTATTAAACATAGATATTACTATTAAACCTAATCCTAAAATTCGTAAATCTATTGGATGCTGTCATTTGTCTGATGATAATAAATTTATATATTTAAAAATTAGCGAAGTTACAAAACAACAATATACTGGAACAGTTTATAACTTTGAAACAGAAGATCATACATATTGTTGTAATTATATACCGACACATAATTGTGACGTTGCTACTGGACGTGCAAATGACTTTAGTACTGCAGTTGTATTTGACCCAGAAACAAGCACACAAGTGGCCGAGTATTGGGGGAAAGTTGATACAGAAAAATTTAAACAAATCATAGAATTGATTTGTAATTATTATAATACGGCAAAGTTATCTATAGAAAGTACTGGTCTTGGTGGTCCAGTAACTGAATATTTTGCATCAACAACTATGTATCAAGGTTTATATTGGCACAGGAAATCTAAAAAAGAATTAACGCCCGGTTTCCCTATGAGTACAACAAATAGAGCGAATGGAATTGCTATTATGCAAACTATGATTGTTAAAGAAGAAGTTAAAATAAGAAGCGTTCGTATGATAAATGAACTTCGTGGATTTGGCTATTCAAAATCTGGTAAACTTGAAGCGCTTGCTGGTCATGATGACTTAGTAATGACATTAGTTCAATATTGCTTTCTTAATAATATTGGTTGGGCGGCAACAGATAAAATGGTAACTTCTCATTTACTTTTTGGTGATGTTGTTCAATCTATGAATGATCTTGAAGAACAACAAACAAAAAGTAAGACAATTAAATATTGGGAAGCTAATGACTTTGAAATTGATGACGAAACTAAAGAATTGATTGAACTTGGAGATGCAATGGGATGTACAATGGAAGGACTTGATATAAACAGTATAATAGGATCGTGGAGGGATGATTAATCCCTCTATCCTCAATCTTCATCAATAAGCATTTTAATATCAACTGGTCCAGTAACAATTTGTTTACTACCCGGGAAATTCCCGCCTATAAGACTATTAGCAACACGTTCTCTACTTTCGTTATTCAACTGAACAACAAGAATTTTGGTGATGCTATCAATTACTTTATCAGCTCTTTGTGCAGCTTCAAAAACAAGTTTAAGTGATTTATTTACTTCTTGTTCTACACGTCCATCCTCGGAACTCTCCATTCCACGTTCAAGAATATCATCAAGCTGTTTACGTAAAGCTTCATAATTAGCTTTAGCGGCTTTTCTGTCTTCTCTGCACATATTTATTGATTCACGTAATAGTTTTGTAAGTTCTTCTAAATTTTCCATAATATCCTATATATACTCATGGTCTATCAAATAAAGCAATTCTTTTATTTGACGATTTGTTGCGAAACGTTTTAAATAATTAAAAAATGTATTAGCAATTGCGGGCGAATAATTATGCGCCTTAACATATTGAATAAAATGCTTTTTAATGAATTTACTATTACTACAATTATTCACATGTACATGTTGAGCTAATAAAATTGTTAAATCCTGAAATTTGGGTTTATCTTCGAAATACACTATTAACATTTCTATTATATTATCGAAGAGAATGTTTTTGTCGAGGTTTTGATTGTACATTAAGGAAGGATTATTATACAACTTAGAAATATCAGCATTGGATTTTTTTTCATAATATCTGTTGCCTTTAGTTGTAAAATTTTTTAATGTGTTACTTACTACTGTTGAAAAGAAATTAAATGGTGTTCCTTTTGCATTATTGTATTGTTGTTTTAATATAGATAAATATATTGCTGTTCGTGCTTCTTGAATCAAATCAGATGCCTCAGCATAACGCCAAAAGCTATATTGCGGAGTGAATATAATGCCAGTAATGATTTTATCCATATAATTTGTATATAGATTGTTCATTATGGCATTACTTTTACGAGTGATGTTTTGTCCATAGTTTGTTTCTAAATTAAATTCATTTATTAAACATACCATTTCGTCTTGCTGTTTTGCGGTTATATACATGTCTTTTCCTTATCTCTATCAAGTTATTTGTTTCTGTTTCAAACCAGTCTAAACAACCTTCTAATTTATCCGTAGGAAACATTCGTAAATAACAGACAAACTGGTTGTTCCAAAATTTAAGATGCTGGCAATTTTTACAGTCTTTATTTCTTAATGTAGGATTATAATCAATCATACATGTTTCGATAATTGGTATATTAAAAAAATCTGTATCTATTATATTATATAAATACATAATACTATTATCAAAATAATTTATATCAATCAATTTTATATCTGTTATTTTATTGTGTAATGACATTTTTGCTATTTGTATTCTTAACTTTACTGGTAATCCTCTGGTATTATCAATTGCAAATCTTGTAATAGGATTCCATGTAAATATTTCTTGTATGTTTTGTTGTTTTTTAATTCTTGTAGCTGTTATTGTTATTTTCAAACCATTACCTGTCCGATTTTAAAATCCAAACTATCAATGGCCTCCTTGTAAATTTCTTGATAATGTAATGGTCTATTCATTACATCGCTTAATGTAAAACAAGGAAGTCTACTTTCACTAATAAAACTTTTTATTATTATAAGTAATTGTTCTCTATTAATTGTTCTTTGAGTAATAACTTTATTATCAATTATATCATCAAAAAACCAAAAGTAATTTTTAGCCCCACAATTCTTACAAACAAACTTAAATTTATCATAAATACCAATTGTTTTATTAAACTCAAGCGTCTGATTAAATAATTGAAATAAATCTCTGGTAACCAAATTCTCCAAAACTTCTTTCCAGTGTTTTTTATGAACTAACTTATTGTTATATATAATTTCTTCAATTTGCGTCATAACAAAATATACCATCATTTTTATAATGTGTAATTCATCATATTCGTTCTCTTCTAATGATATTAATGCCACATATTGCAAATTATCTTGTACTATTCTATGACGTATTTTTATTTTAGTATTATGTAGTGTAACATATTCATTATTAAAACATATTGGATCATAAGGATTATAAACTTGTATATTGAAATTAGCCGCAGATACAGAAACTTTATTAAATGTATCACATGAAGAACAATATGCTGTTTTCAATAAATAAATATCTTCCACTATATCAGTAGTTAATATATAACTATAAATATAGTATATATCACTTAATAACATATTGTTTATGTCGATTGGAAGTAAGCAAAAACGTTTTATGATACTTTGAATTTTATCAAAATTTGTATCATAAATATTTGCATCTAATTCGGCGAGATAATACGAAGCATCAAGTTTATGTATATAAGCCACTGGCGGATATAATAATCCGCCAGATGGAAGATATAATGTCTTTGGAATATATTGCATATTACACTAATAATTGATTTAATAAGAATTTTAATTCTATAAAAGGCTGTACTTTTTTGTTCTTTAATGAACATGTTTTTTCTTTACACAATACCATAGGCTTTAATTGCAGATTTGTTCCTATGTCTTCAAAACTACTAATATAGTCTTTGATTTTATCTTTGTCTTCTTTTTCGATATTTTCTACAATCAATGGAATATCTTCTATAGTAATTTCTGAACCATCTGGCTTTTGTCCATGTGCATCCACAATTAACGCTTCAAATTGTCTCAGCAACTCAGCTTTTTCCCCTCCAAATGCATCTTCAAATTCTATAGTAGGAATTGATACATCAACAGATACTGGAAAAGAAAATCCAGTTAACGCAATAGTTTTTGGTACTTCAAATTCATCGGTTACATAATTAACAACAAAATCTTTATCAAGATTAATCTCTACAACATGTTCTTTCCCACAGCCATCACATGGAATAGCAATTTTAAGTTTGTTGCCATAAGATAAAGAAATAAGTTTTATTAATAATGGAACCTTATCAATAATAGGAATTTCATAAATACTTACATCAGACTTAATACAATTATCAATTGCAGTATTCAGTATTTTTAGAAAACCATTAATAGAAAGATCATTGTCTTTTTGATTCTTTGATAATGATGTTTGAATAGAATTCTCTTCTTTTGTGGTAAATCTACGAATATAAATATTACCATCCTTAGAAATACCAGGTCCATGATAAACCTTTGTTTTTGTCGGAAGCATAAAAGGTACTGGTTGTGGCTCAAAAATAGATACAACTTCCTCTTTCATTTTACAATCATATTTTTTAGCAGCAACAGTTTCTTCTTTAACAACATTTACTTTGCGAACACTCTCACTGGCAATATGTTCTTTTTCTTCTGCGTTCTCAATTTCTTCAACAGTTAAACTTTTTATAGTTTTTCCAGTCATTAATTTACTCCGTATGTTTTTAGTCTTTTCTTAATTATACTCCAGTAATTTTATTTTAAGAGACCAATGCTCTGTAAAAATGTTCTTGTCCACAAATTATTATGATTTATTCTATCATGTTCTGCTTCAATTTTTTCTTGATAATATTTTATTTCAGCGGTACATTTGTCAATTTCTGTTTTTTTATATTCATCAACAGATATAGCTATTGGTTTATTAATATCATAAGTTTCACTATCTATAGTCATTTTTAATTGCTCAAGCATAAATTCCTTAATTGCAACATGATTTTCTGTTGGAGGATTCCAAGCTTCCACTTCTTTAATTTTAACATTAAGCCGTCTAATGTTTTCTGTTTGTTCAGCCATCTTTTCATTATAAACTTTAATTTTTTGCTTATATTCTTTATCGACAAGATTAGCAAACTGCTTATCGGTCATTTTTAAAAGTTTTTTCAGTTCCTTTTGTGTTGCCTTAAGTTCATTTGAATAATAATTATCATCTGTCATTTTTTCCAAATTACCCTCTTTTGCTATTACTTCTTCTATTGTTAGATTATTATCTCTGAATACCCATGAAAAAGCTTGCATACATTTAAATGCAAACTCCTGAAATGTTGGCTCTTTTTTGTCTTTAATAATCATATACGTATATCCAGTTGCCATTATTTTTTCCTCTCAAATAATTTGATATTACCAAACCAATTAAAAAATTTGTTTAATGTCCTCAAAACTATTATTTCGCAAGTTGCTTGTCTTATCATTTTATTCTCCATTGTAATATAAAAAGAACTCCAGCAAAAGCTGGAGTTCTTATATATTTCTTTTTTAAATTTAACTATTTGTATTCAAATCCATTAAAGCCATCAAACGAGCCATAAGTAACATCAATAAGCACAAGATAATTATTAAAAGGTAGAAAATTTTCGGGAAGCGTTTCTACTTCGGTTACTTCATAAGTATAATATACTGTTGATGGACCAGCGTTGCAATATGCATATTCAATATTACCATCTGCATTATATCTATTTTTAAAATTTATGCCAGATGATGATGAAAAACAAGAAACTTCAGAACCATCATAAGTATAATCAAGATATGTTAAACCATTAGTGTCTATAATTTTATCAAGTGTCCCATCTTCTGAATATACATAAGTATAATTTGTACCATCAACCTCTTTACTTATAACTTTTGTACTATCATTAACATCATAAGTATAAACAATGCTGCTTGTAGGGATTGCATCGGGATTGGTACCAACAATATAATCAACTGTCATAGTATTTGGTGAATATGAAAATTTTAATGTAGCATTTAGTGTATCACCCTCGCTGTCACCGTCAATGTTATCATAATTTTTCATACATACCATACGATTATTCTCATCATATTCAAAAGTATATATTGAATGATTTGAAGAGGTGGTGGTCATTTTTGTAATATTATTCGCTTTATTAATATCACGTACAATCTCAAAAGTGTCGTTGCCCCGTTCAGCATTGAAAATAGACACTGTTCGTGCAGACTTTGTGGAAGCAGCTGTTCGTGAAGACTTTGTGGGAGCAGCTGTCGAACCAAAAGCCTTATTAACAATAACATTACGTTTACCAGATTTATCGGTGTCAACTTGACAACCGATCATTGAGAGAATGACAAGAATTGTCATTGAGAAACTAATTAGATTTTTATTCATTTTTATTAACCTCGTTATATATTAATTATATCTTATATTTGCATTATTGTCAACCCTTATGTGATTTTTTTCTTATTGCTCAGGAATAGTAATAGTTACTCTTTTTCTTGATTTTCTTTCATAATCGCAATCCGGAAAAGCCCATTTTAAAAGATTTGTAATAGGTTCATCAACACTAAAAATTTTTGTTTCTTGCCATGATTCGCCTACTGTTTCATTGCCGGCGCTCATATCTTTAATAAGAACGATTTCAGTTATTTGGTTTTTCATTTTATTTTCTCCAAAGCTTCTATTGCTTTTTGTCCACAAGAATATTCACCACAACCTGGATAATAATCTGCAAAATTGCGAATATCTTCCAGTGCCGTTTGATATGTATTTATTACATTAAGAATAACTTCATACTCTTCTTTAAGAATAAATGCACGTTCTACTGGAACAGCATTACCACTTGTGAATTTCAATCTTAAACTTTCTAATACTTCTGACAATTTCATAATTATACCTTTTCATTTTCGTCAACAATTATTTTTTCCCCAAGTCCATATGATTTTTACATATTTTCCATATGGGGTTAATTAGTATAGCACAGTCTGATAATTTTTCAGCTAAATCCATAAGTCCCTTACTGAGTTGAACTCTTCCTTTTGAAAAGTCTTCTTGTGCATCTTTTGCTATTTTCACAGCAAGCATATCAAAAATATATTTAAGAGAGGTGTAATTCAGTTGTGATAAATCATTAACTAATTCTTCCATTGTTCCATTATATTTTTCAATTATTATGGGATGTTTCATTTTACTCCTCTGTCACAATCTATGCCACGTTTAATTATTTTTTATGAGAGTTATCTCTAATATCTCTGAGTTTATTATTTATAAATACTAATTGCAGAAAGATACCAGCTAACATACCATATAGAATCCAAAACATTTGTTCATTATTCATATAATTATTTCCTTATATATCAAACTTCTGGTGGTATTTTTCATTTGTCATTATCAATGATTTTCTTATCTTCTCATAATCTTCTGCTCTTTTGCAGCTCATATGTTCTCCAGCTTGTGCCAGAATTTAGATGGCAAATGAATGTTCTCTACATCAATTGCTTTGACAAATAAAGGAGCAATGTCTTTTACTTTAAACCCTGCAAGCCCACAACCTATTTCAGTAACAAGGAAAGTCAGTTCAGGATGTTCTTTGGCATAATCAATAAACCTTTCAACATAATATTCAATTTTATATAATGGTATAGATCTTTTTACAGAAGCATCTACAGTAGGAATACCAAAAGTTTTTCCTTGAATACCAAATGCTTGTCCATAAAGTGTCATTGGAGTTTCAGGATAAATACTTTTGAATTTTTCAACTGTAAATATCTTCTGAAGTGACTGTATTAATTCCATACTCAGCTGAGCATCCTTAGTCCTTCCACCGATAATAACTTTTTCACAATCCCATCCGATACGAATATTTGTTCCATCGATTTTTTCATCAGCAGTCCACTGATTGTTTTTAAGGAATTCGATTTCCGGAGTTGAATAATCTCCGATGATTATTTTTTTAGTTTTTGGATCTCTTTTATAAACTGAATTAATTTTGTGATATTCTTCAAAAAAATTTTTATTTTCCATTGTTATTATCCTTTATAATCTTCCGCACTTAATACATTCTTCAAAACGTATTTTATAAGGAGTGTGTAAATACGCATATCGTTTCATAAAAACATGATTGCATTGTTTTTTCTTAAATAAATTAAGAAAGTTTTTTATATTTTCCATAGTTTTCTAAACTTTCCTTGTTCAGCAAGTTTATCAACCGCTTCATTCCATACATTTCCAGTATGACCTTTTACGTGTCTGAATTCTGCTTTACATTTTATTTTGCCAAGCAACTCTTTATATTTTATTGAGATTGGCGCTTTTGTTTTCCAATGTCCAGCTGCCCACTGTCCAAGTCCTATATAATCATGATATATAACAACCATCGGAATATTGTTTTTATCTGCCCATTTTAAGGCGAATACTGAACTCATGATTTCACCGGTAATATTTCTTGAACCAAAGGGACTATCATCAACATGTCCGCATTCTTCATGAATTTGTTTTCCATTTTCAACAACCACAAATCCCCACCCAGAAATTTTCTTAGTAGTATCATAACTACCATCAATATATACTGTTGGATATTTAGTTGAAAGTATTGTAGCTGGTTTTGCCACAAATATAAATTGTGGACCCTTAGCTTTTAACTTATCAAGATATGTTGTATTTTTCATGCATGTTTCTCAAGTTCGTTGTATATGTCATAAATAATATTCTGATCTCCTGTCTCAGTTATATTACATGTTTCAAGTATCTCATCTGAAACATTTGCAAGAAAACGTTGAAGAACTGCTGCTTCTTTAAGTGACATTTCCATTAGTATTTTTGTTTGAACTTTCATGTTATTATCCTTTTTTAGCTAAATCTGAAATAGTCATTTTTTCGTATTCAATCTTCAATGGAAAAATTTCGTCTTTAATTCCATTTCGAGATTTGAGTGTTTTAAAATTTATTCTATTTGCAGCTCGTTCTTCAGGAGTTGCAGCCATACCAACAATCAAGTCCGATATACTTACTTTTCTCCAACTATCCGCCATAAAGCCTTCAGTCAAATCCTCAATACTTACAAGAAGATTACCACGACTTAACTGCGAATTATGTGTTAAAATATCATTTGCAAAAAACAAATGATCTCCCGAAACTTCTATATCAATTGTGTCCCCTGATTCCACTTCTTCAATGCTAATTATTTCATCTATCATATTATCTCCAAATTACAATAGCTGGAGAATTTTCATCCTCCAGCTCAAACATTAAAATTTATATACACGTTCAATTTTTCTGAACATCATACCAAGCTGATCGCCAGCATCAGCAAGAGGTATTCGAAAAAAATGTGTAGTATTTCTGCCCATCTGCTTGATGATTGCCATACCGTTTGTTATTCTTTCATATTTGAGCGTGAAATTTTTTCGTTCTCTATCTCTTCCCTGAAAATAATCTCCAGGAAAAAATTCAAGTTCATCAACTACGATTGAAGAAATTTCGGTTACTGCGTCCATACTATTACCTCTTGTTTTTTATTGAAATTTCATTATTTCCCAATCAAAAGCAATGCTATGTTTTTGAGTGGAAATATATTTAAGACATTCTTCATAAGATTCTGCATATTCAATTACTTGAGGCTCAGTATATCCTTTCCATAATTTAGTTATTGCATAATCTCCACATCCAAGCATATTAACCTCTTAATTGTATTTGCTTTTTAACGAAAACTCTTTAAGAAATTTTGCTGCACCATGTTTATTAATATAATCCACCGCTATACATAATGGATCATTAAAACGGATAAACCATTCTTTGTCTTTTGATGTCACAATCCATCTACGACATTTATATGATCTATCTCTTTCAATAACATACCGCGATCCAAGTGCTTTTTGAACTTCTTTGATTGAAGCTGTTTTAATCATTGCACCGCGACTTTTGCGTTTAATGATTTTTTCAAGCTGCTTAATTGTCTGTTCTTGCTTCTTGACGTTTACTTTTTTTTTCTTTTCCGGTTTATCAATTTCAGTAATATCAAGAACACCCTCTGGGATTTTTGTAATTACTGCGCCATCGGGAACCATGGTTTTTTTATCGTCTTTCATATGATGCCCTTCCATAAAATCTGGAACAGTGATATTTTCACCGTGCTGTCGTCTTGTGTAAATACCCTTACAAAGTCCCATTATTTTTTACCCTTTTTAACAGCTTTAGTTTTTGCTTTTTTAGCTGGTTTCATTTCTTCTTCTTCTTCTTCAAGATCGAATTCATCTTCTTCAATTTCGTCTTCATAGTCTTCATCTTTTGCTTTTTTAGATGCAGTTTTCTTAAGACGAGGTGAAGCATTTTTACCAGCAGTTTTTTTGTCTTTCTTTTCGGCGCGCTTTGCTATACCACGTTTACGAGCTTCTTCCATATCTTCACGTGATACAGAAGTTTTTTCATTTGAATTACCTATAGTGGGATCACCACCAAGCTCAATAATTTCTGCACGAAGAGCTTTTAATTGAATAGCAAGTTCTGCTTTTCTTTCTTTGGTATTTGTCAGACGCATTCTTTCAAGAACAAGATTTATATGCTGTTCCTGAAGTTCTTGAATTCTGGGATTATTTACTTTTTTCTGCTTTTTCAGCATTCTCACTTCTTTTGTTCTGAGCTTCTTTTCTTTACGTACTTTTGTGGTTTTACCATCTGAATTGGCTTCATGTTCTTTACAGAAAGCCATTACTTTTTTAGTTTTTAGTTCGTTCAGCATTTCTCCCATAGTGGGAATATAACGAATATGAAAAGAAGTATTTTTATCAACTGTAACAATCCATCTACGACAAGTGTATGCCTTATCTCTTTCAATTACAGCATTCTGCTTTTTAAGTTCAGCGCGAACCTCTGCAATTGTAATGCCATCTTTTGACTTGAAGTTATTCAAACTGATTTTCCTCTTTTTATATCAATTTTTTTTCTTGTAATTGCAGCAGATACCGCTTTTAATCTGTTTTCAATAAAATCATAATCACCATCATCAAGTACAGTGTTGATAGTTATATAATCTATGATATTTGAAAACAAATTGTCAATATGTTTTACTTCGGCTTTCATACCATGTTCTTCCATGATTTTTTATCGCGTTTATAAACTCTGCGATTTGTTTGTACTTTACTTTTCTGTTGAATCATAGTACGAGTCTTATGAAGCTTCCAAGCTGGAATTATATTTTTCATATTTTTATTTCCAATTTAATTTTTTTTTACATATTCTTTTATGCTCTTGTACCTACAAACCGCACAAGGATAACTACGTTGACAATATTCACAAAGGCTTTTATATGCTAATTGAAGTAATTCTTCTTTATCAACATTTTCAGTTTCCATGTTTTTATCTTATTATTTTGGCTTCCCAAACTCTATCGACTGAACGGAACATGTGCTTAGGAGTAACAGTATCTATCAAATAAAGATTAGCTTTGTCTCTCGCTTGTTCTTCGTTTTCAGCTTCAACAAGGAGGTAGTGAGTACACATTTCAGAACCACCATCCCAACCTTCATATGATACTTCAAATATTTTCTTTTCCATATTAACCCTCACAAAAATTACGAGCTTCATCATTTTGACAGACTTCAATTTGAAGATTGCAAAGTTTTTCGATGTCATCGTATAACATACCCTTTGCAAGTAGAGAATCCTTAAACATATAAAGATTGTATGCATCAATAGTCATAACAACCATTTGAACTGCGCCATCACCATATCAACACTTATATAATCAAAAATCTTATGTCTTTTTTGTTTAAGAATTTCATGATTATGAATTTTAATAATTTTTCCGTGCATTTGTATTTTCCTTTATATAATATTAAATGAAAGGTTTAATTCTTTTGCGCAAAACTCAGCAAACTCAAGCATTAAATCTTCTTTATCTGACCATGTTTCTAACATAATAAAAGTATCTGATCTGCTCTGTAGAAACAAATTTAAAGGAATAAAACTATTTATTTTTTTTCAAATAATGTTTCGGGATTATATAGGTAATTTGTTTTCATAAAATGAATATGATTGAAAATTATTTCCAGCCTATTCACTTTTTGTTTGTCATCACTCCATAACTCAACAGCATGATTTTTATCCATGTGTTTTGTTACGAGAGTAATAACATCTTTCTGCATACTTTTTCCCTTTGTACTTTTGTTTGTTCGTTGTTAATATTATAACATTTTGTCTTTTTTTTGTCAACCCTTATAAGAATTAAAGCATATCGGGTTTTGGCTCATTTTCATTACTATCTTCTACTTTAAGTTTTTTCATTGTTTCTTTTGCTTCTTTTTGAAGTAATGTGTCCATTTTATAAACATATGTTTTTATTAAAATATTATGCGCATATTCAGCTTCAGCAACAGTACCAAATTGCCATGTCACAACTCCACTGTCAAAAAAAAATTCTATATTTCCGCCGGTGCGTTTAAATGTTTTAACTTTTTCTATTGCTACTGGTGCATTCATTCCATATTGTATAAAAAATTTTTCTTTCATTTATCAACAACCTCAATGGTATTAATTAAAACATTTATTAAACAATCATCTATATGAAAACGTTCTTTATTTAATTCTATTGATTTTCTCGCAAATGTTGCATCACACATAGACATAAATTTTCTCCTTTTAATTATTATATTTAAAACGCAAATAAGTTGTTTTATTTTTCTATAAAACCGGTTCCATGACAAACTGAACATACTTTTTGTGTTTTTACTGAGATTTCTTTTCCATCTCCAAGTTTCATTGTATGCAATTTTTCTATGAGCCCTTTATTACATGTGCATTCAATTTTTTCCATATTAATCTACCGTTGAATCAAGACTTAAACGTCTATTAATTGCTTCAACTTCATTGTTTAAAAATTGTATATTTTTATTAAGGCTATTAATTTGCTTGTTTGTTTTTTCAATTTTTATCATCAACGAAGTTATAAATATTGCAACAATAATTAAAAACACAATCAAAACTTTATTTTTCATTTTTTATTTTATCCTTATCTAATTTCGTTTTACTACACTTAATACATTTAAGCTGATAACGAGAATGGAAAGTACTGATGTCCTTCTATTCATGGATACATTTATTTTGTTTACCAATCTCCAGATGCGCCACCTCCTCCAAAATCACCACCTCCACCAGAAAAATCATTATCATTGTTAAAAAAAGAAATAGGCGATGAAGAAAAATCTCCACCACCTATGCTCAATCCTATAGGGTTAAAAGAATCATCCGATGAATATGAACGTTTTGTTTCATGTATTATATTATCCTTAAAAAATATTTTTTCCTTCTGCGTCTTGACGAACATCAAAAGTAAAAATTCCAAGATCTTGCCACATTTTAAGAACCTGGATTCTATCGTCGAATACACAGAAAGGATTAAATTTGTTTCTAATATGATTATCAAACAATTCAAGTTTAACAATATTATCAGCACGAGAATCCTTGTCTTTTCTCATGTAAAAGAAGTCATAAGGAATCTTAGCTTGTTCAAACCATTTAATAGTTTTTTCACGAGCTTGTTCCTCACGACCAGACATCATGACAATAATCATATTTGTACTTTCTTTAAGTTTCTTAATCATAAAAGCAACTTGTTCTATAACATAATCATTATCAACTTTTGAATAATCAAAAATTCCTCGGTCATTTGGACGACTAAGAGTCCCATCAATATCGCAAATTATACAATATGGAAGATTAGGATCAAAAGGATAAACTTTTGTTTTGCGTGAATCTTCAAGCATCTTACGCAAAGTAAGTTCATACTTATGCCAAGTCTTTTTTATAATTTTTTCACCAATTGAAAAATCTCTTTGTTTATCTCTGGTAATTGCTTCGCCGAGAGTAATTGGAAAATCTTTAACTAAAAATTCTACAGTCTTGTTTTCATGGTCACAAACAGTTTTAATAAAACTCTTATGATCTTCAAGATACTTACTATTAAGATTCTGCTCATCAATAACAAGATTGTATCCTTGTGCAATAAGACTGGCAACAGTAACATCCCATAACTTAGTTACCATTTTTTCATTTTCATCAGTATAAATATAAGAGTTGGTCATATGACGAAAATCATCACGAGATACTCTTTTATAATTCTGATTATTTGCTACAAATTCTTTGGCCCACGTGGATTTTCCTGACGCAATAAGCCCACGCGCAAAAATTACTTTAATCATTAATTACTTACCTACCTACTTACTTTATTTCAATAAAATTTATATCATTAATTACTTCAATCATTGGGCCATATATCAATCCACTATTCTTTAATAATTTCACAATCTTTAATAGAAATACTTACATTGAATGTTCCGAAGTGTGAACGCCAAATTCCAAAAAAATTTCCATATACTTCTTTTTCAACGTCAATAATTGATCCCGCCGGAATTTCTCCAGATTGAATGAGTGCTTTAACTCTCATCGGGTACCTCAACTGTAAATCTAATTTCAAATTTTTCAAATGGCGCAGTTTTACCAAGACCTAAATGTGGCCCAAAAATATTCATCACATCCCATAATTGCATACTGCGCACTCCTGGCTGAATATTTTTATGACGTCGATTTTCATTAAAATAAGTATCAAATTGTTTATAATAATCATTATAAATTTTTGCGCCATTTTCGTTTAATGTAATTTCAACAGTTTCATTACAATTAAAATCAATAGTTACTTTCTTCATATCATGTCTCATAAAAATAGTGGGGTTAAAAAATAACCCCACTTAATTTTTCTCTATAAACATTGTTTACAAAACCATTGATCTGAATCATATAATCTTTCTGGTCATATAATGCAAACAATATTCCGCTAATATCTTTATGACCATTAGCAAATATGTGTTGTGCAAATTCTTTTTTAGATAGTGCACAATTTTCCATATATGTTTTTTCAACTCGTTTGATTAACTGAAGTTTAAACTGATTAACTTCTTTTGTAAGTTCTGCGATTGCATTATATTTACGTTTGTTTTCAGCAATTGCAGACGAATAGTCGTCAATAGTTTCATCCAGGATCATTACTAAAACATCACGTCCTGAAATTTTATCAATCAATCTATGAAGATCCATATACCATTGAGATTTTACTTTGAATAGTTTATCATTAGTTGCATCATAACATACAAAACCTTCTTTACCAACTAATGTTCTAACATATTCAATAAACAATCCATCTTGAATTAAATTTTTACATTCATCAAAAATATTAGTTGTGAAGGTAATTTTACCAGAATTGATATTACGTACAGCAAGAGATACAAATTTTTCTTGTGGATAATCAATAACGATTTTATTATCAGGTCCGATATATTCCAGAAGTAATGTTTCATCTTTCTTGAAGTCAAACACAATATTGTTCTTATTCATATATTGAGTTGCCTGAATTGCAACATCAGAATAAAAACTTTTTTTGGTTTTCAGAAAAACTTTTCCATTAACAAGAACTGGAGTAATCATTGAACCATCAAACTTTTCACCAACATAAGTAATATTTTTCCAATCTAATTCATGTTCAAGCCAACCTGGTTTTTCATTGACGTTAAAAAATTTAGGGAATGGACGGCAGATACATTCACCAGTTTCAAGATTAAATGTAATACCACGACATTCTTTTGCGAGATCCGAATCAAAAGTATCGGGCATAGAAACCATATAAGAAAAAATTCCAACGCGAACACCATTAACAATTTCTTCTTTCATTCTAATTTCTTCTTTAATCTTTGTCAATTCAAGAAAATCTTGCAATTTAAATTCCATTATTCACCAATATCCTTTAAAAAATCTTCAAATGGTTTATAATATAAAGCTCTATCCATTTTGTCTGTCCATCCGACAATATCGCTTGCAACAGAAATACACAATGGAAATTTTTCAACTTTATTAAACCAATCAATTATTATTTTATCTTTTTCTTTACACCAGTTTAAAACTTTATTTAATTCTACTTTATTGTTTACTACTACAACTGTACTTCCATGCTCTAAGCTTTTATATTCTATCATTTAATATCCTTTTTTGAACATGCAACATTCTTTCCGTCTTTAAGATATGGAAGAGAATATCTACTGTGAACATACCAACGATATTGATCGTTGCCAATGTAATAACATTTCAATGTTATTTTCACTTTAGGCTTTTGTGCAGATACCGTTCCCACTGCAATTGCAAATATAAGCAAAAATAATATGATTTTTTTCATTTCATTAATATCTCCGGGTTATATTTGCAAATTGCAGCGCACACAAAACCGGTTGGCACAACATCTCCGGTCGGTATTAATGCGCCCATTTTAACAAGTGAATCATACATATCTTCACATTCTCCCCAAGTTTTTATAAGGAGTTCATCATCTTTAAGTATAACATCAGGAATATTTACTGTCATAACACAATACGGATTATTATACTCATCAATAAAATACAATGCACGAGCCTTAAAATCTGTATAATAAGAAAAACGAGCAAAAATTTCCGTATTATCAATAATCATTTTAATTCCTCACGTTTGCTTTTAATGTTCCACACTTAGGACAAACCACAACTGGGATACGATCATAATTCTTTCCGACAACCCAACCTGTTTCTATAAACGGCTCTTCATTAAATCCACCATTATCTACATATCCGCAAATACACTTTGTCATACATTGCCTCAGAACTTAATAAAGTTAAAAACTTTAGCATAATAAAGTAATGCGGCATTAAAACCAACACCAAGAAGACTACCAAGAAATTTTGAAAACGGCGTTTTATTCATGAGCCACATCACTGTATGACCACCAATACTTACAAACACACTTGCTGTAAGAATCAATTTAGCAATTACTTCTGACTGTTCCATTTTTCCTCTCAAAATGAATAAATATTTTTTTTTAGTTTTAATGCTTGAAAACAATTTTAGGTGTTTCTATTGTTTTTGTTACCTTTATCGTCATTTTATTTCTCTTAGTATTTTATCAATTTCAGTAGCAGATTCGTTGTAGCCAATCCACATACCTTTGCACATACCTTCATAATGAGTTATGTCATTTTTCACTTTCTTCATTTCAATTGAAGCTTTACGTTTAAGTTTTTTGCTTAATCGTTTCAGAATTACAATTTCTTCATCTGTCATAAAAACTCACCTTTTGCTAAATAATAATATTATTACTAATCTTTTAGTATTACTCACCTACTGATCGCCCACAATCTGTTGGAAAAAGATTCGAAAATCTTGCTGGAATTTTACCGACACAAACTATAGTATTGGAATAAAGAATTTCATCGACGCCATCTTTTTTGAAACAAAATTTATTTGAAGAATAAACTTCGTTTTTTGACTTCGGATCAATTATCCAATATTTTCCATTCATGGTAAAATGACCCTTATTAATCTGAATCTCATCAAACAGATTAAGCCACCTTTCACATTCAAGACATATTCCATTGGCACGAATATTATTATCAACAAAAGGAATATTAACCATCTTTATTTCATTTCCGCATTCTTTACAAATCATAATTATCCTCTTAAACTTTGTAAAAATACAACAGCAACCGGAGATGTACAATGCACAAATATTTGAGTTGAAGCCTTTTTATCATAAAAATTACACATCATACACCCTATACTTCCAACCGCTGCATCATGATTTGCTGGACAAGTCAGACAGCAGAAATTAGATTCATTCTTTTTTATTTTTATGATTGCTTTCATTTTTATTTTCTTTTGTGTTTTCCTTTATGATATTATTATAATCTTTATTTTAATTCTTGTCAATCCTCATAAGATTTTTTTATAATGTTCATGATCTAATTGAATTGTTCTTATTTTTTTAAGATATTCTATACCATCGTCTGATTTGTTGCTTCTATCTCCAAGATAGTAAACATTTTTAATTCCTGCAGCAACTATTGCTTTTGCACAATCAATACAAGGACTTAATGTAACATACATTGAACAATTTTTTAAGGAAGGAATTGTTGCATTAAGAAGTGCGTTAATTTCAGCATGAATTTCATTTTGTTTTGACCATTCAGAATGCCATCTTTTAATATAATCTTTTTCAATCATATCATTATAAACATAATCAATAAACATAGATTCACTAAGTGGAATATCGTTTGGTATTTCATATCTGAATCTTTCATTGCCGAGACTGATAACAAAAATTCTATTTTTAAAATTATCATAATCAGAATCAACATAATGGCCTATAATAGTTTTCAACGTAGTAGTACAATGCGCTGCACCACTAACAACACCATTATAACCAGTAGAAATTATTCTGTTGTCTGGAGAAATAATAACGACTCCTACTTGCCGTTTGCAACAAGTAGAAGCTCTTGAAATTTCTTTAGCAATATTCATAAAAATACTATGTTCATTTTTCATTTTCTAATCTACTCAATAATTTTTTTGCTTCTAATATTGGACATTTAGCTTTATGTTCTATTGTCCATGTTTCACATCTATATTGTTCTTTAGCATTACAATATTTACAAAATCGTTTTAAATCTTTATGCATCATTATAGCATCGCTAATATATTTTCTAAGAATCAAAATAATATTTAGTTTTTCTTGTATCATAATACCTCCATTAAGCATTATATATTAATATTTAATGAAGGAAATAAATATATTATTTTAAATTTTCAGCATACATTTTTAATGATTCAATTGTGTAAAAAACTGGAATGTTATTTTTTACTGCATAATCTACTTCTCTATCTGCGCCCTTAGAAGCACCTTCAAGACGAAGCAATGCATCACATTTTGACAACCAAGCAATATCAAATTCCATCCATTCTTCCCAAGTGTGACTATAATGATTAACATCATAATAATGAGAAGCTAATGTAAGAAATGGAACAAAGCCTGCTACCATTAACTGTTCACAAGCCAGCATAGATCTATGTACATTAGCTTCAATTTTTATTGGATCTGGATTTGAATATGGACTTGCTACATATACATGCAATTTTTTCATTATTTATTTCCCTTTGATATCGCAGTAAACTCTTCTGTGGTCATTGTTCTTTTATGCTTTGTTGCTTCATAAAGTCTTTCAAGCATAGGACAGTCTTTGAGAAACGCTTCACAAAAGAAATTCCATTCCGGTGATAATTTTTCTACTTGATACCTGGAACCAAGAATAGCAAGAAGTGTCTGATAATCTAAATCTATCAGCCTCTCCTGACAATAACACATTGGAAGAGCGTCTATTAATCTACGCCAAATTTTTCTTTTTTCAGTTTGGTCTGTTGCATTATTGTGCTGAATTTGTAACTTATTAAGTGTTTCTAACATAATATCTTGTTCATTGTTCCATTCTTCAACATAAAAATCATCTTTAGTAAGTAATTCTTTACCAACTCCTTTGTGCATCGTACTTCTTGAGATTGCGGTTGTTGCAACCTTATAAGTATCATAATGTTTAAAAAATGTCATAGGCATTTTTACAAGAGCTGACACATGAATCATTCTGAGAACCTTACTATGATCTGTTCCTGCTTTTGCAAGTCTGATTATAAGATCTTGATCTTTTGGTCCAATATCATACCCAGAATCAAGTAATATAAATTGATCTTTATCTGATCCCAGAGGAATATTATAAGTGCTATCAGATAAATGTTCTGAGTTCATTGGAAGTCTCATGCCAAGGATTGCATTTTCCCAACCTGAAGTCATAATACGTGTAATACGCATTCCTTGATTCATGTATATTTTAGTTATTTGCATCTTCTTTTTTCCTTGTAAAATATTTTGTTATTGCATTATGCCAATGCTTTTTTGTACTACTTGAGATTTTTTTAAAATCTTCATTTTTTAATTGTTTTGTGCCAACAAGATTTCCATCTTGATCTACTATAATTTCTGCGCAAAATTTATTAAATTGTGTTGCAGCTTTTTTAATAGCTTCTTCAGCACAAACAGATTTATTTAAATTAGTTTCACCATACTTCATAAGTTCAAAATCAAAATGTGGAACAAATATTGGATCTTTCTGATTTTCAATTTCTTTTTCTTTTTGTTTACGTTGAAGAGCTAATGAAGCTACAAATAAACAGCAGCATGCAGCATGTGCAGCATGAAGCAAATTAGACTCTGAATCAAATTCAGAAGCACCTTCTAAACCCCGTTTTGCGTTTTGAATATCACGCAGGTGTCTTTCTGCTGCTGCATAATATCTGTTTTCCGCGTCATCAACATGTTCCCAATTCCAAGCTTTATATTTTTTTGCACCGAATGTAAGAACCTTAGCGACTTCATTTAAAGCATCCATAGGTAAAAGATCCCATCTTTCTTTTTCTCCATCAAACTTCATACCTACTTCTTTTTTGTCCGTCATTCTTTTCTCCACTGTAAAGTAAAAAACCAACCTAAAGAGATATAAGTTGGTTTTTATTTATTATATATTTCGCAAATTTTTTGTTTTTTTTAATTCCAATTAAATATATCTGAATGTTTAATAATAGGAATATTTGTTGTTTCTATATCATCAAGAATATGTCGCATTGCATCCTTTGTGCGCGCTCGTTCTACTTGTCGACGCATTCTTTTAAACCACTTTGGAGGTTTGGACCATCTTTTTTTATCCATTGTTGCCTTAAATGATTCTTCACATGTGTAATAAGAATCTTTTGCTCGGAACGTTCTACTCATATAATTACCTCACTTTAATTTATTGAATAGTTTTACCTCATTTACACTAAATTTAACCTCTCCATCTTCATATGCATCCACTTGAAAAGAATCTAATATAGATAGAAAAGTATCGACATTTATTATTCCAAGTTGTTTGTTTTCTGAATAAATAGAAAGATTATCGTTCGGTTCAGTGTTAATTGTTATTTTCATTGTTTTTTTCTTTTAACGATTTTGGTGACATATTATTTATGGCTTCCAATGTTTCGTTTAGTTCTTGCTCCGATAATATAGTTTTATTTTCAATTCCATTATCTGGAATTTGTGTAATACCAAGTAAGTTTCTATTTAATGGATCTTTTTTCAGCATCAAATCAAAATGATCTTGAGCACTATCTTGAATTGAAATAAAGCTTTTATAAATATCTCCTGATGCATCAAACAATCTTTGAATTTGTACAGCAACCTCAGCAATAAGTTTTTTATTTGCAACAGCATCATGATAATATGATTTATATGCTCGCTTAGCGTTTCTAAGTTGATCTTGATAATCTTTTATCATCTTACGAGCTTGTATCAACTCGGAATTTTTTGTAGCTAACAAAATACTATACTCATCAATTAAATCGTTTTCTTTTGCTTTTATTGCTTCTTGTCCAATTTCTTCGGCTGTTTTATATCCATTATTATAAGCTTCTTCTAACGCTTCTTTTACTTTTAATCTTAATCGTTCCTTTCTTTCTGGTGTATCTAACGTCTGATACAATTTATTTAATAATTTGTCAAACATTTTTACCTTATATATTGAAAACTTTAAATGGTCTATTGTGTTTTAAACAATAACTTATATTCCATTGTGCTCCCTTACTAACATTATTCCAGAAAATAAAATTCATTTCTGCATCATCAAGTATTAATTTGTTTCTTATAAATCCAGCTGATTTACCATACTTATCCCATTCAGGTAAATGCAATTTAATAGGAACATTATATTCTATTGCAAATGTGTGAGCCATTGTGTCTGTACCTTTAGCTCCACCAGAAATAATTTCTGTAACAAAAATTTTATTTGCTTTTATATAATCGTTTAAACATGACTTAAAAGAAAAATAATCATTATATTCTCTTGAACCTGTTATAGATACTTTCAATTAACCCTCTACTGAATCTGGTCCTAAGTTCTCAAAATTACCAAAAGCTTCTTCAAGTTTTCCAGCTTCTTTATCTTTTTTGATTGCCTCAGTTGCATCTTCAAGAATTTTATTATAAATATCTTTCCATGAATCGTTTGTTGGGAATAAACATTCTACTGGCACCGGAATATTTACTTGTTTTGGATTTCCATCATCACCAGGAGCGAGTATTACTGGTTTATAAAGTACTGCTACAACAGCAAATTGTGGGGCAAAACTAACGCCAATGATGTGTGAACTATCCAAATTAATGTTTTGCATTTTTGCTATTTCAATCGCCCGAGATACAGCAATGTTTGAAAAATTTCCTTGTGATACTATCATTCGTTCATATGATTTTGCCATAAGCATAGTAGCATCATTAGAAAATTCATTAATCTTAGCTTCTTTAATACTTTCTGTCATAATTTTATATTTTATATTTTATCCTTTTTTATTTATTATACCCAAAACGCAAATTTCTTGTATGCTCTTTCTAACTGTTCTTCATTCATTTGCTGTATTTTTCTATAATGTAATGGAAGTATCTTCAATCCATATTGGTATGCCATTTTAGCATATTTTGCTATTTGTGCTTGTGTTTCAGCTGTGTTAATTTTTTTATAAAACGAATTAATACTATAACTTTCACTTAATCCATAATATTCATTATAATATGGACTCCCCATTATCATTAAAAAATTATTTAATGATTTAGGATTTTTAAAAAATGTATTATACTGATTTTCATCTAAAGAAATTTTGCCTTTATACATTGCATAAATAATTAAATCCACGTGTATTAATCGTGATGGATCGCCACTTAAAAAGGTTCCATCCGGAAATATAACAATTCTACTACCCTTACTAATAATTGAGTTAGTTCTTATATTGTCTTTTGCGTTTATTTGTTTTAATACTTTTTTAGTATATATAGTTTGACTGTCTTTGAATTCTCCTTCAATAGGCCATTTATAATTTCTTAACCATTCGGGAAAATTATAACCTCGACGCGATGGTGGAATACGTACATCATCCAATTTAATATCTTGTTTAAGATTTGTTTGTCCATTTTGTGCAGCACGTTGTCGCTCTGAAGCAGTCAGCCACTCAACAATATATTCTTTTAAATTCATGAAATTTTCCTCTTAGTAGGTTCTTTGCGAAAAGCATATTTATGTGAAAATCCTTTTTTAATGGCCATATCTTTATCTGATATTTTTATCATTGGCTTATTGTTAATACCAAGCACACCAGAAAGATACTGATATATATCTTGAAAAGCAGTATAAGGATCTTTCTGTGTAACAAAATTAAATTGTTTAAGATCATCGTTTAATGTTAGAGTTTTCCAGCCATCTGAACCATTAGGCCCACGAATAGTAAAAATTGGAACCATATAATCTGTAAATATTTTATTAAAATCATCCCAATTTTTATTGAAAAAATCTACATAATTACGATTGAGACCCCAACGATTATTTTTTGCATCATAAATTTGTTCTTCGGTTGGTTCATAATGAGCAGTAGTGTCAATAAAACAAGGATATATTTTTCCACAAAAGCCAATTATCAATGTTTCTTCTTTACGGTTTTGACTATAATTTGTATAAACACCAATATCATACAAATCACCCTTAGTGTGATCTTTTTTATCTCTATGATGTATATACGAAGAAAATGGATCGTTATTTTTATTTAACGAAATTGGTTCTGGATTACGTAAATAAACACATTCATTATCAATTCCAAAAGACATTATAGTATCATAATAATCACGATATTTAGAAATAATTCTCATTGTGTTTTCCTTTGTTATTTTTTACCACTGCATTAATACTCCAGCTTGAATTGCAGCATATCCTTGTGTAAATGAAACACCTCCACCCACACCAAAACGCCCGAACATTTTGTAATATTGAGTATTTAGTCCAATTTTAAAATTTGAATCAAAAAAAGTATTTAATATAATAAGATTGCGATATTGTTTTGCGATAGTTTCAATCTTTACTTTTCTACTCCATTCTCTTTCACATAAATAAGCCGTCAAATCATATTCATCGTCTTGAATATGTCTGATATCAAGTCCTGGTGTAGCAGTATAAAAGCATTGTAAATCTTTAACTTTTTCTTCGTCTGTCATATTACCAATATTTTTGTTTATTGTATTGGCAACAATTTTATCTTTAGTAATCACAACTTCTGTTGGGGTTCTAAATTTATATGAAAGAATCCATCCAAGACCAAAAGCAATAACAAATAAAATTATATATTTTTTCATAAGTCCTCTATTTATATTATATTGTCTAAATACAAGAAAACTCCCACATTTTATTGTGGGAGTTTTCAAAAACTAAAAAATTTTAGAGGACTATTGGTAATTAAGCTGGAATAACATCATATTCATCTTTGATGTTTTCAGAGAAAAACATACCAATGGATCCAGCGTTGACAAACGCGTCAAACATATCTTTAGGAACATCGGCATAACAATATGTCTTGTTATTTTTAAATTCAACAGCAAGAATCTGAGTTTCTTCATCGTAGCCAATACGTTTAATTACACTTGATTCAACTGCAATCATTTTTTCGTCCATATTTGTAACCTCTATTATAAAATTATGGGAAGATTATATCTTCCCATATTTATCGTTCTATATTGTTTTTAGATCAAGCTTCTGCTACTTCAGCAAGTTCAGAAACTTCGGCGGCCTTTGCAGCTTCAACCATAGCCTTCAGTTCAGCGATTGCAGTCTGAGTTTTGGTAACTGCTTCAATCTGCTTAGCAAGCTTAAGTTCAAGGGCTTCAAGTGTTTCAGCTGCCTTTTCAAGCTTTTCAGCTTTCTTTGCTTCAAGCTTTTCAGCCTTTTCAGCGGCACGAGCTTCGGAGATAGCAGCACGTTCTTTTGCCTTTTCAAGCTTTTCGGCACGAACCTTAGCAGCAGCTTCTTCACGCTCTTTTGCTTTTAGTTCTTTTGCTTCGAGCTTTGCAAGCTTTTCTTTGGAAAGGCGAGCCCTTTCCTGTGAACGCTCAAGAGCACGTGCAGCGGCAGTAGTAGTTTTGTAACCTTCGGGAATACGAGCTTCAAGAAAACCAGTAGTGTCAATTTTTGCTTTAGCCATTATTTTGTCCTCTGTAGTTTTTAGTTTTTTTTAGTTTCTTTTGTTGTTTGCTTATACTATTATTATAACATTAATTTTAAATCTTGTCAACCCTTATAAGTTTTTCTTTATAAAAGATATAAACACAACAAATAATTTGTTTTGGAAAAACCACTATCTCTTTTATTAAAAGTAAAATATTAAAAATAAATATAAAGGGCGCGACAATAAGATTAAAAGATCCATCAAGAATGTTATCAATTTTTATTTTAAAAACTTTTCCTTTAAAGGAAAATATAAAAACTCAAAAATCTTTCCAAGTATTTATTTCATTCATTGTTTATTCTCCTTATACTATTATTATAGTATTAATCCTTATTTTTGTCAACCTATTTAAGATAATTATTCGCTTTAAAAGAATTAATAGTTATCATATTAATGACATTGTTTTCTGACATTTCTTTGTGAGTAGGCGCTTCAATTTTTCTAAGTTGCCAATTCCAAACATTTTCCCAATGATCTTCGCCAAGTCCACGATGTTCATTCATGCGTCGTGTTAAACCATCTCCATCAAAATCAGGAAAATAAACATATTCAATTTCAAAAAAGTTTTCTTTATCAAATGTATCTTCTACACGCATAATTAAATCAATATAAGCATTTCTATCTTTTCTGGTCAAATTACATTCGTCGATTATAATTGATTGATATGGAGCAATTCCAAGTATAATTTCTGACGCACAATTTGCAATTGTATCATCAGTGATTTTATTTATCAACTGTTCTACTGTCTCTTCATAACGATATTGTCCGAGTAACATTTCTCGAATTTTATCTTTTGAAACAACAAGTGTTGGTGACGTGATTGCCATTTTATTAGCAAACGTGCTTTTGCCACTTCCTATCATACCAATACAAATATACACTTTAGGATTCACTATCACACCTCTTTGATATATAATTGTTGACCAATTTTTAAACCTGTATTTATAGACAATTCTTCGTTTTTATTTACTACAGGGAATAAATGATTAGCGCTACAAATAATTTCTTTGCCTGATTTTGTTTTAATTTTATATTTTTTTGTATTTTTATTAATTTGAATTTTCTGTACAAAATTATATTGTGATTTTGAACGTATAAAATCACCAACTTTTAATTCAGACAATTTTATTTTTCCCTTAAAAGTAATTACTTCTGTATTAGGATCAAGACATGCACTAACAACTGGAATATCAAGTTCTTGTCCTATTCCACGAAGTTCTGCTCCAACCGCTCCCTGTGATTCATATTCGTTGGCTTTTTTCTGATTTGGTAGCATCAGTTCAAGATAATCTACAATAAGAAGATTGAGTCCGTGTTTGCCACCTCCTCTCATTTTAAGTCCATTATATAATTCAAGCTGATATAAATAATTAAGAATATTTTTAGCACTTACACTGCTTGTTGGAAATTCTTTTATATAAAGTTTATTGTTCTTACGTTTATTTTCAAAAAATTTAATAACATCATCTTTTCTTGCTTTAACTTCGTTCAATGGAATACGCACAGCAGATGAATCAATTCTTTGTGCTTTTCTTACTTCGCTAAGTTCCAATGTAATCATAACAACATTATAGCCTTGATCCCAAGCGTGATATGCAATATTATCAAGTGCAATTGATTTTCCTACAGAACTTGTTCCAGCGAATAAAGCTAATTCTTTTCCATAGAATCCTCCACCAATAAGCATATTAAGTACTTTCCAAGGAGAAGGAATAATGTTATTAGAAAGATTCTCTAATGCGGCGAAACGAGTTTCAACATCTTGAATATCTGTTCCAAGCTTGATATCCGGATTCCAGTTAACAGCATCTTTCATTTTACTTTCAATATTAAGAAAATCTCTTTTTTCAAGAAGATCAACTGATTCAAGAAGAGCTGTTTTAATTTTATTGTTTCTAATAAAGTTAAGCGCTTCATCATATACATATTGTTGCACTTCTGGAAGTGTATCTCCAGTAACTTTATTATAAACTAATTCAATTTCAGAAAGTACTTTGTCGCCATAATTTTTGCGTGTTGCAATATCAAGTGCTTGTGCTCTTGTTGGAAAATTCTTATATCTTTCAAAGAACACATTAAAGAGCTTATATATAATTGCGCGCTCTTTTTTGGTCCAATATTGTTGAAGTATATGATCTTTTAAATCAACCCACATAGTACGATTATTTATAAGCGCAGGTAACAACTCTGCTTCAATAGCATCTACAAATGGAAAAGTTTCAGTATTCATTATATATTCCTTTATATTCTTTTTTATTTATTATATTAAAAATGCAAATAAGTTAAAAATAAAATCTCCGAGGATATAATAAATAAAACAAGGAGAATTTTTATGACAGAAAAAGATATTGATAATATGCCAAATGATGAGGATCTTAAACCACTACCATCAGACGCAAGAGATAAAGCAATTGATGCACTAAAAACATTAAATAATTATGAAACAGAGTCATCACCATTTAAACCAAAACAAAAAGCAGCATTAAAAAAAGTACAAGATGATGTACTTGCTGTGTTGGAAAAAGATGGTTATGATATAAGAAGCGCTGGAATACAATTGGCTGTATCACTATTGGTAGATAATCTTTCGAGACAATAATTTAATGTAGTAGCTCTCTTATTGTACCATTAAGTTGCTCCATAGTAATTTTTAAATTCTGATATGATTCAAGATACCGTTGATACTTTTCTTTTTCCAATAATGTGGCGGATGGATGAATCATATCAGATTTTATTCTATCTACATAAGTTGTTATCATATTAAAGCGTGGTTCCATTCCATCATAAATATCCATCATTTCTTCAACACAATCTGTTTTATCTTCCACATTTGTTGTGTTAGTATAATCTCTATAAGCAACTTCAAAACTACGATGTCTGTCTTCTAATTCATGAAATAATTCTTGCAGCATATCTGATATTCTTGCGTCCATTATAATTTCTCCCTATAAGCAATAAAATTATTATAATACATCTTTCCTCTTCCTAAAGAAGCTCCTCTAATGCCAGCGTTATATCCTCGTATCATTTTATCATAATCATCTGGATAATTTTTACGTATCATATCAAGATATAGAAAACATGAAATAATATTTAAAGCTATATCATATTTATTGTGTATATTATATGATATATGATATTCATCTAAATATTTTGCAGCTTCTTTGTAGCGATCTGAAATTGAATTACTATTATGTTGAAGTAATCCATAATCTATAGAATCTTCATTGCGACCCGTTGCATGAATATTCATTTCACTTTCAAGTAGCATAAGAGCAACAATATCTTTATGATTATAATCAAATTGTGTTTCACCAATTTGTAACAGTCTTGATACTTTGTTTAAATTTACTTTTGTCCATTTTCTATTTTTCATATCAAGAGCTTTTTGAATGGTTTGTTTAATTTCAAATGTAATAGATATTTTGGGTTTGATTTGCTGAATTGTTTTTGGTTCAATAAATGTTTGATTATTCTGTATTGTTTTACAACCTACTCCTATATTGGCAATAATAACAAACGCTAACAAAACCAGTAAAAATTTAAGGCTGATGTTGATATATGTTATTTTCATCGATCTTCAATATATCCTTAAAATATTTTTTTAAAGCTACTATGTTTTTATTTTTTGTCTTTTTATTATTATAAACACTTACAAGTTGCGCTGCCCATTCATCTGCAATATGTTCTATTGTACTATTGCCTTTTTTAAACATGTACTCTTTTACAATTTTTTTTGCAGTTTTTCTTTCGAGACTATTAAAAGCTTCACTAACAAGCACGCGATAGTCTTTAACATAATTAAAAATAAAATGAGATAATTCATGCAGTAAAATATGTTCAGGATTATAACTATCAAACTTTGCTAAGTTATTATTAATAACAATAATATTAACATTTCCTGAAAATTTTATCTGTGAATTATCTACTTTGATTTTTAAATATTTTGTTGCTTCATTAAAAACAACTTGTTCATCTTCGGTTAAATCTGTATAATATGTTTTTAAAAAATCTTTAATAAGAGCGTTAGGTACATAAAGTCCATACAGCATTGTATCATATTCTGTTTGCATAATAACTTTGTACCATTTTAAAAATTCGTCTTTATTTAATAGTGTCTTATCAAGTGTTCTCCAATTTTTAAATTCTAATAAGCGAAGAAAAGTATTTGAAAAATCATTTTTTTTAAAAAGATTTACTATAAGAAGATTATGTTTAAAGACTTTATGATGTGTTATTTGTATTTTTTTTATCATTGAATTATTTTTAGCTGTTTCGCTAATTGTGCCTTTAACCCATATTTATTTAATCGATTATCAAAATCAAAATCGATTTCTTCTTGTGCCATTTGATTAAAATCTTTTTGTTTAATCCCCTTAAAATCATATATCCAAACGTTATTATGATATTGTGATAATGTTTTTGCTAATTCCATTCTGGTTTTTTCACCAGCCACATCATTATCCATTATAACAACAATTCTGGAAAAATTTTTATTAATGATCTTTTCGATTTGTTCTTCTTGAATGTTGCTGGCTCCAAGAATAGCAATTCCATTATACACAGTTAATGCATCAAAAATAGCTTCAAAAATATAAACGCTGTTTTCTGATTTTATATTATCAAGATTCCAAATTGGATGTGGCCAAGAAGTACATTGAGCATTTTTCCAGCGCAATGTGCTATTTATTATACTTCTTCCTGTCCAATAAATCATTTCTCCATTTTCATAAACTGGAAATACAATTCTTTTTTCTTTAAGATCAACAAACAATTCTAAGTCTTTAATGCGCCAAATTGAAAGTTTTCTATCAAGTAAATATTTTGTATATTCTTGATGTTTGTTTATATCCAGTTTTACAAAATGTTCCGGGAAAGTTACTTTTTGTTTTTTCTTAACAACTCGTTCAATTTTAGGCTGTGGCATAATATTTTTTTTAATATCGCCATGAAACATATAGTTTATTAAAAACCATATTCGTGCTTCATTTAAGTTGCCAAAGCCTTTAATGAGCATAACAAATTTCCAAAATGAACCCTTGTATTCTTCGCCAAATAATAATGCGCTTTTATAAGTATTAAATAACACTACTGGTTCTTCTGCCCAATCCGGTTGTGTTAAAGCAATACTACAACGTAATTTGTTATCTGGTGACCAAGGGTCATTTATGGATATTTTAAAAAAAGGTCCATCATCTTGACGAATTTTAATCGTGGATGATAGACCTTCATCGTTTAAGAAACTTATTATTTGTTCCGCGGTTGGATTCATTATCTCAGTTTATATTTTTTATTTCTCACCATTTTATCATGGCGGCGAGTCACCATGTTTTCTACTGTGCTTATAATAAGATTCATCCGAGATACCATAAGATCTATTTGATTGTCCATATAATCTCTGTATCTTTCTTTTGCTTTATCAAAAGCAATTTGAATTCCTTCATCAACATTAAATACATCTTGTTCATGACAATATGCTGTTGCACGGAATTCTTTTACATCATTTCCGGGAAGTCCATATACAGCAATAGTACATTTAACTTCTTTTCTTCTTTCTTTAAGATCGAAGAAAACAGTAGAATAAAGTCGTCTTCCACCCTTAAGCTGTTCCTGAAGTGTAAAACCTTTTCTTGTACGCGGTCGTTTTGTTTCTTTGACTTTTACTTCTGTATTCATAATTTTTTTTTTCCTTTTTATTTTATTATACTGAAAATGCAAATAAGTTGTTTTTAAAAAAATTTTGAAGCATGCACTTTTAAAGTGTTTTTATCAAGATTAAAAATTTGTCTTAATTCTGGTCCTAAAGTTTGCATTGTATGGACTTTTCCTTCTCGTGCTAATTTGTTTAATGCTATTTGTAAATCATAAGACATCGCGTGTAATATTCGTTCTGAAATTGTTTCATATAAATATTTATTTGTAATGTCTTGAAATTCATTATCAAGTTGAATAAATGCATCAGTATCAAATATAATAGACCATTGTGCGGGATCATTGAAGAGTACTTCCATCACGCCATTATTAGTATTATGTTGTACTATTTTTCCAAGAACAACTTTTACCTTCATTTAGTCAGCCTCTATTACTTTTATATTTATAACTTTTCGTAAATCACATGTTATATGTTTAATCTTTATATCATGCCACCTTTGGTGCTCCCCGCAATTGGGACATACAAAGCCACTATGACAATTATGATCGTAGGCACTAAATACTCCGTATTCTTGATCGGAAACATGTCCGCAAATACATTGATATGCTCTTGTATAATGATGCTTTACATTTTTGACTATTTCTTTTAAAATAGTAATTTCATTTTGTGTTAGTTCTTTTTCTGTTGTTGTCATTAGTTTACCAGTTTTGCAATACTTTCAAGACATTCTTTATAAAGTCGTTCATGACCCTCGAAAACAGTTTCACCTGGAGCGAGTTGACGTGTAGTTGTTGTACTCATTTTTTTATCAAATCCAAGATCAACTGTTACTGTTACACCAACTGTTGTAGGTATTGTAAAATTTTTTAATTGTTGACTAAGTTCTTGAATATTATCTTTTACTTCTCTAATATCAGCATGAAGTACAGAACCTGATGATTGAGATGGCTTTTGAAAATATAATCCATCGGCTTCCTTATCTTTTTCTGTCATTTTTATTAACCTTTTTTACATTATAATTATGTATAGTTTTTATAATAATTCCAATTTTTACTATATTAGAATTCATTAAGCGTAATATATAAATTCCATATAATATTAATACAATAAGTATTATATTTGTTATTATCATGGTTTTTTCCTTAATGCCAATAATCTTGTAAATTTTGTAAAATCAATTTCTTCCGGACGTTTTGCTTTTTGTATTTCGGCCATATATAATCTTGCGCGTTTTTCGGCTTCCTCAAGTGATATCGTGCTATTTAATCCATGAGAAATAATCGATGTCGATATTCTTTCAACCGCCTTAGCCGCATCAACTTTTGTTTTAACAAGACGTTCAACTTGCTGTTGTTTTTGTGATCTTGTTAATGATAATTTCATTTTTTGTATAAAACCAAGACTCTCATTAAATCCTTTTGAAACTAATTTTGGATTTGTTATTTTAGCTGGATTATATGTTCTGTAAGCGTGTCTTATAACAGGATGTAAATTATTTTTAATGTAATCATGATATAAAGCATGAGTGTCTCTTCCTGATAATTGTTTTGTAACAATCAAGGCAATCATTTTATAAACACCTTCAGACAAAGCTGATTTTAGATAGTTTAAGTTAATAGCATGCATCAATTCCATTGGTTTTGCAGAATGAAAATCAGCAAAATGTCCAGGATATAATACTAAAATCAAGGGTGTCGGGTCATGTTTATATTCTCTATATCTAACCAAATAAATATTTCCTGTTTTAAATTCCATTACTCTTCAATCCATTCACTTAAAATATCTTTAATGGTTGCTATAGTTAACCCCATATTAAGATCCTTATCTTTTATATTACATTCAAGTTCATATAACCATTTTATTATATCACTTCCATTAAAATATTTTTCATCTTTTATAAGAGCAATTCTTATTTCTCGATTTTTTAATTTATCTTCCATTGATTTTATCCATTGCATCTTCAAGTTTCTTTTTTCCGCCTTGAACATAATACCATTTTTTTAGTGTACTTTGTTCAATATTAAGTTCTTCAGCTACTTTTGCAATTGATTTGTTTTCAATAAATCGTAAATTAAAAATTTGTTGTTCAAAAGCATTAAGGTGTTTGAACTGATCTTTTATAATCATTTCTGTTAAGATTGTATTTTCAAAATTACGTAAATAACTAATCTGTTTTGTCTCAACAAATTTATGCTCTTTAATATCTCCTGAACTTGCATCTTCATTATAAGAACGCATATCTTCTAAAGAAATATTATTCATAGTTTTTCTATTATTAGTTTTCAGTTCTTGTCTTACGCCATTTTGAATAACTTTATACGCATAAGTACCAAATTTCGCGCCACCTGATTTTTCAACATCATACTTTGTTGCAGCTTTCCACAAACTAATCGCACCTATTTGTAATAGGTCTTTAATTTCAGGATGATGATTTTGTTTCTGAATTACAGATAATACAGCACTTTCAACAAAGCCTGGATTCTCACGAATCAATTTTTCAAATGCTCTTGAGCTTGTTGCGATTTCTGCGATTTCAGCTGGATTCAACTTATTAATTGTGTTGCGAATCTTCTCTTTCTTTTCTTTCTTTATTTTTGGTTCAGTGTCTTTAATTCTTTTAATAGTCATATATTGTCCTTTATAATATAGAAATAGCACAGTGGTACACACTGTGCTCAACAGATAAATACTGTATTGTTATTTTTAATCTTCGTCGTCTAAATCAGACTCATCTCTAAAACCTTTCAATGTTCCGAACAGTGGAATTCCAGTGACTTTATCATATTCCTGGAATTCCACTGTTGCCATTTTACCAATATACTCTTTTCTATTTTTCCAGATTGCTGCTTTTTCAACATCCGACATTGATGGAGTTGCTTTGAAAGTTTGTCCATCACTCATTTCGAGAATTGCTGCGCCCATTTTCGATGAATCATTTTTTTCAGCAGACCAGCCTACAACTTTAAATTCCGCATCAATAAAATTCTTATACTTAATTAGACTTCCAGAACGCTTCTGTTCATAAGGAGCCGAAGGATTGCGCAAAATAATTCCTTCATATCCCTCTGCATGAAACTTATCATGCCATTCTTGAATATCATCAAAAGCAATAAGAACAGTATTGGTTATTTCTACGCGAGGACCTTTAACAAGCTTTGCAATATTATTACAACGCTCTTGTCCACAATCTGAGCTGATATAATCATAAATCTTAAAATCAATTGTATCAGCATTTTCATCAATCTGATTTTTCTGACGAACTACAGACTGAATCTGATTAAATGTAAGTTCATGTGAATAAAGTTCACCATCAACCCACTCTATTCCCATATCTCTGAGTTTTTTACACGCTCTACTTACTGCTTCTGCAAGTCCAGGAATTGACGTAATTTCTTTTCTCTTACGAGAATAAAGCTTATTTGTTTTAATGTTGGCAAGACATCTATTGCCATTAAGCTTTCTTTGTGCAAGAATAATTGGTCCCCATTTCTTTACTTGCTTTTCTTGATCCTGAAAACGTTTTGCAAGCATAGGTTTTGGAACGGAAGTATCGGACTCAACAACTGTTTTTGAAACGGTTTCAAGTGAACCCTTTACAATTGAATAACCATCTTCAACTTTCTTGCGAGCTTTTCTTTCGGCTTCAAACTGACACTGTTCGGCAGGAGTAGTTTCGTTGGCTTTACCAATATTTTTACCTTCGAGAAAAACACGATTTTCAACTTGTGTTTTTCCACCAATCTGACCCCACTCATAATCAACCATTGAGCCAACAATGCGAGCTTCCCAAAAAACTTTCTTTCCGGTCTCACTAATTTTTTCAAGACGAATAACTTTTTTATTCATTAATTATTCCTTTTAATATTCTTCGCCACAATTACAACCAATATCATAATAGTCTCTATTGTTTAAAACTCGATCAAGCTGAGGAGCAGTAAAATCAACACCAGCAATTCTTACAAATGAATTTTTAGGAAGAGCTTGCAGCTGAGCAATTAATGTTTCAACTGAAACAGCATTAGACATATATTCAAGTTCTTCTCTAAGAGCACGAATTTCTCTCTTGTGCTCTGGAGATTTTAACATAAGAATTCTTTCTTCTTTCTTAAGCTGAAATATATCCCAATCAAGATTATAACATGCAAAACAATTTGTGCGCGACTGATGTGTTTCATTTTCTCTACGAAATTCAGAAGGATCGCACCATACGCCACAAACAGTACATTCTATAAAATTATCCGGAACTTCTATTCTCTTTGCATTCTGAATGACTGTTTTCATTTTATTTCCTTTTTGTTTTATTGATATAATTATATCATTTAAAAGAAAATTTGTCAACCCTTATAAAATTATTTAAAACGAATTGTTGACCCCTTAAAAAAGAGACCTTCACAAACTGTGCCACGTCTTTCTTTACCATTTTTCTTTGCTATAAAACCAGTATGATAAAAATCATCTTTTGAACACGCTAAAAAATCATAACCCGTAATAGTTATATCGGTAAATCCTTCATCTTCAAGAAGCTGTTTAGCTCCTTTAGAATTTGTACAACCTAAAAAGCATAATCCAATTATAGCAATCATAATAATTATTTTTTTCATAATTTTCTCTTGTTGTTTCAATATTATTTAATATGTTCACGTTCGCTCAAAACAAGTTTTACTTTTTCAAGATATTCCTCTGAATAAGTATCACATATTCTACCTAATCCAAAACAAGTGCCATCATAAGCACTACAAGAAAAATTATGTTCACGTATTGCTTTATAATATTTTAGAAGTCGTTTCGTTGACATTTTATCAAGTTCTTGTAATGTTTTTTTCAATCATTGTTTTCTTATTTTCCTTTGTTAAAATTAGGATTGGTGGGATTCGAACCCACACTTCCAATGGAAGACGAATTTTAAGTCCGTTGTGTAAACCGTTCCACCACAATCCCATATTTAGCTCCGATGGGATTCGAACCCATACTTGAGGGATTTTACTTACCACTATAGTTTTCACTACCAAAATACTGCTCAGGAGGAGTTAACTAAGTTACGACCGACCTTCCTGCTTCCCTTAGCTATACAATATTATGTTTGTGGTCTGGACTATGCCTTCACCATAAGTTTGTTAGCGGGTACCTTCGCCGGTGAATAAAGATACAAACTTTTAGGTGGGTTATTATAGTCTCTACACGTTTCATAATTCCGGTATTATCTCTAAAAAGATATTCTGGACGAATTATGACTTCGCTCGGCGTTGGCATTTCAATCGGGGTTAACTATCCCAGTCTAACCGAAATAAAGAAGCGTTCACCGAATTTAAACCTTACTAACATATCGTTTCCAATATGCCGACCCATTAGCTTTTGTGAAAAGCTTTCAAAAGTCCCTTGCCTCTACCTAATTGGGCTACGGAGCCAAAAGATTCCTAAAGGGAATCTGTGCTACTTCTTGTTTAATAATCTTTTTATCCCAAAGTCTACGTGCCTTATTAGTATAACGTCTGTGAGTTTGTCTGCAGCCTGAAGTGCATCTTCCACCATAATCACAAGGACCATCATATGGCGGGCAATTTCCTTTACCGTTTTTTGTTCGTAGGCAAATTTTATAACTCATTCAAACCTCTTTGAATAAGCATAACGTCTGCCATCTCTTACTCTCTGGTCTGAAATTTCATCTTTCCAACCATTCATATCAAATGGTGTGCTCGCGTGACAACTTATGACGCCAACTTCATTGTTATACATTTCAACGTGTGTATTTTGTAACATCCAATCAAAAAATTGTTTTTCATTACCTTTAAAAATTTTTTTGATTATAACATGAACAGCATTTGTTGATCTATACAAACAAACATATTTTCTTTTGTGTCTTTTTCTTTTCATTATTGAATCTCCTTATTTTAGGGTATTCAATAATCGTGCACATTTACTCCATATTCAATTTTCATTTTTATTACCAATCTCCACTGGAACTTCCTGAATCGCTACTTCCTGAATCATATGAACTTGATTCGTATGACGAAGAATCATATGATGAATCTGACCGAGAATCTGAATCATCCCAACTTCCAGATGCTCCACCGCCACCAAATTCTCCTCCACCTGGATTGAAATCATTATCAAGCAATCCATTATCAAGAAGAGACATACTATCTACATGCTGTAGCGGACTTGTAAGACTATTAATGAGCGCTATAGTCAAACCAAAATTAATCAGATCATTTACTTCGCTATCTAAAATTCTTTCGTTCTTACGTCTTTTAGTTTTGAGTGTTTCAAGTCTTTCTGCGATTCTTCTTTTTTGTTCTGCGGTAAGTTTAATTTTTTTGTCACTATATTCTCCGTTTTATGTGCTCCAGATCGGAATTGGATAATTGGGGAATTGAACCCCAAAAAATAAATTTAGAATTTATCGTTTTACCATTAAACTAATTATCCTAAAATGTTTGTCCATCATAATATTTTTTCATTTTACGTTTACTTCTTGATGCTCCATAACCTTTATTTTTACCACAAAAAGTATCTAATTGACCATCACAATTTCTACAGACCAAACGTAAATTAGTAACATCCCAATTATCAGAATTGCCATCAATATGATCCATTACAAGTGGAACTGGTTTTCCATTCCATACTTCTGTTCCACAAATTTCACACTTATGTTTTTTTCTACTAATTAAATATTTTTTTATTGTATTAATTCCATAACCAGCAAAATTTTGTATATAATCTAATTTTTTTTGTGTTTCTTTTGTTTTATACAAATTAGAACATAAAGTTGAACAAAATGATTGTTTACATTGTTTTGATGTAAATGTTGTATTACAGTGTTTACATATTTTTGTTATACCCTGTCCGGGATCACCTGTTCCACCCATTGCTAAAGAAATATTTTTACACATTTCTTTTCTTTTTATTTTCCATGGATAACTATGCGCACATTTTTCAGAACAAAACCTGCCACTGCCATAAGTACCATTATGTTTTATATTGCAATTTTCACATTTCATTTTGAACTCCGTATAACTATATTTTATTTAATTATACTATACGGAGTTCAATTTTAATAAGCGGCAATTAAGCCGCTTCTGTTTTTATCCAATCTCGCTTGATACTTATTACTCTATTGTGTTCGTCTAAGTCATAACTTAAATTATAAGTCTGACAAAACTTTTCTACAGAAAGGCTAACATATTTACTTTCATAAGTATATGGACCAAAGTTGTTTTCAATTTGTTCCATTGTTCTACCTTTTAATAAACAATAAAAAACATGTTTACATCTGTATTCTCGTTTCTTTTCATACAGCTGATATTGCAGTGTTGCAGGACTTATGTCCGTTTTAATACCATGCGCATAATCACTTTGAGTTTGTCTTGTTCTGTACTTGAAACTTCTTAAAACTTTTGCTTCTTCTTTAAGTTGTGCTTTTAATTCTAAATATTGTTCGCGTGTCATAATGTTCTCCATAATTTTTTTAATTGATATTATTATATGTCAATTAAAAGTTATGGATCATTATTTGTATGAATCTACGATGTTAGTTTCATAGGCGTATTCCTCCTATATTTACCTTAATCAAACTTCTATTATATCTTGAAGAGGTTCAACAAGTGTTGAGGATTCTGTTTCACCTTCAAATATAATCGCGCCTTTTATATCGTTGAAAAATTGTACTCTCTTATTTGGAAATATTGTTATAAATTTTATTGTAGGATTATTTTTGAAAAAACGAAAAATCCCAGAAACATGATCTGTTTTTGAATAAAATCCAAAAAGACCATCAGCATTACTTTTATTAAATACTTTGGCAATTTTACGTCCTATGTCGGTTAGAATGTTATTATCAATCGCAAGTCTTTCGTCGCCACGCTCTTTTGCATGTTTACCAAGATCAATTCCAATTTCATTTTCCTTAGCTACTATATAACTATTAAATTGCTCAAGATATTCCTGAAGTGTCTGTGTCATTCAATAACTCCAATACGTATTTTTTATGAGCCCCCATCCGGGTACGATCCGGAATACGCAATTTACAGGACTGCTGCACTTTCCATTTGTGCTATAGAGGCAAAATATTAAAAAGACATTTTACGACCTTTGATCCAATTTTGTTTAAGCCATATATCTAAATCAGTTTTACTTATCAATTTATTTTCTTTTAAATCTTTATTATAAATCCAGCAATTCCCAAAATTAGAATTACCTGTACCTTGTTGATGAATTGCATTCGCTTTTCCTATTTTTTTCTTTGATTCTTCTTTGTGTTTTTTTCCTGTCCAATCATAACTATTTTCTTTTAAAAATCTGGCATTATTATTTAACGATGACTTTATTCTTAATTTTTCATTTATTTCTTTTCTTAACTCAGGATCATCTTTGAATCTTTGTTTAAGTTTCTCTTGCCCCAATTTGCCAGCTTTTGAATAATTAAATTTTTTATTTTCATTTATACTATAACCGCCATGCCTGCAATTATATGTATCATCTCTTGCTACAAAATCAGCATTTACAATTTGATTTTCTTTTTTATCACATTCCTCCCAAGTGTCAAAAACATATAAAATTTCTTTTATAAATTTTTCTTTACCAAACAAATCAACATCTTCTTTTAGTAAAGCACCAGAACCAAAATAAGTATCATTTAAATCATTAGTTGAATGTTGACCAATATAAATCTTATTATTTATAGTACACGTAATTTTATAAATAGTATAATACTTTTTACTTTCCATATTATATTATACTTTCATATAATATTTTTTACTTTTTTTATTGTTTAATTTGTATAAAATTTCCATTAGGAACAACTTGACATTTTACTGGTGTTCCATCATCGTTTAACTTTGGAAAAAATGCTTGATTTTTTGCATAAACCAAGGTGCCATAATATACATGACCTTCAACACATTCTACAGTCACATCAATAGTTGTTGATGTCATTGGATTAGATTTAATATCTGGTTTCCAACATTCCAATATCCCACATCCCACAAACAACATCAGCACTGCAATAAACAATATCTTCTTCATGCTATCTCCTATTTATAATACCATAATGAGGTTTTCGTACTCATCGCTTAAAATGCTTACAATCAAATTAAGGAAGCTTACGTGCAATTAGGTAACAATAAAGTCAAACAGAATTGCAACTGAATAGCTCAATACTCATATTTTTCATGCAATCTATTGTGCATAAAATAATACTTTCTTTTGTTTGCCCTAAAAGTAGCGTTTCACTCAATGACTATTACATTGGCGTGGAATGGTTCTCGTACATTCAGTTTAGAAGTTATTAAGTTGACATTCATGACATGACATTCCTAATTTTACTAAACTACGTTCACAATCCTATAATTAGCTCAAATTTCCATCCGTGAACAGATTTCCATCCTTCAGCCATACCAACGCCTAATTTAAATTAAAGGACTAAAATACCGTAGTATGGTACAAATATTTTAGTCATGTCTCCAAGGTGGGAGTCGAACCCACAAAACCTGGTTTCTAAAACCAGTACCTATGCCAATTCGGTTACTCAGAGTTTTTTTGAATACTATATTCATGGAATAATAGTATTATGTGCAATAGGCTGGAGTTGAACCAACAATCTAATGGTTATCATCCATTTGCTTCACCATTAAGCTACTATTGCATATTGATAATAAGTATTCGGCGGGCGGCTAACCTAATTATTAGCTCATAAGCAAGGCTGCCATAAAAGTTTGTTATAGTTGACGTGCACCTCACGTCATACATAACCTTATTTTATAATCCTACACGTTACTTAACGGACTACCGGACCCCGAATACTTATTATCATGGGTGGAATATGGGTACTGACCCCATTTAACCGACTTCACAGGCCAGGGCATTACCTTTATGCTAATCCCACCATACTTTCCATATAACCTCTTCCTTTCGGATTGTAGGCGTGAAACGACGCCTCGTTATTTGTTATATCGTAGCCTATAGGAACTTATTTAATGTCGCTTCCTAAGGCCAAGTGCGACACAATCTATGAATTAAATCACAGACACATTTACTGCTTTTGGTCCACGATTTGTTTCTTCAATTTCAAAACTTACTTGTGCACCTTCTTTAAGAGTTTTAAACCCTTCAATATTCAGATTTGAAAAATGAACAAAATAATCTGTTCTATTACTACCTGAAATAAATCCATACCCCTTTTTCTGATGCGAACCACTTAACTGTTCCCATCATTGTTGTTACATGCGTCATTTGTTGCCTCTTGAATTATATTATATAAGATATAAAATAAATATATTATATCATTATATTGCTTTTTTTGTTTTCGACATTCCCAATCTTTTTTCCCAGAAACGCTTGCTTTTAATTTAGCCTCAGTTGAACGTTTTGGTAATTGTTTACCAATATGAGCCAATGACATATTTTTTCTTGCTTCTTTAGTATGTACCCTTCCAACATTCACTTCTCGCATTTTTCTTTTATGCTCTTCGGATAATGGAACTCCTTTTTTACCTTGACTTATATTAATACAATGTTGGATTGTTAACTTTCTGCCCTTTAGTGTATTACTAATTTTTTCTTTCATTTCTTCCGATGGATATACACCATCACCACCGGGCGTCATATTATATCCAAAATTTTTATTATTTGCTTTAAATTTTTGAATATATTGTACTTCTGCAATTTTCAATAGCTTAATTAACTTATCATTATTTTCATCAACAATTTGCTCTAATATAATCCATTGAAAATTTTCATTGCCATATTTTCTTATAGCATTGTGTATATGAAAATTACTACCATTTTTAACAAAAGATAAATGTTTTTTTGACGTTTTTCAAAATTAGTTGTATAGCCTATATACACTTTATTGTTTATTAAATTTTTAATTTGATAGATTATACCATTCATTGTTTTCTCAAAGACTTATTCGGAGAAAGAGAGATTTGAACTCCCACACCACCTTACTCAGATGATGACTGATTTTCAAGACCAGGCCGATACCAGTTTCGGTTGATTTCTCCAATTATACTTTAAAATCTATTTGTATTCCTTTTTGTTCATCAACAGAAAATTTTTGATTCTTTCTGTATTTATATATTGTCTTAACGGCAGAAACTTTTTCTTCTTTTTTAATTACAGTAATAAAATTATTTATATCTAATCTTATCATTTTTTCTTAGCTACCTTCATAATAAAGTATGAACACAAGGCAATAAACAAACATCCAATAATTAAAAACGCTGTATCACCTTTATCATAAGACCTCAAAACCATTTGAGTATTCAGAATAATTCCAATAATATAAAAGTTAATTAGTACTATTTTCTTCATTCCATTTCCTCAGTGACCGTATTATTGCCACAGAGAATATATTTGCGATCGCCGCTTATGTTTCCACCATTATAATATTGACAATCCGAACAACTATTAGAACCTATCTTCGTACCATCTATTCTTAATGGACATGGAGTTAAACAAATATTGGTATCAATGATTTTTTTTATTCCCCTTAGCTGTTCAAAAACAGTTAGCTGAATAATTTTATATCCCACCTCAAAATATCGTTTCATATTTTCTCCGATAGAATATTTTATACTATAAGCATACAAAAGCCAAAACACTGAACTCCCTTAAGATTGCCTTGCAGATACTGAAACATAAAAATTCCAGCAATCGCTGCACATATTGTAATAATACCTAAAGCAATTAAGAAAATTATGTTTTTTTATCCTTTATTCTTTGTTTCGTTGCTTATACTATTATTATACTATTTAATTTTATTTTTGTCAACCCCTTTAAGATAATATTTCCATAACTTCTCGAATACTAAAGGGGTCATATTCTGCTATCTTAAACTCAATTTCAGGTTGTTTTCTGCGTGCTTTTTTCATTTTACGTGGCTTTGAATATGTCTTCATATATTATGCAATTACACGGTCTTTATAAGCGTTCTGAGACTCTATAAAATTTGTTGCAGACGCAAAAGCATAACCTATGTATTGTTTATAAATATCACCCACATTATTCATATTATACCTTTATAAAAAGATTACAATGACATACTTTATTTTCACGAGCATTCTTACATACACACTTATAATCTTCTTTATCTGGTCCAGTATGAAGATGTCGTGGAACACATGGACACATACCTTCTGTTTTTGTTAAAGCTTCAATAATATTTATTACAATTGCTCCGTCCGTATTAAGTTTCATTCCAGGAGGAGCCATAGGAATTGTAATTTGCTTGGTCATACTTTTTCCTCAATATTAGGTTCAAATTCAAAAAATCCAACATATTTTAAATCCAAATATGCAGTTATTAGTTTTGCTTTCTGTTCATTAGTAATAACAATATTAGTTTCTGCATAACAATCTGCACAAGCATCTCTAATTAAAGCCGGCAAAGGTACCTCAGCATGATCTGGATAAATCATATTAACTATATTAAGCAAATCCTTTTTAGTATAATTCATTTATTTCCTCCTTCATTGTCCTAAGTTTTTCTTTTGTCTTTAATGAAGTCTGAGGTTTCTTTATCCTCTGGGGATGTTTTGCATTGCACAATCCGCAATTACAACTTAAATTATGTCTATTTAATATTCCAGAATACCTAAAATACAAATGATTATCTTTTGCTATCTTTTTACGTTTCTTAATTATTCTTGCCGTATGATGTCTCTTACGCCCTAAACCAAAAAGAATATTTAAGGTATCCATAAATTATTTATCCTATTAACAAAGTTTTCATATTTAATTGCTTTATGTAATTTTGTAGGGTCAAAATAATAACCTGGGTCCTCAAAAGGAATTTCTAAATTACCATCCTTTTCAACCTTAAGCATATATGTTTTTATACTTCGTGCATCCATAAATACTGTTTTTTCTACATCAAACAAATCGCTTAAAGCAAAATAATTACCTCTAAACAATGTTGCACTTTTATATGAAATAAAAACTTTACCATTTTTATTTATTCTTTTTACATCAATTTTAATTATTTTATTAGCAAGAATAAATATATCGCCATTAAGTAAATCAAAATAAGGTGTCCATTCTGAATATGAATCTGAGCGTCTTACTTCACCTTTTAAATCACGTTTTAAACTATTATACAAAGCATAAGCCACATCTTCGCCATAAGCTATACGTTCAGCTTTATTCATTTGTTATTCCTTCGTTATTTAAATGCCTTCCTGAGTGGGCTCGAACCACCGACAAATGGATTAGAAATCCATTGCTCTTCCAACTGAGCTACAGGAAGAAAATATGTCTTTAAGAAATCTCAAAGACATTAAAAAATGGTGTATAACTTCTTATATGATCTAAACATTCCCATTGAGTACCATTGTACTCTCCAGTCATGTGTTGATGCCAGTGTCCAAAGAACCAAGCTTTAGGTTTTAAATCATGCAAAATATAATTCAACCATTCTCTTGAAGGATCTTTTAACTTCTCATATATGGGAAGATATTTTATTATTCCTTCGTCAAATGCTTTTGGGCTTGTGTGAGAACAAATTATATCTGCTTCCTTTATGTTCTTTGAAACAAATTCATAGTCACCTTCATTAAACAACTCCTGTCTAAACCAAGAATGACCAATAATCCTTCGATCTTTATCTATACTATCTGCTCCGCCAAGAAAAAGAAATTTATATCCATCTAAATTTATTGAAGAACCAATTGGACATAAAAATAAATTTTGCTCTACTTCAATTGGAACTAATCCTCTTCTGCCAATAACATCTTCAAAAGTATCCCAACAATTGCCAGTAAAGTTACTTTTACCATTTAATCTTGTAATAATTGTTCCGAGAGGCATTGTCACACAATATACATAATCATTGTATTCTATAACCTTTGATTTTATTTTTAAATTATTAATCGGCTTTCGTTCTTTTAAATAAATGTGCAATCTATAAAATATCTTTTTACCAAATGATTTTTTATTAGGCTGTTGTTCTACAATATGACACACTCTTTTATTCATAATACATAACTCATGAATGATATCAGCGTCGTATTTATTGGTAGTAGAAAAAGTTAAGGTATCTCCATTACGAGAGCCATCAGTAATTAATAATTCATTTAAAACAATTTGTAATTGTCTTTCACTAATATTTTTTATCCAACCTGGAAATTGTTTTTTCTCATTTAGTATATTAAAAATATTTCGCGCATGTTCTCCATATATACGTATATAATATGGTTGCAATATGTTACTTATACTTTTTGTAGCTTTTCTAAAAGTATATTCAATGTTTAATTTTTCAAGTATTTGTATTAGTGTTTTTATTTTTCTTTCTTTGCTAAGTTTAAACTGTATTCTTTTTTTGTTTTCTGATGTTTTAACTATTGTACTGTCACATATTACCCACACAAGCAATCTTAACATATCATCAGATATATCATAATCAATGTTGTTTAATGAACCATATAATCTAAAATCATTCTGAAATATATCTTTATCTAATATATCTTTCGCATATTCAAATTTATTATTAATAACAAGATGATGATTAAATGTGATTCTTTGCTTAATTTTGCTTGATTCAATTTCAACGAGTTGCTTTTCATAATGACACTCAAGTCTTTTTGGAAAAGTAAAAGAGATTTCCCCGGTTTCTTTATTGAATTGAGCTATTTCATCGCTTTTAGAAATATTACTACTTTTTACCCAACCATTTTTAGTTAACAATTCTGTATCTTTACAAACACATTCATGATTCCCTGGAAGTAGATATACCTTACTTTTTCCTGGATTAATTTTCCCATAAGCAACGTCATTTAACCAAAAGTAAGCATTGTCTCCAAGTTGAATTGTAATATCCGGTTCTTGTAAATTTATTAAATCACTAAATCGACGAAATTCTCCATGAATATCGCCTACAAATAAAATTTTTGTTGTCATTTTTTTTCCTCTATGCCTCTATGCCTCGTCTACAGGAGTCGAACCTGTACAAATAACCTTGGTTCGTAGCCAAGTGCTCTATCCATTGAGCTAAGACGAGAATATGCTCGGTCAAGGAGTCGAACCTTGTTAATGCTTCTTTGTAAGAGAAGTGCACCAGCCGTTATGCGCACCGAGCTGAAGGCCATCAAATATTATTAATGTTTACTTTTAAAGTTAAACTGATGGCCTTTGCCCAATATTAAAATATTGGTTATGAGACTCAGACTGGATTTGAACCAGTGTACGTGACTTTGCAGGTCACTACCTTGCCTCTCGGACACTGAGTCTGAACTACTGTTTATCTCCTATCCACATGCTACGTGCATTGCCATAAATTCCAACAGACGAATTATCACACCATTTACACATTAATACAATGAATAATATTAACACAATCAAGCTAATTGTTTCAAGTAAATCTTTCATTTTATTATATCCATTTGTATTGCGCTTTTCTATATTTTTTCCAATTGCGTCTTATCTTCCTTCGCCAATTATCACCACGATGAGGGGAACAATAAGTACAAGAAAGAAGTTGATCGATTTTTACAGCTTTAATACTTCCAATTTTTTTAGGAATATCTGCGAATTGTTTATAATCTTCAATTTCACCATATTCTTTAATAAATTTAAATGTATCTCTTTTCATGTTTAACCTCTTAATTAGTAGTTAAACATAACCTCTCTTATAAACATATTTCATATTATATTACCCTATAATTCCATTTTTTGAATTGATCGACACATTCTTCAAATGTCATATCTTTTTTTAAAACTTGTAATCTTGTATAATGACTATTGAAAATATCATCGAGCGTTATTTCTTTAATTTTTTTGTTAAAGCGTTTGCACAAAATTTTATACTCAAATCGTTTAATCTCTTCGTACATATTATCCTCCAATTGGATACGGCGGGATTCGAACCCGCGTCTTATATTACTAACTTATAACTTTCTACATGCTTAGGTTTTATAGTAAACCACTCTTACATCTTTTTTCGAACTTTGTTTGTCTCCACCAGACATTCTTTGAATAGGAATGACAGACTATTTACAACAAAAGAGTTTATTTAACAAAGTACTCTTAGACTCTGAGCAAGTGGCTTAAGCAGCCATCCTTGCAGGTGTAAAATCGTTTGCATTTAAATTATTTGAGTTCTTTATAGTGTCTACTCTACACTGCATGCTTATTATAAATCACTAATACAATCGAAACCTTTCGTACCCTTAATACCCATTAAAGAGTAATTTTTATATACTTAAGATCTTCTGGAAGATCAGGATAAACTCCATAATATATTCTGTAAATGAGTCCAGGCTTACATCTTACTTTAAATTCCGCAAGAGTTGCATTGTAAGTATTTATTGCAACAACATACTGTTTATATACGTCTGATGTAATTGTACTCTGTGAAAAATTTGCCACATCAACAATAATTTCATTGTTTGTTGTTTTTACAACTGCTTTTTCATTAAGATTATTTGCAAGTGTCAAAATATTCTGAACGTTATAATTTGCACTTACTCTTAGTTTTTCAAGTTCTTCGGTTTTACTGAAGTAGGTGGTAAATACTCCACCAACTATACAAGTAATAATAATTATTGCAATAATTGGTGCATACCATTTTGTTTCCGCGAATGGATTATCAATATCTTTCCAAGTAAAATATGGAATACAAAACAGAGTAAAAATTAATCCAACCACTAATGACACAAGCAATCCGATTACTACATCAGCTATAAACATATTATCTCCTTTATATTACTATTTCAATTTTTTATAAAAACGAATTTTTTCTGTACCTTTAAATTTTTTGTTTCCTTAAATCACTATAATAATGTAAAACAAATGCAGTATACTTCTGTAAATGTTTTAACTCTATCTGATCTATAATCATAACATACCTTTAATACAATCATCATATTGATAATCGCAATCATCACAGTTATAATCACAATAAAATTCATTTTCCATTGTTTCAAATTCTCGTAATTCTTCTTCGGTTATTTCTTCAAAATTATTACAACCGCAATATTTACATCCTACTGCTTCCATATTTTCATACGAATCAAAATGTCTATGATATGGATGCCCACAAATGCATGTTTTATCATTATCATAATTGGGGTTGTATTTTCTTTTTATTACAAAAATATTTTCAAGCAGATATGGTTCGTCTTTATGTTTTTCATTAAATTCTGCAATCATTTTTGTAATTGTATTTTTAATTTCAAAAATATCGTGCTGACGATTATTCATTTTTATTTTCCTTTGTAATGTGCGTCTTATAGGTACTGCCCCTATCACCTAATCCTTATGAGGGATGTGCTCTGCTTCTGAGCTAAAGACGCTTATATGGATTACGACGACCTTTACCTTTATTTCTACCACAATAAGTAGAAGAAAAAAAGTCACAATTAGGACATACTAATCTTATATTACTTATTTCCCAATTATCGCCTTGACCATCAATATGATCGACCCATAATGGCATTAAGTTATTAAACCATTTTGTTCCACCGCATATAGAACATTTATGACCATTTTTTTCTATTAAATATCTTTTTACTAATCTTACACGAGCACCTGAGTCAGAAGTAAGATTTGGAAATTTTCCATTTTTTTCAACCGATAAAGTATATTGTTTTTTTCTATAATCTTGTTGACATTGATTACTACAATAAATACGAGCATTTTTAATTGTTGCCCCACAATTTAAACATGACTTAGGTTCAAGTTGTTTTAATGACCATTTTTTATTTTTTGTTAAAGTTTTACTAACCTTAATATTTATTTCTTTTCGTTTTTCACGTGAAGAAAATCCTCTTGCACATTCTTTCGAACAAAATCTTCCACTTGCATAAGCACCATCGTGCTCTTTATTACAATATTCACATTTCATATTTTGAACCTCATTTTGTATGTATATTTTATTATACGCTAAAGGTTCAAAATAAGGATGCAATGCAGGGGATGAAGGTAACGCTCCCTCGTCTTCAGTTTTGGAGACTACTATTCTACTAATCCCCTGTAAGTTACTTTTAAAAAACAGAATCATTGTATTTTTAGATTGGTAATACGCCAAGATATTTATTTTTTGTTTACTGTATCTTCGGAATACAGCTCTCCGGTTACGTTACTGCAAATATCAACAGTAACTTGCACCGGAGACTCACCATAATTGTAGTGTTTTTATGGTTTGCTGAAAGTATTCTTTATTTTTAAAAGTTATATCTATCGTTGTTGATAGTTTCAAACATAATACGTTCTGGTGTAAGATTCTCTACATTCTTAAGTATAGAAGTCATAATAGAAGGAGAGAATCCAGAAACAAGTGCCGTTCCTTTTGCATTATATTCTACTGGAACATTCTTATTACTACGAGACTGAATATTCCAAAACACAACTTTAGGAACAACATATCCAGCTGCTTCATATTTCTTCTGAATCATTCGCATTGCGCTATCACTTGGATCACCACAACAACGATTAAATTCCATATCAGAAAGAATTAAAAGCACAGTTGGCATTTCGTCTGCTGATACATTATTCTTTAGCGCCGAACTAAGAATTAACTTAAATACAGATTCAAGATTTGTACTCATTCCCCAGTTTGACTGTTCCATCTGTTCAAGTCTGTTTGAAAGAGTACCAGTTACATGAACAAGCTGTGGATTATCTGAAAATGTAATAAAGTAATTGTTGAATTCACCCTTTAGTCTTTCAGACAGATATAGTCCCAGTGAAAGAGCAACGTCAAGACAACGTACATTCTTATTACCACCAGCTGGTAAACACATTGAACCACTTACATCTACTATAGGAATAATTCTTTCTTTGCTATCAGCACAATAATCAGGAAGTGCTTTCCACTGCTCATTGGCTACATGCTTATCACCATACTTTAGAGCCTTAGTAATATCATAAGGATATACTGCACTGGCATTGATTTTTGTTTCACCTTTCTTCAGTGATTCAACATAAGCACCATATCTTTCTGCATCATTTCTCCAGAAAGCTTTCATATATCTTGAGTGCGCAAGTGATGGAATGCTCGCATACTTAATATCTGACCATTCTTTTGCACACATAGACTGTTCAACAACTTTTGTGTTTGCTACAAGAAACTGTCTATATTCTTTTGGAGAACACTTCATCCATTTTCTTAGTTTATTAGCAATTGGACCTTTACGAGGCAGCCACTTACAAACAAGTCCACAAGTATCTGGATTAGTGATTCCTTCTGCGAGAATATCATATACGATATGTTCCATTGGAGTGTCCATTAGAACAAAAAGATCGTCCCATCTCCCAAGCTCAGGTATTTTACGTGCAACAGATTCAACACGAGCCTGCGAGGTATTTTCAATCAGATACTTCAGAATATCTCTAAAAATCTGACGTTCTCCTGCACCACCACGAACATCACGTGCCCATAATGCAATACGAGTAGCAACTTCAGGATTTTCAATCATAGCCTTTGAAAAATTTGGTATAATATCTTTTCCTCTTTTTGCGCCAGCAGTGAAAAAAAGATCAACACATGCACTCAGAGAAGAAGCATTTGTTACCATTCCATTTTCAGTTCTTTCATTTGAGTTGATTGCTCTAACTAATCCGTTCATTGTTTTTTCCTTTTTTATAATTAATTCAGAATCGCTTTTAGATTTTTACAATTAACAGTTGTATTCTTTTAAGTTTGCGGAAACGATTCTTTGTCTTTAATTTGCGACAGGATGATATGTTGTTTTTTGATTAAGGGTCAAATGGTTAATTTTGCTGTAATCATCCCTTACTATTAAGTACTTTATTAATAAAACAGAATTGATTTTAAAATTTTCCAATAAATTTTTTGTAAGTTTGCTGCACCAATTCTTTATTTATTTTCATTTATTATTACAGAATGTTATATTTTGTTGACGCCGTTGGTCTTGCATTTCGTAATCCTTCTTCCATTGCTTTTTGAATTTGTCGATCAATATAATTCCATAACCATTTCTTAATATTCATATTATCTCCATGCGGCCCGTAGTGGATTTGAACCACTGAATATCTGAGTCAAAGTCAGATGCGCTAACCACTGCGCCAACGGGCTATAATTTACTACTATCGGAATCACAAGGACTTGAACCTCAATCTCCAGCCTCAACACGGCGGTGTCCTAACCAATTGAACGATAACGCCGAAAATTACTTCCATATTACATTTCTTTTTTGTTACTTATACTATTATTATAGTATATATTTTTATTTTTGTCAACCCTTATAAAATTATTGTTTTTATAATTGCAAAAACATTCTTTCCTCACTATGTTCACAACGTTGATGGCCTCTTGTGAAATTTATCCATCCGCTTCTACGTTTTCAGAAAGAATTAAAAACTTATATTCCTCACTCATCCTTGTACGGGGACTTTATGTTAAAATATAGTTTTTATTTGGAGAAGAAGGGAATCGAACCCTCGACCTACTGCTTGCAAAGCAGTTGCTCTCCCGGTTGAGCTACTTCCCCATATTAAGTATTGATACTGTTGAGGCTCTGTCAACAACTCAAAGTCTCATGAGACATTTGCATTTTTTTAAACTAAGTATCAAGACTATGAGCGGGATAAGGGATTCGAACCCTTACTTTCGACTTGGAAGGACGCTGTGCTAATCCGTTAAACACCAATCCCGCATAATGCAACTTTTGATACATTGAGTTACCAACAAGCAAAAGGAGTTACATAATTTTATATCGCACTCCTTCTGGTTATACGATAGACGAGATTTTTATTTTATGTCGTATCGTCACCAATCGACGACTGCGGAGAATAGGGGTTATGCTCCCCTGACAATAACGTGACAGGCTATCGTTTTACTATTAAACTAATTCTCCATTATATTTTTTAAACTTAATCATTCTTTTTGTTTTTCTACCTTTTCCAATATTTCTACCAGAATAAGTATCTAATTGTCCGTCACAATTTCTACAAATTAATCGGCAATTATTAAAAGAATGATTATCAGAGTTACCATCAATATGATCCATTACAAGTGGAACTGGCTTTCCATTCCATACTTCTGTTCCACAAATTTCACACTTATTACCATTTTTATAAAGTAAATATGTTCTTGCGTTTCCTTGTGAAGAAAATACTTGCTTGTGTTCTAAATTTCTTATATATTGCTCTTTTTTATATTTAAAAGCACATTCTCTTCCACAAAATTTATGTCTATTTTTCTTTACTATAGTATCACAATATAAGCATTTATTTTTTTGTTTACCACCACTTAATTTTAATGAAACCTTTTTACTTGTTTCTTTTCTATTAAATTTAGTACTAAATCCCCTCGCACACTTTTGTGAACAAAATCTTCCACTACCATAAGAACCATTATGTTCTATTCCACAATTTTCACATATCATTTGAACTCTCGCTTTAACATAATATATTTTATTATACGTTAAAGGTTCAAATTATTTGTATAGGGAGGACTCGAACCTTCATTCCACGGCCTTCAAGCCGCTGCTCATCCAATTGGCATACTATACATCCTGAGCCACCATTTTGCGCACGCATTTTCTATTGAGTCTAAATTATTTAATATTTGAACTTTTATTGTTCAATTCTGAGTGGAGAATTTTGAAATCTCGGCCTCATGGTCCCAAACCACGCGCTCTGCCTCTGAGCTACACCCAGTAATGTAGTTTAATGTCTTTACGGACTATCTTATTTCTTTTGTATCTGCTAAAACAACATCACCAACTATTATATCAACTAATCCATGAGCATCTATAAATATCTCAGTAGCTTTTTCATTAATAGGAAGTTTTTTTATTTTTCCTTCTTCATTAACAATTAGCATCTTTGTATTTGAAAGATAAACAATTTCAATAAACCCACCAACCGCTTCTTGAAAATCCTCAAGTCTTAGCTTTTTCCACGTTTTGGTTTTAACTCAATCTGTGTTCCATCAATCTTCAGTAATGTTGCCATTTTGCTACCTTTGTCTTTTATTATACTTCAAACGCAAATCTTTTGTATTATGAGCACACAAAAATTGTAGCAACAACTAATATATTTATTATACACATTATACTTAATATTACAGCAATAGATATAAAAGTTTTCATATTTTTTTTATTTTTTTAATTTTTTCTAATTGAGTAGTTTAATGAGATACTCAGCTCATGCAGATTTAGTTCTTGTCTTTGTGTTTGTGTATAAGACCTAACTTCTTTCAAGATCGCAAAAACTTCCGAAATGCCAATCAAAAACTTCAAGAAGATGTTCATAATCACTTGACTTCATATCTTCAATCATTGCTTTAGTTTCTTGTGAAGAGTATTTCAACTGTCTTGCGAAATTCATTGCATATCCCATAAGAGCATATGCATTACCATCTGGACCATCAAGATCAATTACACGTCGTCTTTCTGAATTTTTCTTTTTAATTGCCATTTTATTATACCAATATCAAAATAATAACACCAGTCCAAAAGAAAGGCAGTTGTCCGGTGCATGCACCATACACAATCAAAATCCATCCGATTAATCGCACTCGTTATACACCTCTTCAAAATATTCAGAATCAAACTTATCACTATTAATCACGCAATCTTCGATTTTATACCATTTATGTATAACTTTACCATTCACTGTAATATATTTTCCTGCATAAATTACAGCCGAAGTTTCACCTTCTTTTGGATATTTTGAAAATCGCATATTCTCTGGCTCGTAATTTCTTATAAGAACATCCAAAAATTGTTTATAAGACTTAACTTTTTCTTTAGAAAAAAGTTGTTTTTTCATTTCTGATATTTGTTCAATAAGAATCTTTTCTTTTTTCGATTTTCTATGTTCACCAAAAGACTTACGATTTTCTGTTTCTTTTGCAAGCTGTTTAAGTGCTTTAAGATACGGTTTTAATTCCTCACTACGACTTTTAAAATTATTGTTTATTTGTTCCGACTCTTTATAAAGATTCACTTTAAGAGTAAGTGCATATTGAGTCTTTAGATTTACTGTTTTAGAATCGCGAACAATTTCCGGCTTCCATATCTGATTATAACTCTTCAGATAATATGTTTGTCCTATAATCAGTTTCATTGTTTACCTACGCATCAGATATTGCGATGCTTCATCGAAAAATCTTTCTCTTGCTTCACCACGAAGTTTTTTTGAGATCATATTCATATCATTCAGAACAAAATTTGGAATAATCTTATCATTTGACCAAATGATATTTTTTGCATCGTCGTCAATATGATAAATCAGATCATGTGCCTCAAGAGCTTTTTCATACTCAGCTGCTTCTTTTTCTGTCCAATTTTTAATGTTTTTAAATCTTTTAAGGAATTTAAAATCTTCTTTCATATTTTTTCCTTTGTCAATGTTTTGAAACATGCACCGCGAATGGGATTCGAACCCACAAACCTTGCCTTGAAGGGGCAATGACTTTAACCATTTCGTCTATCACGGCATATTTTATCTTATCGTTGCTTATACTATTATTATAATATTTAAAATCTTTTTTGTCAACCCTTATAAGATTTTTATCTTATAATAACCGATACATAAACAAACTTATGATTTTCAGAAGCACGTGTATTAAAACTTCCAACAACAAGGTCATTTGATTCAATAACCAATTGTGAATCTTGTGGCATTTTTTGTAGTTTTTCGATCGCTTCTTTAACAGTCATTTTTATTTTCCTTTGTTCGTTGCTTATACTATTATTATAACATATATCTTTATTTTTGTCAACCCTTATAAGATTATGAAGACAAAAAAATCCAGTTTCCTGGATTTTTCTGCGTATTATTTGAATAATAATTATTCAAGATCACTTAACCAATCTTGTACCATTGCATCAACTTCAGCAACACCCATTACATTTAGCATTTCAAGAGCTTGATGTTTTGCTGTGCTATCCATAAAAGCATCAGCCTCGTCACTTTCTGGAGCATAACCAATAATATCAAGACAAAGTTCAGGACCTAAATCTTTTACACAATCTATTACTTGATGGCTATTAGCAGCCCAATAACTACTAATTGCAGTTTGTGATCTATCACTTTGGCGTGCCATTTCCATGTAATCATTTAAAGTTTTTTTATTCATATTAACCCCGCTATTATCATTTCCATAAGTTCATTATGTACAGATTCATCTATTTCAAAATCTTGTTGAGATTGTATTGCGTCCAATACAACTTCTGCAGCATCAATTGTGTTATATTGTTTTTGTTTTAGCATTGATTGTGCTCGTTCCCATGCAGAACTACATGTTGTTAGACTATCATGATAAAGATCTTCTGCTGCTTTGTTAATATTTTTTTGTTGTCTTTTATGAGCCATTTCCATATAATCATTAAGAGTTTTTTTCATATTAAAATCCTTTGCTGCTTTTGATCTTATCAATAAATTCTTGATGTCGTGATGAATCGTAATGTTTCCATCTATTTATCATCTTTATTATATTATCTTTTGGCACGCCATGTTCATTCTTTTTTGCCAAAATATCTGCTAATTTTTCTTTTTCTTCTGGTGTAGAATCTTTAGTTAATGTCCACCAATCTGCAGTACTTTCTTTAAACTCAATATTATAATCATACTGCTCAGCCAGTAATACATAATATTTCATATCATCATAAGTAACATTAGTATTATCTAATATAATAGGAGAAAGACCTTTTTTAAAAGCTTGCAGTACTTTTTCTTGTGTATTCTTATGAGCTCGAATTAATTTTGCTCCGTCGAATTCATAGTTTCCATTAATCATGAATTCATCGTCAGTAGAAAAAACATACCCTCCAAGTTGTTTAGCTGTATAACTTTTACCTGATCCTGGAAGTCCACGCATGATAATAAGTTTTTTTGAATTTGTGTTTTCTAAATATTGTTTAAGATTCATTGTTTATCTTCAAGTTTATAAATTTTTTTCTGAATTTTATTGATGAGTTTAATTTGTGTTCTGGTAAGGCGTCTATCCTTTCTTAATGCACGTATTATATCATTTGTTTCTTTTACATATTTCTCTCTAAATTCGGGAGCAGAGGTATGTAAATCTGAAACATTATCTAATCTATCACACAATTTTATTACTAATCCCCAATCAGACATCTTAAGCATTTTTTTTGTTAAATAAGAAGTTTTACCTAATTTTACTTTTTCTTCTTCATCTGTTGTTAATTCTTCAACTAATGATGCTACCAAGTCACCAAATCGTTCGCGGATTTCTGAAATTTCTACATTACAATCTTCTTTTGTATCATGCAAATATGCCGCAGCCATTAAGCTTGGAAGTTGATGCGAGTCTTTATTTTTGTATACATGTTTTGCTACTCGTTTTGGATGTGTTATATATGGTGTTCCATCTTTACGCATTTGGCCTTCGTGCTTTTTCTCGGCAAAATCTTGTGCCTGTCGAACTAATGGATGAGCAAAAGCTGATTCGGTTAAATAATCTAATAGTGTTGTTATTGTCATAATAATATAATATCCTTAATCATTTTAAGAAGATAACACTTTTCTTTATTGTTTATTTTCAATCCATTAGCAAATATCATATATGTCTCCTTAAAATTAAAAAGGACGCAATAACTTAATATTGCGTCCTCAAGTTTTCACTTGGAAATTTTAGTTATTAGTCTTTAGACTTCCACCTTTGTTTCCAATGTTATTTGACGCAGGTTGCTTTTTATTTGTAGAACCGCTTCCACTTGGAGTTCCAGGTTTTGAACTTCCGCCACCTGAAGCAACATTGTTACCAGCACCAGTTTTTCCCATGTCTTTATTTACGGCCATAATTTACCTCACTATAGTGTTGTTTCTTTATGTTATATTTACACATAAATAAAAAAAACTATTAAATTTTTTCTGTTTCTTGAACTTTTTTGGTACCTTTCTTTTCAAAAGGAACATACATTTTATTTTGTTGACAAGCTAATGTGAATGCATTGGCCTGAGCTAATGTTCCTTTTGCAATAAAAGCCTTAGGAATTTTCGTAGATTTCATCAATTTGCGTCTTGCTCGTCTATTTCCAGGAAGTCTTAGCGAATTAAAATTCACAGTATTCTTAGGATTGTCTGGACTTAGTTCTTTTTCAGACTCAATAATACTTGCTTGTGCAATTGCAGCCATTGTTTCAGTTGTTACACCAATGCTCGCAATTTTTGTTTCTTCATTAAGACCTGGATCTTTTGATTTTGCGTTAACTACCATTTCTTCATCTGCATTAAATACGCCACCCATTGTTTTTCTCCTTTAGAATGTTATACCAACACGAAGTTCACGATCTTTCTGATTCCAATATGCAAGATTTGGTGAATATCCGTCGTTAAATTGTACCATAAGTTTTGGCTGAAAATAGGTTGTAAATAATGTTGCTACGGCTTCAAGTTGATACCATCCTTTCCCAGCTGGATTTCCTGTGCATCTTGCATGTAGTTCATATTTATCAAGTAGCCAATATGTTTTTGATTTTAATTTAAAAAATACTTCTGCTTCATAATTTTTTCTATAATCATTAATATCTTCGTTTCTTCTGGTTTTACTATAATAACCAAAAACTTTTAGATTGGTTCCAAAATTGTAAACTTCACCAATAGAAAATTGGGCTTGTGCATAATACGTATTAATACCCACTCTACCTTGATCTTTTGGAACGCCATTAGAACAATGATATTCTGGACTAACTTGAATATAATCTACATAAGGAATTATTTTATTACTAAAAATATTATCACCTGATGTAAATCGATAAAATACTTCGGGCTGATAATTGGAAGAGAAAAAATCTCTACTATTATAAATTTCCCACCAACTTGTTTGAGTATATGCCACAAACAAACCAGTCTTAGAAGGATAAAAAATATTATATTTTGCGGAGATTTGAAACTTCGTTTCATCTTCTTTATCTCCAAAAAGAAAATAATTATCCTTATACATGCTCATTGGATTTTCATATTCTGCTGCATATACTCCAATGGAACAGAATAGCAACATCAATGCTGCAAATAGTTTTTTCATTCGTTACCTCTTATCGTAATTGTTTTTTTAAAATTCTTTCTACTATATTATCAATAAATTCTTCTGAATGATAGAATTCATCAAAATCAGCAATAATTTTTTTATGAATTTTATTTTCTATCTCTTTAAAAACTTTGTCAAACATTCCAGCAATAGTTCTTTCAACTATTTGCATTGTTCCATCATGAGTATCTGGAATTGTTTTTTCAAATAGAACCTTATATACCGCGTCTTGTATCTCTTTTGAACAATAATTCAAAAGTTCTGTTTGTTGTTCTTCTGTCAACGTTGTTATAACCGCTTCTTTTTTGGCCGTTTGCAGTGAAAGGACTTTTTGTTCTAATGACCTTATTCTCGCTTTTGTTCCAAATCCAAACATATACTCTCCTATTTTACAAAATGTGGTGCATGTGGTTTTGATTTCCACTCAAGATGAATCCATCCATTAGGAATATAATGACTAATTCCATCTCCAGTTAAAACTCTGTGACCACTACTACTAACCGCTAAATCTAATGGATTTTTGAGTCTTACTTTTACTTTAAAAATAAAATATTTTACAAAAGTATATTCTCTATATTCTTCTGTTGAAATATCAACAAAATCATATTTACTTTTATTTTTTAGTTTAATACGTTTTTCTTTTTTCATATTACATCCTTAATATTTTTTTAGCGCTACTGGTGCTAAAATTTTTTCCTGCAGCCGTTGATGGCCCATTAAGAGTAGTAAAATTTCCATTCTTAGTTACCCTTGCAATAAGGTATTCCTGATTTTCTATGTCCGTTCTATTTTGCCAATCAAACAAATTAACTGTTTGACCACAATTTAAACAAGTAACTCTAAGCAATTGATATGGTTTGTTTTTCTTTGTTGTTTTCTTAATTATTTTAAGAACTCTAAATGCACAAGTATCAGAAACACCATCTGCCATCTCTGAAAACGGAGTATAATATCCAGCTTTAGAAAGAATTGGATGTGTGAATGTTAAATTACCACCAATAAAGCTTGCTTCTTTACTTGCTAATGCAGCCTGATCCATTTCAGGAAAATCAAGTTCTCTTCCAGCTTTCTGAAGACCTTTCCATGCTTTTTGTATATCTCCGAAATCACTAAAAGCATTTATAAACAATAATGCAGTTAAGGCTCTTTTGTTTACTTTTGTTTTGGCTGTTCTTTTGATAAAATCTTCTATTGACAGATATCGTCCATTATTTTTTCTTTCTTCCAAAATAATTTCTGCAGCCATTGACATACCATTAATAGCTGACATACCATATCTTATATTATCATCTTCAATAGTAAAATTTGCCTCTGATTTATTTACATTAGGTGCAAGAATTTTTATTTCGGGATTTTCAACAGCAATTGCAGCAATCATATTTCTAACGGAATCTAAGTTATCTTGAACGCATGTTAACGAAGATACCCAAAATTCTTTTGGATAATAATGTTTTAGCCACATCATATTATACGTATTAACTGAATATGCAATTGCATGTAACTTGTTAAACAAGTATGCAGCAGACGAAAGAACCCATTTTAATGGTCCACGTTCGGGTAATGGCAATCTTTTATCTGCTGTTAATTTACAATTAAGAAAATCTTGTGTTGCTTCATCTGGGCTATCCCAACCATCTTCTCCAATAAATGGAAGAAAATATGTTTCAAGAATCTCCATAAATGTTTTATGCCAAAGTTCAATTGCTGTTTTATCACCTTGACAGTCATCTATTGTTCCATATTTCTTTTTATGTTTATCAAGAGCTTTTCTGCACTGATTACCATCTGTAAACGTTTTCTGCCCTCTACTAAATTCTTTAACAAGGTTAGCAAGCTGTTCCTGAAAAATAAGCACACCATAACTATCTTTCATAACTTCAATTGAAATTCTGGCGTTATCTTCATTAACACATTCTTGATACAGTCTTTCTTTCCAATACTCTGTGTCACCTTGCTGAATCTGATCTACTGCTTTTTTATAGTCATTATAAACTTCACGACCAGCTTCTGCACCCACAAGACGTATAACGGCGGTAGCATTTCCAAGTTCTGCAATACTCATTGGAAGAAAATCCTCAAATGCTTGCCGTCCTAATTGACTTTCAAACTGGAATATATTTTTATGTTTAAGACAAAGTACTATATCGCGGAAAACTTCTTCATCCTCTGGAGCATCTTCATATGGGTTGAGATCAAGAAGTTGACGCGCATAATGAACCATCGACGCAGAATTAAGTCCAAGTAAGTCATATTTAATAAATCCCAATTGAGCAACTTCTTCTTTTGTCCACAAACTGGCAATACGTCCCTCGTCTTTTGTTCTTTGCAGAGCACAATAATCAAATAAAGAAAGTTTACGTGCTTTATCAGAAAGAATAACACCACCAGCATGAACACCAAGAGAAGAAATTGTACCAATTAATTGGTCGACCTTATCTTTTAACATTGGATATTTTGCAAAATATTCGGCGATGTTTTTATTACGACGAATATTTGCTGCCACATCAAGTTCATCATTATACTCTTTAGTAATTTTGAAACTTTCTGATGGTGGTATTTCATAAACTGCCGCCAAATCTCTTATAGCACTTTTTGCACTATAAATCATTCGTGTGCCGACATTAGCAACATATTCCTGTCCATATTTTTCAATAAGATACTCAATAACAGTGTCTTTACTTTTACCGGTAATTGGATGAGCGCCTAAATCTGTGTCTTATATTCCTTGCGCCCATTCAAATAAAAATGAATGGGCGCAATTAGTCTATATCTGGATAAGATGATTCAGATTTAATTATCTGAATCTTTGCTACAGTAAAGCTTTTTCTTACATTAAAATCTTTAATTTGAGTTGTCATAAAATTATTTTCCTTTTTATTTTATTATACCAGCAATGCAAATAAGTTAAAATAAATATTCCCACTGAAAACCATAAGCATGTGATATTTTCTTTTTTTGATATAAGTATCTATATATTCCATCTACAATACTTTTCACATTGGTTGTTCTTATACTATTATTTTCAAAAATATATTGGGCTGCTTCTTGAATTGAATCAAATTTTTTAATAACTTTTGTTTTTTCTTTCATTAGTATTTTTGGTTGATTGTTCTTTTTTCCAACTCTACCAACATTTTGTACATTTGGCATTTTGTCTACATAATTATAATTCCATTGAAATCCTTTTGCTGTTTTTGAATACCCATGTTGTCTTGCGCATTTGGCAATAACTTGGCCGGTATCATTATAATTTAAAACAGCATCTCGTACTTTATCCCATTTTTTTATAAAATTACCACACAAATCATATTGATACACTGGTTTTATCATATTAGCGATTCGTTTGGCTTCTGCTTCTGGTGATAAATTTATATTTTTTCCGCCCAATGAAATATTATAACCGTATTCTTTTTTATAAGATTGATAGTAATCTATCCAATAAATTTCCTTAACATTAAGTTCATCTTTTGTTGATGCGCTATCAATTTCTTCAATAATAAAATTTTCTTTTTTATATTTTACTATGGCACGTGCTATAGGCATACTTTTATTATTTTTTGCTTCAGAACAATGTTTATACCATCGTTTTTTCATTAAACCAATAGTTTGACCTATATAAATTTTTTTATTTATTAAGTTTGTTATTTTATAAATTATCATATTTACCTCTTAATATATTATACGTCAATATCTGGTAAATATGATAAATTTTTATCGTATTACTTTTTTTATTTCGTTTTTAACTTCTTCTTTTGTATCTTTTGCTGTTTTCTGAAGATCGACCGCATACTCATATTATTTCTCCAATAAATAAAATAAGTCCTC